TCCTTAACATCATGCTTAACAACATAGCCCGCTTGTTCTGCTAGTGTTGGATTACATGTCGTCAAGTGCGTGAAGTCGCCAAAGTGCTCCGCCCCGTGAGTCATGCACGATGATAGGTCGGCTTTTTCTTCCAGTCTCGCATAGTGCTCCGCAATATACTTCTGCGTTTTATACAGATATACTCGCTCTGCTGTGCCAGCAATGGCATTTAATGCTTCTTTTAAGTGTTTTTCCTGTATTTCAAATCCGTTAATGAACGCAATCATTCTCAAGAAGTTAGGCATTGTCATTACATCATTCTTGTTAATCTTGAATACTTTACGGCAATACTTCTCTACATCTTCTGCTAACTTGTCAAAGCGGGTGTGATGTACTCCGTTCCACTTCTCAATTACCTTTACAATCATTCTTACTTGACTGTTAGACGTATCCATAAGCGGGTGTTCAATCTGAGCTGGTCGAAAATTGCTAATTGTAACTGTCTTTCTTGTTGCACTGACTTCACCAATAAAAGACGAGCCATACCACGTTGCAAGGGTATTAATTTTTGGACTCCATTTGTCATTATTGAACATGTTAGTGAGTGTCACTCGCACATCTGAAAGGATAAACTCGCCCGCTGATAACTCTTTAACCAGCTCAACGCTGGCATTTAATTCTTTATCCGACTTTAATTGTCTATCTAATTGCATGATTAATTTCCTTAATGAAGTTAGGGTGCATAATGGAGCACACAAAGACGGTCGGAAACACTACTAACACTCACCGTCAATGCATACTCTACTATGCACCCTAGTTAATTTTTAATTGTAATATTTATACACTGCTAAACCGTCTAACACATAGTATCCACGGTCACTGTCGTAACGTGCATATTCTTCATGCACCCAATCATTTAAATCTTCTACATAAATCATATCTTCTTCATCATACCAATCACCGCTTACCGCACATTCATGTTCTTCACGTGTAGATTCCCACTCCATGATGCCGTTGCTCGGACAGCATGCATAATATCCACCTTCGCAATCTTCATCACGGTCAGTGATTCTTACAATTCTTGCATCAATGCCCGCTGGTGTTTTGTTCTCGTCTGCATAGCCCACAGCTTGCACAGAATTTAAATATCTGTCCGTCACATCGTCAGAGCCGTCAATATATGGTAGAACGTTACGACCACCTACTTCATAGGCGTACAACTCCATGCCTAGTGGTGTTGATTCATCAACATATTCACCAAACACATTCCACCAGTCTTGTTCACTTGAGCCATACCAACGAGCCACTTCACGATAGTTTGAAAATGCTCGGGCAATGAATGGTACTTTGTCATGTACTACACCTAACACTTTTTCAGGTGGTAGTGTAGATACACAATACATCACGTTATCTTCATGTTCGTAAGCACGGAACGGATGTAGCCATACTTCTTTACCGTCTTTATTTGTTCTAATATGTCTGAATTTTGCAAAGGCTGAATTTAATCCGTTCTCCGTCATGCACGATTGCGTGTTCGTTCTACTTGCAATAAGGCAAGCAACTTCAGGCATGACATCATGAAGTGCGTAAAGGTGGTAGTCCTGTTCTCTAACCTGTTCTAATACTTCTTTCAGGTGGTGTTCTGCTAATCCTACTGGTTTTAGCACGGCATGATAAATCCATTTAATCACCTTGTCTTTAGTCATAGTACCGTCAGATTTACAACCGTAACGTTTAGGCATCACTCCGTTTAGATATGTATCTGCCACGTGTTTTGTGCGTGTATCTTCAGGTACTTTTATGTCAGTATCTTTCACAAAGTCAAAACTTACCAGCTCGATTGATGCTATACGTTCACCGTAATTGTCACGGACTACTTTATACCATGTTACAAGGCACTCACCATAGTCTATAGTATAGTCAAGCTCATACTTACTGAGTTGAAATTCTGCTTTCTTCTCAAGTTGTTTGAGTGCATTGTGTAAGTCCATGCCGTCTACTGTACTTGCTCCTACATAACCTAAATTAATCTCGGTGCGTAAGAATGACTTTTTAAAGTCTACATTTTCATAGACTTTTTTAGATAGAGCCATTTGCCCTTCAATTTCTAGATTCAAATATTTCATAGTGTTTCCTTATTTGAGTGTTGTTAATTAATAAAGGTGCACCCTAGCTATGGTGTTAAGGTGCACGATTATTGACTAACTAATTAGTCTTGTTCGTCTAGGCAACTAAAGAATTTAGTTTTACCGTAGACTACTGACCCGATTTGTTGTCCGTTGTCGTCAATATGTTTAACAACGACCGCACCAAAGTCAGTGTTCGTGAGTGTTACAAAGCCACCACTGCCCGCTGTTGTCGGGCGTGAGAATGTTTGCATTGTGCCCGCACTAAATGCTTTTTGCACATCACGCAATAGTGCATCATTCTTGCCTAGTGTGGCTAATAAGCCCGCACGGATTTCATTATCTTTGCCCGTACCTAGTTTGATATGGGCTGTTGCATCGATATTAATCTTTGCCATTGGTTGTTACTCCATTTTACTAATTAATAAAATGCCCGCACTGTGAAGGTGTCGGGCGGTTGTATTCTGACCGCACCTATAAAGGCACAATCAAAAATTCCTTTCTACATTTCTCAAACATATCTCTTACCGCACGTTTTAATGCATCATGGTAAGTGAATCCGCAATCACTCCATGCACTCTCCGTGCACTTGAGTACATAGGATTGTTCAAACCATGACCCAATCGTGTACTTCTTACGTGCAACCACTTTCATTTCTAGTGGATATTGTTCGTCTTTAGTTTTTCTTTTCGTGTGGTCATATTCAATACCGCACAATGTAAGCACGTGTGCGATGCCTGTTGCTTTCCCGATTGGCAAGCCGTCTTTTGTCATAACCGCAAATTCCATAATCATTCTCCTTAATAATCAGGCGTTAGCAATGCGTATAAAAATGCTGTTACTACACATGCACTAATTGCAATAATCAAAGCCGAATAAAACATGCTCTTAATCACTTCAGCTAAGTTATATTTCCAACGTTCGCTGTTCTTGATAATGCCTTTTGGCTGTTTAAAGTATTTTAAAATATTCATTTTAATTTCCTTATAGAGTGTTAGTGTTTAATCATGGGCTTTATATCTCATAACTACAAAGCCCATTGTTAAAAACTAGCCTTTAAGAACTCGCTGTACTGGTAGACGGATTAATCCCTTGTAATTGGTTTCGTCTTAGTCTACTCGTTTAGTGTGCACGATAGGGTTACGTTGTAGTACAGATTGCTGGTTTAATCCAGTTGCTATAGTGCACAAGTGGACGGTATACCACTGTTCAGGTAGTGTATTTGCTAGAATACTTGAGCTGTCGCCTTCTTCATTATTGCAAATTCTTTCCCTTTACTTCTTACTAACTATGCACTGTTTTTGTTCTTGCTTACCGCTTACTTGAGCCAACGCCTTCAACGTTCGCAAGATACAATAAGGGCATAGTGTTCAACCGTTTTTTACCTAATTGTTAAAGAGCTAGTAAAGGTTTATCGGTTTTAACTGCTAATCGTTCCTTTAATTTATGCCTTTATTTTAATCTTTCTTTTTTATCTTGTCAAGCGATATTTTATAAATTTTTTAAATTATTTTATAAAATTTTCATTTGACTGATTAAAGCGATTTTTTAAAGAGCATATTTGCAAGTTGTTGCATTGTTGCTTTCCCTTGTTTTATGTTTGCTATTATACGCTTTATCTCTACCTTGTCAACAGTTATTTTTAAAATTTTTTAAAATTTATTTTAAAATTTATTTTCTAGGTAGAAGAAAAGAAAGATTAAATTTTTAAAGAACATTTGCAAGTTGTTAGTATTAATACTATTCCCTTGCTTTCTGATGTCTATTATACGGATTTATAAAAGCTAGTCAATAGTTATTTTTAAAATTTTTTAATAAAATAGTGTTGTTTGATTATTTTTTGAGCAAATAACAGGCTTTCGTGTGGTGGTAAGGTGATAAAGGCTTTTATATTGCTTTACTTTGCAACAATGCAAGGGCATTTGTTAAACAGTAAGGCAAAAACATTTGCAAGAAGTCAAAACAGATTAGCTTTTTTATCATTAGAAAAACTAATGCGAAAATTTTCGGATTAAAAACTAATGAATTGAAAAGTGAGACTAATTGAGAAATTTTATCATTTAGCTATGAAGAAGTGATATTTTTCAGAAAGTGAAGCTAATTGAGAAGAGTTATCGTTTAGGTGTGTTGGTGTGTAAGTCATTAGGCAAAAATGCAAGAAAAAAAATGGTTAAAATTGAGTTGTTATATAATATAGAAAAATAAAGAATAAAATAACTGACAACTCAAAATCCGTGTAATTTTTTTTTAGTTTTTAAACATAATTCCTTTTATATTGTAAAAAGTTTATATTGAAAAATCAATTTTTGCAAAAAAGCCGTAAGTAAGTAAGCACTAACATCACGAAAACGCACTGGTTAAAAAATAAGCAACTTTTTTCGCACCAACGCACTTTAATGAGAGCTATTCTCATTTAGCTACACTTTTCAATTCTCATTTAGCTACACTTTTCAATTCTCATTTAGCTACACTTTTCAATTCTCATTTAGCTTAATTTTAAAATCACGTTATTGAGAGCTATTCTCATTTAGCTACACTTTTCAATTCTCATTTAGCTACAAAAAATTTTCACTTTATTGGGAATTATTCTCATTTAAGTAGTTAAGCGTGGAAATTTGTTAAGGCGTGAAGTTGCAAAAGCTTGCAATATTCCAATTTGCTTTAATGATAGGACGACCAAAGAGCAAGGCAAGCGACACGCCAACACAATGAAGAAGCGTTAGCGTTAAGCGATGAAGAAGTGAAGGGCAAAAGGCTATTGAGTTTTATTATCAGGGAGCGTGGGAGCTATGGAGTTTGGCAGCGACGCAGATACCCCCCTATGGGAACTTTGGTGCGAAAGTGTGTCGGGGTTTTGCTATCAAAAGGGGTCACCTTTAGATATAGAGTCCATTTTTCGGGTGGGTGAAAGGTGTCTCCACACCGACGCACTTTTGCTCCGACATCTGCATCACCGCCCAACACCGACACCCCCCCTACTGTCCAATCCCGCCTAATGTCTTGAAAAGTGCTGCTGCCCAGCCACCCCACCCCCTTTATATTGCATCTGTTTGCAGCTCGAAAATAGTGCTTGACAAAATCCCAAACCTATGCCACAATACACCTGTTTTTAGCCTCTTTTCTAGACTTTAAACTATTTTATGAGAATTTCCTTTTAAAAGCTAAACTGCCCCTAGTTCTCCTTTTCTAGGGGCTTTTTTATGTTTGTTGTACTTGTACAATATACATCTGCTGTATTTATACAGTACGCATCTGCATCTTACCGACATCATAAAATAACCCCTTGCAAGTACACACCGACACTGGTACACTACTCATACATTTAAACAAGAGGAATAAATCATGCCTACCAAATTTACAGAACAAGATGTCGCAAGACTGATTCAATTATGGAACGCTAATCTTTCAGCAAAAGATATTGCACTTGAAATGGGGCGTAGCTTCCATAACATAAGAAACAAAATTAAATCATTGCAAAAGAAAGGTGAGATTGCAGCTCGCTCAAACACAAATAAAGTGGATGATACCTTTGTTGAAATTACTGCAGCGGCACACCAACTCCCGATTGAAGTCGTTAAACACTTCACCACATTATTTACTGGTGGTCAGGAACGTGTGATTGCAGGTACTCAACAATGTTGTGAAGCATATACCCGTCAGAACGGCTATTGTTATTATCTTCCGGATAGGGTGAAGCTCACAATGGATGTGTCGCCATCGGGGGTAGTACCAATGCAAGGGCATAATGGAGAATTGATTCTCGTGTGCTCTGCCATTGCTAATACACGTAAGACAATGAGCCATGACGGGTTCATTAATTTATGCAAGGCTATTGCAACAACATTTGCATAAAGCTATAATAGGAACTGTAGCGTGTAAGCTATACGTTACAATTCCTTAGTAAAAAGTATTTTGGATGTTGTTTTTCATTTGCTGAACCCTGTAACTGAACATTTTTCTTTGCAGTCGTTCAGCACTTTTTTTACCTCAGGTTTGCCCGATTCTACCGGTGCAATACTCACACCCGCATTACATGTAGGCTGTACGCAGTAACACAAGCAGAAGTCCTCAGAGCTGCCGACTTGTTGTGGAGCTGGATTTTCTTTGGCTTTTACAATCGCACGTGCACCCTTCTCACAATTCACCACTAGGCTATCTTTATCAACAGTGATATACTCAAGATAACAATTTTCGAGGATGGCTTCCTTAACTTCGCTATTTTTATTGCTATAATGTTTAGGGCAGCACTTTAAGAAGCGGCAGTTTTTAAAGATGCAACCTTTCTCGAACTTGCACTGAGCGTAGAACACACAGTTCTCAAATTCACAATATTCCGGGAATGTTGCTCCGGGATTAAAAGTTTTACCTTTGTGTACTTGTTGAAATGCCATAGAGAGAAACCCAAATGAATGATGAACAGAAATATTCGGAAGAACTGATTTATGGAATGTATAAGCATATTCACATTTCAGAATTTGTCCGTGATTTAATTTTATATGGTCCGGGTCGCGTCGTCGAGGTTTGTGATACCCACAACGTGAGTGCGGAAGAATTTGAAGAAATTGTAGAGTTGCCTTCATTTAAAAAAGAAATGAGGGAGATTCGTGCATTAGTTGAGGCATCACCGAACGCACTTATACAACTTAAAGCAAGATTAATTGCAGAGCAGTCGCTGGAGCAGTTGCATGACATCATTAAGATGGGTGCTCGTGACAACGACAGGGTTAATGCGGCAAAACTCGTAATGCAGGTGGCAGGGGTGGCTGAAGCAGGTCGCCTTGGCACAGGTGAGGAGAGTAATAAGCCGCAGGCGAGCGGGCTCGTGCTCAATGTTAATCTCGGGCAGAACGGGGGACTTATTCCGCCTCTACCTGCAGGTGAGCAGCGACCACTAAGACGCGTGGCGGATATTAAGAAGAGTATCGAGGTGATTGATGTTAAGTGATGAAGATATTGTACGTGGTGCGGTGTCAGGACATCACGCCCCGTCACACACCGATGAGATTGGCTACGCCAGCGAGATGGGTGAGAACTATGCCCCTGTTGATGAGCAGCAGCCAGTCATGGGTGAGAATGACATCGGATTTAACTATTATATGTACCCGACACTGCATAGAATGGCACTCAGTCCCGCCCGTCTCAAGTTCTGCATAGGCCCCGCAGGAAGTGCCAAGACCTCAGGAATTATATGGACATTGCTGTTACAGGCTATTATGCAAGAGCCAGCAGCAGATGGGGTAAGATACTCTCGTGCACTTGTGGCACGTAATACTAACTCAATGTTACGCTCGACTACTATACCGTCATTTAAGACAATGGTGGGTAACTTGATGACATTCCGCACGGGGAGTTTCCCAATGATGGCTCACGCACGGTTTGAGTTAAATGATGGCACTAAGGTGCACTTTGATGTGGAGTTCTTGTCATTTGACGATGAGAAGTCACAGAATAAGTTGCTGGGGTGTGAGCCGACATTCGGGTTTATCGATGAGTTGTCAGAGTTCCCTGAGTCGTTAGTATTTGCGATTGACCGTCGTCTTGGGCGTTATCCGTCAGGTCGGTTTGGTAAGGCGACGTGGGTTGGACTATTTGGGGCAACGAACGGTCCACTTAAAAATCACTGGTTATATAGATGGTATCTTGGAGATAAGGATGATGAGTTCAAGATGATGTCTGAACGCATGGGTCGTCCATATTTTGAGTTATTCAGACAGCCGCCCGCTCTACTAAGACAGCCTGATGGGTCATGGGACCCGAACCCGATGGCGGAGAATATTGAGAACCTGCCCGGTGGGTATAACTACTATTATGCAATGCTCGGGGGCGAGGAGCAGAAAATTAAGGCATATGTGGAAGGTGAGTTTGCGGACTTGGTGACGGGTAAAGTAGTATTCCCTGAGTTCAACGAGAGCCGTCATGTCATCGACCAGTTTAATGTGCCAGCAGGTGCTCCACTTTATTTATCCTTCGACTTCGGTCGTACACCAGTGTGTCTTGTAGGGACAATGACTGCAGGTGGTCGTCTTATTATAGTAGATGAGGTAATGGGTGAAGACATGTCTATTGAGACGCTGACAGTTGAGCACATTAAGCCGACACTTCGACGCAGATACATTAATAACTTGGTCGAGGGGGCGTGGGGCGACCCTGCGGGTCTTGTACAAGCTCAGTCAGTTGATGTGTCACCATATGACATCTTATTAAACAATGGTATTCCGATTGAGAGTCCGGGTACAAATAAACTTCAGCCACGGATTGAAGCAGTTAAACAGAGACTGACAAAATTAGACTCAATGGGGCAGCCTCTACTGCAAATCACAAAAAATTGCAAATTTTTAATTGAGGCATTAAAATACAACTACATTTATGAGAATGTACGCGGGAAGAACGATGTTGTTCGAGATACACCGACTAAATCTCACGAAGGTTGGACATCAGATTTAGCCGATGCATTGCAATATATGGTATTAGGTATTAATATTAGCAGCCGGATGAGTAAGTCGAGCTCGAACAGAAGTTCAAGACGACATTCAAGATTTATCTAAAATAGGAGAGAAAGTAGTATGCCATGTCAAGGTAAACGACCACCACACGGCTGTCCAGTAGGCAGTAATCGTGGTAAAACACCAGCACATAAATAAGGTGGTGAACGGTGGGTAAGAAACACGACAGATTAGTAGAAGAACTCGGGCAGTATGTCCGTGACCGCTTCGAGATTGCTAAAGACACGAAACGCGAGCAGTATGACATCCTGTTAGACTGTTTACGCCAAGTTCGTGGGGAATTACTCGCCTGTGAAACGCTTGACCCTGACATCGATGTTAATTTTAACATTACATCACCTATTGTTAAGGGTATTGTGGGTCTCATTCGTGATGTATTTGCTAACTCGATTGAGAACCCATTTGTCATTAAAGCAACACCGCAAGCAGACTTAGACGAAGCACAGACTAAGAATGTACTGCAGGCAGTGATGGCACAACTCCAACAGATGCCGATGATGACCTCCGACATGCTTGAACAAGCAGCAGCGGAACAAGGTCAGGCACTCAAGAACGCAGCATTACAAGAACAGCAGAAATTAGCTGCTATTGCTGCTGATAAAATGGATTCATTAATTCAGGACAAACTTCATGATGCTGATTGGTTACGCCAGTTTGGTGATTTTATATATAACTTTGTGGTGTATCCTGCTGCTATTATGAAAACCCCTGCGGTTGTGATGAAACCGTGGAAGCGTTGGAATGGACAACGTATGGTTGTGGAGCGTAAGTTAATTCGCGCAGTAGAAAACATTTCTCCGTTTGATTTCTACCCAGCACCAAACGCACAGTCCGTACAAGACGCAGAGTATGTTGTGGAAATCCGCAAATGCTCACGTTCTGAATTAGTGGGGTACTACTCTGCACCGGGCTTCGATGGCGAGGGAATCCGTCAAGTATTGAAGGAACATCCGACAGGCTGGCTCGAAGAACGCGAGGACGGCAAGGACCATAACCCTGAAGTAGACACAGACCAATATGCCATTGGACTTGAGGACGACGCTCAAGGATTTTATGACTGTGTGGGATTCTATGGGGCAATCCGTGGCGAATTACTCGAGGAGTTCGGTGTTGAAGTAGGCTCTCCTGACATTTCTTACGAAGCAGAGATTTGGACAATTAATGACATTGTAATTAAAGCAGTGTTAAACCCTGACCCAGCAGGTCAGCGTCCATTCTATGTAGCATCATTTGAACCAATCCCGGGAGCATTTTGGGGTGAATGTCCAGTTACCCGTCTACGCGATGTACAACGTGTATGTACAGCAACAATCGTAGCAATGGTACGTAACATGGGTCTCGCATCAGGTGTATTGGGTGAGGTAGAATCCGACCGTGTTATTGACGATGAAGATGTAAATGTAATCCTACCTAATACTATTCGCGAGGTTAAATCCGTGATTGGTATGCAAGGTCGTGCTTACAACTTCTACACTGTACCTGATATTTCACACCAACTGTTAAATGTATTCGAGCGTTTCATGCAATATGGCTATGAGACAATCGGTATTCCACGTGTGGCGTTTGGTTCGACAGAAAATATTGGTACGTTGGGACGCACATCGGGCGGTGTGGCAATGGTATTAAACCAAGCAAGTAAATCAGTTAAATTTGCTTTACGAGTGCTTGAAGAAAATATCATTGAGCCAGTTGTTCAATCGTATATTGACTATGAGTTGATGTATTCACTAGATGAGACCATTAAAGGTGACATCCGAGTACATGCACGTGGTGTAAGTGGTATTGTGGAGAAAGAATCGCAAGAGTCTAAACTACAATGGGCACTACAATCATTAAGCTCATATATGCAAGTGGTAGACCCTAACACCGGACAACCGATTGTTCCACCAGCGGCAATTCAACGCTTGTTGTACCAAATCTTTAAGGTTAGCGGTATCAGTACCGAGGGAATTTTCCCTGACTTTGATTTGCAGTCTGCTGTAACGCAAGATATTCAAAGTTTGAACCCGCTGTATCAAGGTGGTACTATTGACGGTCGGAACGCTAGTGCAGGTCAAGCAATAGCGAACCAAAATAGTCTAACACCTAATTCACCAATGGGAGGTATGTAGTGAGTTGTTACCAGCTTCACTTCGATGTCGCTATTGTGGATTCACATTCGGTGGAATCAGAACCACAGAATATTACCTTGTTAAAGACGGCAGTATTGCACCTTATGCATGAGGACCCGTGCGGAGCACCATTAGATATTTGTGTTCAGCGTGTGGTAAAATGTCAAAATGGGTGTACAATTAGTACATTCTTACATGATTTTCCTATTGATGCATGTGACCCAATTCTTCCTCCGGGCGAGTACCAAATTTCTGTGGGTTCAAAGATGACCATGTTAGCCAACGCTGTTGTTGGGGTAGATGTAATTTTTGAAGAAGTTTCACCTGAGTACGTGCAAGCCATCATTGCTAATAAAGCAGGAGGATGTTAATAATGGCAAAAACTAAAGTTTCACAGCAAGAAGCTGGAGCATTTAGACGCTTCCGTTCTTCTGCTGATGCGGGACAAATTAAGAACGTATTACTTCGCGAGTTAAATTTAACCCGTGATGCGTACGAAGATACAACAGCAAGTGAAGAAAACCGTATCGCAGTAAATGCAGTTAAATCAGTGCTACGTGTTTTATTCGATGACGAGTTGGAGCGAATCGATGAGTAAATATGAATCAGCAGTTTCACACTTAGAGTTAGGGCAGAAATTAGTCGCTACCATGTTACGTGGTACAACTGATTCTTCATTTACCTTAATGCGTGGTGTTCCAGCAAACTGCGACAAACGAATGGAAGATTACTTATGGACTGAGGTTATCAAAGATGGTAAGCCAGTTCAATTAAGTTTAAGTAAGGATAATCCACTAGAGATTAACTTACCGGGAACGTATAAGTTCAGAAATGACGGCACAGATGACGAACAAGCATTAATCGACATGACCGTGTACAAACGCGTTGAATAGGAGATTATATGGCTAGTCAAGTAAAAATTGACGGCATCGTCCGTATGCTGAAAACAGTTCCTGCGTTTCGATTACTTCAAGAGTATATCTCAGAAGAATTAGAACGCGAACGTGAATTGTACGAGAACAGCGAAGCGAATGAGTTTCTGCGTGGTCGCGTATCAATCCTTAAAAAACTAAAAGCCGATTTGGAGAAATAACGAATGGCAGACTTCGACCAAACACAAAGTGAACTAGACCAATTCTTAGACCAGCAGTTTTCCCAACCTGCATCTGAAGAACAAGCTAAAGGTACTGAACAACCTCAAGACGATGAAGTTGATATTTCAGAATATTTAACTGGTGATGAAGATGAATTACCACAGGAAGCACCTGCAGGTCTAACACAGCCAGCTCAAGCTGAACCAACACAAAATGCAACAGTCTCTAATGAGGACCGATTAATCGCATTAGAACGTGAATTAGCAGCAACGAAAGCTCGTGCAGAAATGTATGAGAATGCAGTACGTGCTAACTATGAACGTGAGTACGGTCAGCAACAGCCAGCTGAACAGCATCGCCCAACACTGGCGTATACAGATGATGAGCTTGCTGTAGATGAAAGATTTGAAGCCGACTATGGGGACGCAAACCCATACATTCAAAGTATCGCACGTAGAGTCGCTAATGACTTGTATCAACGTGCGGTAGTACCTTTGCAACAAAAATTAGATGGCGTAACCAGTCAGCTGGAAGCACAACGTGGTATCAACGACCAAAACCAAAAGTTTGCGTTTGAGACCGAATTACGTAAAGCTGTTCCGGATTTGGATGAAGTTGCGTTCTCTAACGAGTGGCAAAGTTACTTAAAACAACCTGCTCCGTATACTGGCGGTACAGTAACTATTGCACAAGTAGTACAAAGCGGTATACAATCAGGTAATATGAAGCAAGTGGTGGAAGTGATTGAGGACTTTAAAGGCAAACGCCAACGCTCTCAACCACAAACGCAACAAGTTGCACCGGGTCGTTCACAGACTACGCAACCTGTTACAGCACCACGTGGACAGAAAGTGCTCAAGATGTCGGACTTCGAGCGAGCTACCGCTAACTTCCAAGCAGGTAAACTTTCATGGGATAAGTATCAACGTATCACAGATGAGTTTAATGCCGCGATGGTAGAGGGTAGAGTAAACACAAACCGATAACGTAGGAGTTATTAAATGCAAAACAAACCGGGTGGCGTTTTACCGTCAGCAAGTGGTTATCAAGTGTATAATGCACTAAACACCCCTATCTATGCAAAAGCGTTCTTAGCTCGCTTCTACGCTGACTCAATCGCAGGGTCTATTACCTCTCAGGATATTATCCCTGCTGAATTGAAACAGTGTGGCGACCAAGTTACTTTCCGCGTAGCACCAGTGGGTGAAATCTTCGATTACATTAACAACCAAGACTTAGAAGTTTCTACATTGAACACTGAGTTAAAAACCATGGTTGTTAAACGTGGTAAATACTGGAACTTAAAACTTTCATACGTTGATGAAAAACGTACTTGTAACATTAAAGAATATGTTAATGAGTTCATGGAAAACAGTACATTATTGTTACGCCAACACATCGACCGTGAAATCTTAACTGAAGTTCCGTTACTAGCTGACCCTTACAACAAAGGTATCAAAGCTGGTATCAAATCAGGTGCATACAACTTAGGTCAATTAGGTCAGCCTGTTGCCTTAAACAAAGAAACAATTTTAACTAAATTGTCTCATTTATCTACCGTTCTTGACGAGCAAAACGTTCCAGAGAAAGGTCGTTACGTTGTATTACCTACAATGGCGAAAACCTTGTTCTATACCAATCCGTTATTGAACAACGCTTGTGCAGCAGGCACTGGTAAAGCAATCCTTTTAAGCCAACAATTCTTAGATGTTGCTGGTTTCAAAGTGTACTTCACCAACAACATGCCTATGTACTTTGACCCGCAAGTGAACAAACAAACGTTCTTAATCTTAGCTGGTTTCAAAGAAGCGGTTGGTTTCATCACTCAATTAACAAACCAAGAAGTAATCGACAAAGACCCACGTTCTTTCGATAAATACTGGCGTGGTTTGACCATTTATGACTTCGATGTATTAACACCTGAAAAATTAGCTGTGTTATACGCAACCATCGAAATCGAGTAAGGAGTTAGACAATGGCTAAGTACAATATCTATCTTGGTGGTAACAAACGCAACGTAGCATCTCAAGGCGATGCAATGTGGGATGCAGGTTTAGACCCAGCAGACCAACACGTTGAATATGCAGCTCACTTAAAAACTCGCCACAAAACCATGCAGTTCTACTATGACGATGGTCATGAACACATGCGTATGTGGTATCGCCAAAAAGGTTTAGGCGTATTACCAGTAGGTGACGAGTTAGGTGTTATCTTATTAGCAGCTGGTTCTTTTGTTAATAACATCGTGTTACACAACAAAAAAGCGTTAGCAGAAGGCAAAATCACCGTTATCTTAAACGGTATTGCAGGCGATGCTCCAGCAGACTTAGCAGCACTAGCTGACAAAGTAAAAGATGCTAAAGATAAATTAGCGAAAGCACAAGCTCAAGCTAATACAGACCCAACAAACGCAGGCTTAAAATCAGCTGTAACTGCAGCTAAAAAAGCTGTAGCAGATGCAGAAAAAGCATTAGCTGAAGCAAACACTCGCGAAGTTGAAACCTTCGATGTTGATTTAACAAAAGAAGGCTACACTGTATTACGCTCAACTGAGTTCTTACAATCTAATGGTGACATCACTATTAAGATTAAAGAGGGTTCATTATCAGGTGCATGTTTCACAGTATCAGCATCGGTAGAAAACCACAACGACCAACACGGTTGTTCATGCTACCAAGCTCCATGTGAGACTGTTTACCCGGACCCACAATGTGTACGCTTACCAGCATAAGCCAAGTACGAGGGCAGGGCTAGACCCTGCCTTTTTATTAACTACAAGAGAAAACAAAAATGCAATTAAACCGTAAACCACTAGCCTTCGTTGATGAAAGCGGCTATGTAGTCCCAAATCCTACATTCACAACAGAATCAATCAAACACCTTAAAGGTCGTTTTGTTTACACACAAACAGATTTAGAGTTTGCGATTAAAGAGATGAATCGTAAACAGGAAGAACGCAGAATGTTAGCTGACCAACATTACGGAAGCGACTCTGTACAAATTCCAACAGATTTTGAAACCATCGAAGATGTAGAAGTAATCATGGATGGACATCGTGAAACCGTGCCATCAATGACCGCAGCACCTAATCGTCGCAAGAAAACAGAAGGTAAATCAGCAAAACTAATGATGCCTAATGAAGCTCCACTTCCTGAATCCCTAAACATGGAACAACGTGGAATGAACTTGACCGAAGAAGAACGTGCAGATATGCGTGGAATTGATGTACATGCAGCAGCAAAAGCTATGTTCGGAGCAGATAAGTAATGGCAATCACAGCAAGAACTCTAATTGAAGATGTATCAAGATACTTATCCGATTACGATGAAGATGAGTCCTATGTTCATTGGACAAAAGAGGACTTGCTGTCGTATTTCAAACGTGCAATTAGTATCGTTGCCATCACAAAGCGAGACAAGTTCACTCGCAAAACAGAAGTAAAATTAGTAGAGGGAGCATTACAAGATGTTCCCACTTCATGCGAATCCGATATTAAAGTATGGGGATTAGCAGATGAAAATGGCGTGGTAAAGACCATCGCTAGAAAGTCAAAACTTACCTACTACCCTACGCTTGGCAGACCGGTGTGTAAAGGTAAGGTTAAAGGCGATACAGAATACAAATTAAGAAGCTATGAATATAGCGAGGATAACCCTCGTCAAATCGTAGTAGACCCGCCAGTACCGGCTGGCACTAACGCTACCCTCGTGATTTCATGCTACATACCGCCTGATGTTACCAGTGAGGACAGCTCAATCGACTTAGGTGCAGATGCAGAAGCTGCAGTGTTTGAGTTCATGTTGTATTATGCATGGGGTGTAGACATCGAAGATAACGCCAACAGAGAACGCAGTGACAGCCATTGGAATAAAGCCATTCAATTACTGCAATTATCTAGCGGAATGGAAGCATTAGCACGGCAGGTTAGATAATGAAAACAATCGAAGATTTTGAACCGTTCGTACTCGCCTACGCACCGTTCATTCCACAAGAGATTCTTCAACACGCAATCAGAGAGACTATCGTAGAGTTTATGCGAGAGTCTCGTTGTGCTTCTGACACATTAGATGTAGAAACACAAGAGAAGGTTGGCGATTACATGTTAGAAGTTCCTGACTGTCGTAGAATTGTAAAAGTCACATCAGTGATGGAAAGTCCTTTGCGTTGTAGTGGCAGAGAAAACTGGAATCCACTTGTACAAGGCGAAGAAGCAGATTACACCATAGAGCTGCGTCGTGGTGAGCATCCTATTATCGTTCTTAATAATCCGCGTAATAAACCAACTAAACTGCGTGTAGATTATGTATGGGCAATCGGTCGTGACGACTGTGATGTACCTGATTTTATTTATGATGACTACATGCAGGCTATTTTATACGGTACATTAGTACGCTTGGCAATGCTACCTGAACAGGACGCATTATTGAGACAAGTAACGTTATTCCAAACAAACTGGTTTAATGCATTACAACAAGCTAAAATAGACAAGACAGGTGGCAAAGCCCGTAGAATTATCGGAGCTAGCTTTCTTGGAAGAAGCGGTAGAGGACGATTATGGCTATAGTATTTGGCAACGCTCCGGAATCGAAATGTTGTAGAAATCAATGTCTACCAATCGCACCGGAGTATGAAGAAGTATGTTGCGACCCTTGTGACCCTTGCGAGGAGAAGAAGTGCCCGCCAACAACTTGTGCATCTAACACAATTAAAATTCAAGCTGGCGAAATTGAACGTTGCTTTTCACTCCGTCAAATGGGGTGTAATGGTCGTCCAATTCCAGCAATCAGAACTTGTTTAAGAATGGATATCCGCAGAAAAGGTTTCTGTAAAGTTCTACTTAAAATTACTCCATACAGAGTAGACCAAGAAAATGGCGTTTGCTTCGCTTGGGGTGACGGGTTCAAATCACTGCCGAAAGGCTATTATGAAGGCGACATCTATGTAAATGGTGAATGTTGCACACACGTGCTTTTATACATTCCGGGATGTCAAACCATCGTTGCAGACAGCACTCCGGTAATCGAAGAAGGCTGTGGTGGTATTGAATATAGCACTGGTTGCTGTGCAGTACCTCAGTACGATGAAGAAATCGAACAACCAACAGGAACATGCGATACGGGGTGTAGCGAATGTTAAACACTAAAGTATGGGGCAGATGTACAAAGCTCGCTAAGGCGATTACATCTACCGACACACAAATTACATTACCAGTTGGTGACGGTAGCAAATTCCGCATCAACGACCAAGAGCACTTCTATTTAACACTCCGTAACGGTGGTGTTATGGAAGTTGTTAAGGTTGTAGCACGTGCTGGAGATGTATTAACTGTTGAACGTGCACAAGACAACACAACCGCACAATCGTTCGGTAAAGACAGCTGTGCATGTGTAGAGTGGAATCCACAGCAATTATGCGAGTTTGTTAAGAGCTGTGCTGGTGGTTGTACAAACATCACACCACAAACGTTCGTTGTAACATGCGGCACTTCGGTCACTGTAAATGAATGTGGAAATATCACAGCAATCAACGGGAGCGAAACATGTTAGAGTTTATCGATGGTTTCAAGACTAAAGTAGTAGGTCATGTACAAACCACATCCGACACAATTAATCTCCCATTTGCAGCAGCTAAAAAGTTGAATGATATGGTAGAAGGCAATCACATCTACCTAACAATCAAATATCTTGACCGCTATGAAGTCGTCAAATATACCAAAGAAGGCGAAATCAAAAACGGTAAGATTGCTGTAGAACGAGATATTTTAGGAAAAGGCCGCAAGAACTTCCCATGCGGAAGCTGTGTTGTTGCAGATTGGAACTCGGTACAATTACGCGAGTTTATCTGTGCTAACAAGTGCTAAGGGGGATAAATGGCAAATTGTGAACTTGGATTAGTTCCGCTAACATGCGACCGAACAGGGACTGGCTTTACCGCCCGTCCTTTGGACATTGAGAGCAATAGATTACATCTTGTAAAAGGTCACGCTAAACACTTCCCGCCAATCATCAACGGTCAGTATTTCTATGTGAGAATTAAAGGCTGTGATGGCTGCTGTGAAGTTGCAAAAGTAGTCGGTATCGATGAAGATGTATTTGAGTTAGACCGTACAATGAGTGCTAAATGCACTTGTATTAAATCCAATACAATGGTTACTTATGAGTGGGATACTCTACAAGTAATTAAAGACGTAGCAAACTCACTCGGTATTAATGTCGAATCACCGTTAAAATATGATGCTTGTACACGCACACTTTCTGTAGATTGCAAAGAGTTATTTGCGAAAGATTGTGGCGGATGCGGCTGCGGTGAAGGTGTACCGAATGGCGGTAACGCAGCAGCACCAGCTGGCGGATTACGCGGTGAACAAGGTGAAAAAGGTGAAGCCGGAGTCGGTTTAGCATCGTTTACAATTACCGCAAGCGGTCAGCTGATGTATACACTAACCGATGGAACAACTCGCAGTGCTGGCGTATTACCAGTAGCGAAAGGTGCACGAGGCGAACAAGGTCCTAAAGGTGACGCAGGTGTACAAGGTGACAAAGGTGATGACGGCAAGTCGATTACTAACGCTAATATCACTGATGGCAAATTACAACTGGTGATGTCAGATAACAGTATCATCTCTGTCGATGTATCTAGTTTAAAAGGTCCGAAAGGCGACAAAGGCGACACTGGAGCTAAAGGCGATAAAGGTGATGTCGGATATTCATTCCAATATATCGAGACAGACGCAAATGCTTATGTATTTGGTGCACCAAATGTTGCTTTTACAATCCAATCACCTGCAATGTCAGGCGTAACACTTGGACCATACACAACTGCAGCAGACGGTTTTGTAGAAATCCCTAAACCGCCAACATCAGGCAAAGCGGTACTTAAATTAATGGTTAATGGTGCTATTGTAGGCATCGGGAGAACAGGCTAAATGAGAATTGCTCAATTTTTTGGGTTAGTTCCGAAAGTCGCAGATAAATCACTGCCCGAAGGTAAATCAGTAATTGCAAACAACTTGGACATCTATGGTAATCATTTACGACCAATCAAGCTACCATCAGATACAGGTATGCGGTTACTGACCTCTTGCGGAGAATTATTTACAGGTGAGCCAGTATCTATTCACAGAGCTGGCTCTTTGTATATTGCATGGGACAAACTTGTATTTACAACGCCTGACTGGACAAGAAAGTTAGGCGAGACAACATTTTTATTCGTTGAGAACGGTAAGTTATACAGACAGTCTGCAGAGCGTATTTTAGCTAAACAATGCCCTATTCCAGTAGGTATTAAACGCCCTGAAAACGCAGAAGTGCGGTTAGAGAAGATGCCTAAAGCTGGCTGTCCTAAAACTAAGATTAAGCCACTGTGTATCGCAGATAACGACTGCGACAACGTACCACACCCGCCAGTTCCAACTGCATACTTATTCACATATATCAATGCATGTGGAGAAGAATCGGCACAATCTAAACCATCGGAAGTGGTAGACATCGAATGGGGCGATGCAGCAAAAGTAACAGTGGTAGACACACCACCTGAAAATGCAGTAGCTCGCAGATGGTACAGAGCAGTCAGTGACAACGAGAACAATGCACGATGGTTGATGGTAGGTGAAACACCAATTAACCAGACTGAGTTCTATGACAATAACTGCCCATGCGATTTTTCATGTGAGTTATCAACTGACACTCATGATGCTCCACCGGAGTGTTTAGAAGGTGTAGCTGCTATCGGAGATAACCTAACGATTGTTTGGAGTAACAAACATTTTTGGGTTTCAGAGTATAACTTCCCACACGCCTATAATCTGAATAACGAGTACAGACTACGTTTCAGAATTAGAGGAATGTATGAGGTCACGCCACGTATCGAAGGAGACGTGCACTACACACTCATTGCAATCACAGAAGGTATGCATTATTCAGTTGCTACAGATGACCCTAATCAGGTAGAAATTGCAGAGATTGAACAGCGTTATAAATGCGTAAACTTCAACAACGTTTGCCAAGTAGACAGCGAAGTAATTTATTCGTCAGAGCAAGGCTTAGTAACAATTTCACCGCAAGGCGAACAGCTAATCACAGGCGAGATTGTCACTGAAAACGAGTGGTCAGCCTACGAGCCTCGTACAGTACGACTCACATACCACGACGATAGGATTTTCGGATTCACAAAAGATGGTGGATTTATCCTACAGATTGGTTCAGATAAGCGTAGAGACAGCGACTTCTCAACACACAATGTAGCGGTTCAACGCGGCTATACCGATGAAATCAGCCCATTTATTGTTGTAAACAACGGACACATCTATGAGTGGGGCAAAGGTGAAAATGCTGTGTATGATTGGAAATCACAGACACAGATGATGGCTGGAATGTGGCGACCTGTTGCATGTAAAGTGGTATCACCTGACTTTGATAACATCATGCCACGCGGTCATAGAGAAGCTAAGATTAAGTACGAAGAATGGCGTAAACAGAATCCATATGCAGATGACAAAGCATTTTTCTGCAAATATCCTGAGTTCCAACAACACTATTCACACTTAATTGGAAATAGACCATCAGTTACTGTTATTATCTATGCAGACGGCAGAGAGTATTTCCGGAAGAAAGTTTATTCCAATAAACCATTCCTACTCCCTAGACGGTATAAAGCAATTGATTGGGCGGTACGTATTATTGGCTCAATTAGAGTAGATGAGATTCACTTAGAAAGCTCAAGAGAGAGCTTACTAGGAGGTAAATAATGGTAGATTCAACACTTGGCAATAAAGACCAAGTAGAAACAAGCAATAATAACAAGAACCAAAATCAGGGTACTTGTGCATCATCATGTGGTGTAAACCAAGCGTATGTTGAAAAAGGTGAAGCAACAGGTACAGGTTCTACGCAGGTTAATGCGAACCATATTATCCAATACCCACGACAACCTAAAATGGACGATGGTAAGTGGATTGCCATTGGTTCATTACTAGGGGCGTTGTTAGGTAAGTTTGCTGATAATGGAACACTTAATAAAGCAAAAGAAGCTGAGAATAAGTGGAAAACTATTAACGAGCAACTAGCCGATAAAGGTCGCGAGTTGTGGGGCAAGATGCCTAATGAAGCTGCAGAAGCGGATAAGGCAGATAACGACTTGGAGAATCAGTATGACTGGAACATCGCAAGACGAGATGATGAATTACGTAGAGCTCAACAGTTGGACGCATGTAACGATGCAATTCATGAGAAACTTTGTTCATTCGCTCTCTGCGGCTATACACCTGACTATGACGGGATTACCGCTAGAATAAAAGCAGATGTGGCAGCTCAAACCAAAAAGCAACGTGAGCAAATGTGTAAGAGCTTAAACCGCTACTCTGCTCGTCAATGTTGCGGTATTGAAACTGCACTTGCCACCGCAGCAATTTCTACAACAGTTGGAGCGTTGTATAAAGCCCGTGAAGATGAACGTGCTCGTGCATGGCAGATTAACGAAGGCTTATTATTCAAAGCAGGTGAGCTTATCGAGAACCAACGTAACGGTCGATTCGGCTCTGCAGCGACAATGGATAAAACTGGTATTAATATCCAACAAACTCGTTATGCTAGTCACAATGACAATTACCACAAATTTGCTGCATTAGGTGCAGATTTCTTAACATCTGCTGGTAAAAACTACGCATGGCTTGCTGAGAGTTATCGTAAGACAGCGGATAAGATGTCAGGCGATTTGGCAAACTTAGGTGCATTGATTGCTGTAGTATTGTCATTATGGCTAGGCAAGAACGCAGGTGAGAACGATTGTGGTGGCGGTAGTAAAGAACCTGATGGACCTGTTGCACAACCTGAAGATTCAGGATTCTAGGTAGATTGCTATGACAGATAAATGTGCACCATATAATGTATGTAGAAGCTTAAAAGAAACTGGACAGAACGAGACAAAATCTGTTCAGTTTGATAATATAGTTCAACCGAAATGTTGCGAGAACAAGAAAAAATGAACTCTTTAGAATCTTTAATGGGATTGAATAGACAAGGTATTCCAACCGACATGGCATATGCCGACGACCCTATGTTGCAATTAGCAATGCAAGGCGACAGCGATGCTATGATGGAAAACATGGGCGTACCACCACTTGAAAACCCATACGAACTGGTTGGAATGGAGCAGCCGCAAGGTGGCGATATTGGCAATCAATTAACACAGCAGATGCTAGGCGGACCAGCACCTCAGTTATCACAACCTGAGATTAATGCTCTAGCACAGTCGCTAGGCATCGGCACTCAGAACAATGACCCGATGACCGACCCGATGTATTCACAACAGTACAACATTATGTCTATTCTTGGAGGTAGATAATGCCATCTTATGCGATGACCGGAAATGGTATTTTCGGAGGCTCTAACAACTTTTTAAGTATCCTAGGCGGTATTGGTAACGCTTGGGGCGACGGCATGACATCAGGTATGAATATGGGTAAAGCTATTATGGATTACCAAAAATCTGTATACACAAACCCATCAGCTACCCGAGCAGCCATTGCACAGAATATTGCTAATCAAGGAACAGCGGAAGGAACACATTATAGAAACTCTATTATGAACCCTATGCTTTCTCAGTTGGCTGGCGGTGGTCAGTTGATGGATTGGCAAAAGAGCTTGCTTAACAACGGCTATGTAAACGTTGGACAGGGTGTAAATAGTAATACATCAGTACAGAATGTTGAGGGCACTCCAGTTGTAACGCAACCTGCTACAACACCTGCTACAACACCTGCACAACCTAAGATGCCAACAGCACCAACTGTTTACAGTGCACCAGCACAACCAGTAGCACCAACACCATATAGTCCATATGGTAGTTTTACACTTAATACAAATTTAACTGGTTATCAGAATAACCGCACAGGTATTCCATACCGCCCAACAGGAGCATAATATGACACCTGAACAACGTGCAGAATTAGACCGTAGAGTTGCACAAACTGCAGCACAGATGTCAGCAGAGCGTGGCGCTCCATTATCAGAGATGGAGCGAGATGCTATTGCTATTGCAATGGCTAACTCTATGCTGCAACAACAGCCAGTAGTAAAAGGTGTCAGCGGTAATGCGTTGTCAAATATGGGTGGTAGTGGATTACAAGCACCGGTAGCGACACAAACTGTTGCTCCTGCTATTGCACAACAAGCAGAATCAGCACCAGTCGGCTGGCAAGCAAGTGCACTAGCTTCATTGGCTGGTAAACCTGTTGAAACATCAGTAGTGCAATCTGCCCCTGTGACAATTCCTGTTGAGGTAACAGGTGTTCCACAGAACGAACAGGAGTGGTTTGAAGCACAGAAAGCCGCACAGCAACTCGACAGACGAGCTGCAGAAACACAGCAACAACGTATCGATGATTACAATCGAGTGAATAAGCCGTTCTTAGGTATCTCTCGTTTAGGTGGAGCAGACCACACAAACTTAGATAGATACAACAGAAATATGGATAACCGTGAGAACTTAATCATCGCAGATACACGTGAGAAAAATGCCGCAGCTAATCTAGCTAACCGTGCAGAGTTTGATAAAGTTGCCAATGCTGTCGCACAAGCAGAGATGGAACGTATCAATGCTAACTTGCCTGACAATACACAAGGTGTATCGTTAGAGTCAGTACGGAACAGCATGTTCCCGGGTTATAGACCGGGGCACGGCATTTATTCAAACGAAGATTTGCTTGGCATGTTATATGGAGCAAAAGCACCATCTGAGTACATTAATGCGTTAAGTTCTAAACTCACACCATATATGGATGAAGAAGAACGCATCGCACAGTTGAATGGTAAACCAGCTCCAACACCAACTAACACTGTAAATGGAAGTGCATTGTCCAAAACTGACCCATTCTATAATGTGGTAGACCCTAAAGTTTCTGAAGCATATAGAAATGGTACTCTCGTACAGGAAAGCCCCGAAGAATATGAACGTAAACTAGCGGAAGATAAAAAGAACTTGGTGGTTAGCTACGACAACGAGCCAGTTTCAAACGCATTACGTATCGCAGCTGGTGAACAAGTAGCAGACCCAACTAAGGAGCAGTTAGGGACTTATAAAGCGGTAGGTCCTTACGGTGCAATTCCGATGGAAGAACCGACTACACAGCCTAGCGTGAAAGGAACACGTCAAAACACCATTGGTGTATTAGCTGGAGAACCTGCAGCACAACCAGCTAGAACAACTACAACACGTGCAACCTCACCTGTAGCTAGAACAACCGCATCTACACAGCAAGTTGTAACACAACAACCTGCACAAGACACAGCATTACAGATTGGTTCTCGTGGTAGTTATATTCCATCTACAGGCTTTACCACACCTAACAATGCGGGTGGAGCACAGATTACAATCTCTCCAGTAGAGTTCGGTGGAGATAACGGCGGGCTACAATATGGAGCGATGAACGCATTATATGCCGACCCTAAACGAGCACCATCTCTCGGTGAGTTGCTAGCATTTAGCTCAATCATGCAAGGTAAGAAAGACTTAGGTGGTCTTGACACCATAACAGCAACAATGCAAAGTGCTGACAAGATGAATGCATATGCAGCACAGCAAAACATTGCTGGTCGTATGCAACAGCTTATGCAAGGCGGAGCATCAGCAGATGAAGCTCGTTATCAAGCTATTTCAGAAGAAATGCTACGTAACGGTCAGGGTCGTGGGGCAGCGGCTATTACAATCCCTGAGTATGCTAAAGCAGCTGATACACAAGCAGCTCGTAACTTAGATACAGCGATGACTGCGGGTGGTGATTATCGAGCTAATAGTGCATTTGGATACACACCATTAGGCATCGGCTCTGTAACCGCTAACTCAGACGGTTCATACAACATGAATGTGAATGGTCAGAGAATTAGTGGTATTGCACCTGAATATGCACGAATGAGTATATACGGAGCAATTAAAGGCGATGGTAGCGGTAGCAAACTAGCCAATGACTATGACTACAAGTTTAACGACAAAATGTACGACACAACCGTAGATTCGATGAAAGCTGAAACTGAAGCAGCTAAAATCTTGTACGACTTGCAACGTGGCAAATATGGCGATGCATCTAAGATGTCACCCGAAGAAAAAATCAGATTTGCATACGAGTACGCTAATTCACAGGAACGTGGTAAACAAGACGCCCGTGAAGCAGCAGAGCGTCGCAAAAACCAACAAACACCAACTAGCGGTAATAAAACCGGTATTGATACTAAATGGTTTTAGGAGAATAGAATGGCAACTCTACAACAACAGCAAGCGTTCTTCCGTGCACAATTACCATACGCAGAACGTGCAGCACAACAACTTGGGACACACCCATTCAACATTCTAGGTCAAATGGCACTAGAATCGAACTGGGGTCAATCACTCGCAGGTGCTCATAACTACGGTAACATCATGGAGACCCGTAAAGGTGTTCAAGGTGTGTGGGCGAACGATAATGGGAATCGCAGACAATTCCGTAACTTTGCTAACGACCAAGATTACTACAATCATTTCGTGGGGTTGATGGGTCGTAGATATAAAGGCGTACAAGGTGCAATGTCTCCACAAGCATATGCAACAGCATTAAAAGCTGGTGGTTACGCGGAGGACCCGAACTATGTACAGTCTATTGGTAAAATGTACAACGCAGTGAATAAAGTTGCAGGTACATTGGGCGGTCCATATCAGTGGAATGGTCAGCCAACTACAGCAGTTCCAGTAATGGCGGGCAATGGTGGCGGAGATAATATTCGCCCACGACCTGATGCTGGTCCTTCAACGATGAATGCTCTACAAGGTGCACCACAACCACAGAGTAATCCGCTTGTTGGACAACTGCAACCTGACGCACCGCAACAGTTCTACACCAACACCATGGACTCGCTGGGCGGGTATCGAATCCGCAGACCTGATGAGTGGCGAAATGGTGGAGCACAAATGATTGTTCCTAACGGAATTTAAATGACATTTTAATCAACTACGATTACAATAAGGGCTATCTAATTAGGTAGCCCATTTTATTGGAGATTTTATGACACAATCAGTAAACGGCATGAATCGTTCCATGAGAACGCTCGTCAATGACGCACTAGCCCGTCGTCAGGCAGCCGAAGATTTAAAGCAGTCTTACTATGCAGATGCTATTGCACGTGAACAAGCACAGCGTGAAGCTGAACTTGCACGTAGAGAAGCGGAACTAAATAGCACTACAGTGCAAACCGGAGACCCGCAACAGCCACAACAGACACAACAAGCTGTCTCTCCGTTAGACGACCCTGAATCTGCATTATCTAAATTAATCAAAGAACGTGGAATGACACGTGAAGATTATATGAAATTGAGCACGGCAGAGCGTCAGTATGACTTCGCAGACCCAATTTTAGAGAATAAGTGGAACACCTATGTTGCAGCTAACCCTGATGTGGCACAACAATCAGGCGAACAACTACAACGCACAAAAGACGCGTTCTTCAATCAAGGTCGTAATCTATATGCCGCAAACTTCCAAGCAAAAGAAGATGCTGAAAGCGCTGTTGTAGACCGTTTGAAAAACGTGGCTGGTGATGCTGTTGAAGGTGTAGCAGGGCTATTCACTAGTGCTGGCGGTTTATTAAAACCCGCATTTGGCAACGACAATATTGTATCTAAAGGGTTAGAGTATGTTGGTAAATCGGGCGAAGAATTTGGCAAAGGTTTGGCAAGCGACGCAGAACGTGACCGTGAAGCATATTTCTATCGTTTAATGGAAGCAGGTCGCTATAAAGATGCCGCTAAGTTTGCAGCCGATAACCCGCTTATGTTAGGTGGTGAAGCTGCACAAATGATTGCAGGTACTAAAGGTTTCGGGCTATTAACCAAAGGTACAGCTAAACTTGCTGGTAAAGGTTTATCTGCAGTTGGTGCAGAAACATTATCGAAAGGTGTAAATGCTGCCGGTCAAGCAATCGGTAATAGTATGCCTACCTACGCAGGTATGTCAGTAGGTGGTCAGGTTGCGAATGAATTAGCACAACGTGGCATCGACACTACATCACCTGAAGCTCGCCTTGCAGTTGCAATGTCGTTCATCGGCGGTGCAGCAGCAAACAAAATTACTCCACACAACATTGAGAACCAAGTTGCTAAATGGGGTTTATCTAAGGAAGCAGCTAAAACTGTTTCTAGACAAGCTATTGAAGACCTTGAGAAGATGGGCTTCATGGCATCTGCTGGAAAACGCTTAGGTGGCACACTTAAAAATGTGGTCAAAGGCGGAGTCAATGAAGGTGCTGAAGAAGCAATGCAAGAAGGTCTCGGTGCATATGCAGCTCAAGCTCTTATCGATGAAAATGGTAAATTCCGTAATTGGGATGAAGTACCTGAGAATGTTAAACAACAAGTATTACGTAGAGCGACTACAGGTGGATTATTAGGTGCGGCACTCGGTGGTACTACATCAGGTGTGACCAATGCAGCGTTTGGTGGCGTACATGGCGACATGCAACGCAGAGCTGATTATGAAACTTCAAAAGCGAAATATGCAGAAGAAGATAGAGTAAAAGCGGAAGAAGAAAAAGCCGCGGCAGAAGCTCAAGCACAGGAAGAAGCTCGCATTAAAGCAGAGCAAGATGCAGAGTATGAAGCAACACAAGCACAACAAGCTGAAGAAGCAGAACAAGCCGCACGTACCGCAGAATATGAACAAGCATTAAACAACGCAGCACGTACCGCAGAAGCAGATGATGAGCTCAACAACTTGCGTACCGAGTTCGGTGCATCTGCTATTGACAGCAATGAGGTGAACACCAACCGTGCACGTAGAGAATATGATGACTATTTAAACTCTCAATATGAAGCACTGGTAAACTCAGAAGAATTAACTGATGAGCAACGTGACATCTTAGCTAACACATGGGGCGACGGTAATCGAACATTACGTGCGAAAGCTAATCTTCTAAAACAAATGGGCGTAGATACTATGCCTGAGCAGTTCACACGTACACAGAAGAACGGCAAGGTTGTATTTAACCACAACTTAGACAAGCACATGGACTACCGAGCAGATGAATTAACACAATCTGCACAAGCTGTCTATGATGATGCTGATACCCGCTTAACTCGATTACGTGCAGAAGTGAATGACCCATTCATCATCTCTGACGCTGAGACAGCACTTAAACGTGCAGCAGATGTAGGTAATGAAGGTGCATTACGTTCAGCTCTTGCAAAAGTTAAGCAAGCTGAGAAAGCATGGGATGCTCGTCAGCAACAGTTAGCTGAACAAGCGAAGTTAGATGCTAAAGCACAACAACAAGCTGAGAAAGAAGCTCAAGCAGCTAAAGTTGCAGCTGAGAAAGCAGCACTTGCAGATGCTAAGAATAAAGAGCGTCTCGCACAAGAAGCGGCTAGAAAACAAGAAGAAGCTGACAGACTCGCACAAGAAGCAGAACTAAATGGTTTAGTTCAATCTCGTGACGGTAAGTTAGATAATCTTGTTTCTAGAATTGCCCGTGCACAAGCAGTTAAAAACTTAACTCGTGCTGAACAGCAAGAAGTTAAAGTGCGTATTGAACAGGACAATGCTCTTGTTAAAGATATGCAAGAAGCCTACGCAAGCCGTTTAAAACAGAAAGGTATGTCAGACGCAGAAGCAAAAGCAACCGCTTACAACGCTGACTTAGATACATTATTCACAGAGTATCGCCCTAATAAACTGTCTAACAACTACAAACGTGTTAAAGACCGTTTACCTGAGAACGATGGCTTATGGTGGACACCACAAGAACGTGCGACAGTTAAAGCAGAGATTGAAGATTTCTTCAAAGAAGTTGGCGTGACTGATACCGTAGATATTAAAAATTTACGTGCAAGCGTTGAAGGCATCAGCTCACTTCGCAGAAACATGCCACCTGAATTACAAGAGAAAGCAAATGCAATCTTATCTGCAGTCTCAACTGGTACACCAGTAGGTGTGATGAAACAAGCTGGCAAACGTGCTATTGATGCAGCGACAAAAGTAAATAGTCTTAAACCTGTGGAGGACTTCACGGGAAAGTCGCAAGCCCCTTCAAAGGGGCGACAAATGCGAAAGGCAAACGCAGAAACCAAGCGTTCGACCTCTTAGACATTCTCAACGTCGGAAGTGCTAAATTGTCGCCTAGTTATTTTAAAGATTGGTCAGCAGACTTGTTAAAAGGCATCATGGTAAAAAGTGATGCCGAACTAGCCACAATTATGTACGGTACACGCTCGCCTGAGATTCAACGCCAAATTCGTGGGCACATGAATGAATTGTTAGATGCGTTCGGTGTTAAATCTCGTAATGACATGGACCAGTTCAACACATTTACTCGCACATATGGTAGAGAATCCCTCGCTAAAGTAAGTGCAAGTATTAATGAATATGTGAACAGCGAGTCTGACAATATCACACCGCAAGAAGCATTTGCGATGACAGCCTTTAAACATGAGTTAGACATCTACTTAATGACAGACGGTCATCAGTCTCCAGTAGTATCTAATCTCCGTGCGGATATGGCGAATGAGAACTTAGGTAAGTTATCAAGTGCGACACTCCGTAACACCAACAAGCTTTCACAGGCATTAGAGCACATTGAGTCACAGTTTACACCATCTGAGATTTCAGCACGTGTTATCGGTCGCATTAAACAACTTGCGATGGATAATGAAGTTGAGTTCCGTGTATTGTCAGACGAAGAAATGAACGCACGTTATGGTGAAGGTTCGCAAGGTGCATATGATGGCACAACTGCTACCGTATATCTGCGTGACGGCATGACATTTAATGACCAAGCACATACGCTCGTACACGAGGCAACACATGCATTTTTAAATAAACGTGCGTTCGCTTACAGCAACTTTAAACAAGCACGTATTCAAGGTAGACAAGTTACACCTGCTGACTTCGGTTTAACTGAGCAAGATTTAAGCCTATTGACTGACATGGAAGCTCTGATGAATAAAGTGCGTGGTAGTGATGTATTTAATCACCCACGATATTCAGAAGTTGCTAAAGTGCAAGCAGAAGATGGTTCTGTCATGCCATATGGCTTGTCATTTGATGAAAACTCACACCATGCATTATCTGAATTTGCATCAGAGATGTTCTCATCTGACCCATTCAGACGAGCAGTTGCAGATGCAGTATCACAAGCTGATGGCGTTAATTTACACATAGCGAAAGGCAGAGTGCGTCAGTTATTACGTAAAATTGCAGAGTTCTTAGGATTCTCTCGTAAAACCGATGTAGATGCGGTAGCTAAATTCATCGAAGATGGAATGAAGTTATTATCTTCTGTTCCATACAGAGCAGTAAGCAATGGCACATCACTGCTTAAAAGTAGCAAGGTGTCAGATGAAGTTGTTGATAAAACACGTTTCATCTTAGACCATGAGAAAGGTATTCAATACTACCAGTTTAAACGCAGAACAGGTGTCGAAGGACCAGCTGTAGCAGAAGCCAGCGCATATCGTGAAGTAGATGAAAATGGTAACCTCCGTGACACATGGAGCTTGTCATATCGCAACCCAAGTAATCTAGCTGAGTGGGTGCAAGAAGATGGATTAACAATCTCTCAACTCGCAGACCGTGTAAATGGCTTAGATTATATGGTGTTGAACCGTAATGGTAATACACGCATTACTAAACACGTAAATGAACAAATTGAAAAGGTATGGGCATTACACCCAGCACTAGCAAAAACCTTACTTAAATTGCGTGACTGGATGGCGACAATCTCAGGTCAAGAAGCCGCAGATAATTTCTTAGATAATGCAGTTGGCGTTGCGATGAAGTTAGAGTATTACACGCAAGACCGTGATGTGATGCTAACGTGGGCAACCCGCATGGCTGTGGCTAAATATGGTAAAGATAATGTGCCTTTAGACTTACAGAATGAAGCGAATATTATCCGTGCAGAATACAACAACTACATGACCGAGAGTGGCATTGGTAAATTAACTGGTCTAGACCATAAAAAACTCATCACAGATTATGTTGAGAAGTTAGGTTGGACAAAAGAATTTACCTCAGATGTTGTGTATGCAGCAATGGCACGTGAGCGTTCTCGTCAGTTCGCTGAAAATCCGGGCGGTATTAACCCATATACAGGTGAACACTGGCGTGATACGAACCACGTGTCAGGCTTTAAATTTACCGATAAGAACGGTAATAAAGTTGCCGATGAAGATGGTTCTAAATTCTTCGCAAGTCTCGATGTTGAGCAAAGCCGTCAAGTTGATGAGTTCATTAAAATGTGGATTGCACAGAATGACACATTAACTGACTTAGAGTATGCAAGCGGTGTAATTTCGACTGAGACATATGAACAGCGTAAAGGCGTGTTCTATGCTCCGTTGAAGAATGAATGGGACAAAGAGACAGCCTTTAACAAGATGGCTCGTGGTCGTACAACAACTGCGAAAGACCCGTTTACTAACTACTATGCTCATGCAGACATGCGTGTGGCGTATGCATTACGCCAACGTGAGAACCAATACTTGTTAGAAGCAGGTCAAGAATATGGACTCGGTTCATTATTTACTGTGAACCAAACTCAGTTCGTAGGTAAGAACGACTCAATCGGTATGCAATGGCGAGCACCTAATATGTCTGACGGTACTTCATGGACAGTGTTTAAAAATGGTATTCCGTACACACTTACCATTAAAGACCCGACAATCCAAAGAGCATATCGCTCAACCCGTAATTGGGAAGATAGAGCGGCAATTTGGAAAGTGCTAGGTAATATTACTCGCTTTATGTCTACCGTACGTACAACATTATCACCGGGATTCTTACCAGTTGCCTATGCACGTGACCTTGCAACTGCAGTAGTGAACATGCAAGCAGCATACCGCTCAATGAACGGTAAACAAGTATTAACTGATGCAGAAGCAGCGAGACTTGCTCCGCTTGTAGTTAAACGTGCTGTGTCATCATTACCTGCAATCTTAAAAGGTAAATGGACAGGCAACCGTCAGTGGCAGTATGACATCTTTAAACGCTATGGTGGCGGTGTTGTAATGAACGCCCGCATGGACTTTGAAGAATACAACAGCTGGCTTGCAGACAACACATTTAAGCAAGGTTTAACCGCTAAAGATATGGCGGTGAACACAGCGAAGAAAGGCGTTCAGAAAATTAGTGAAATCTCACATGCTCTTGAAGATAGCGTTCGTTTTGCATCATTCATGGAGTTTGTAGAGCACAAAGCTGGACACAAGTTCGCAGATGCGAAGTCGCTTGTATCATTCTTAGAAGCTAACCCTGAAATTAAGAAACAGGCAATCAATGGCTCTAAGAACATCACAGGTAACTTTGAAATCAAAGGCGGTGCAACAACACTACGTTCGCTTTATATGTTCTTCAACGCAGGTATGGTCGGTGCACGTACATTCGTCCACATGTTCGACCCATCTCACGGCACACACGGTGTGAAAGCAGCAGCGATGATTTTTGCACTTTCACTTGCGTCACTTGCTGCAGTAGATGGCGAGTTAGGTGATGACGAAGATGGCAAGAAAATGGGTGCGAGAGTTAAACTCACCGAGTCATCTCTCTGCATGGGAATGTCAGCATGTATTCAGATGCCACACGAGCTCCGTTGGGTGACATCACTTGCACGTGCAATGCACTACGGTGCACAAGGTGATATTGAGATGTCAGATGCAGTGCGTTCTGTTGCAAATAATATCTTCCAAGTGTTCGTACCATTACAGTTCGGTGAAGATATGACACGTGGTGATGATTTAGTAGTAGGTGCGTTCCCAACAGTATTGCAACCGTTCATGCAGAACATCTTAAACCGTGACTCATTCGGCAATCGTATTGTGAATGAATATGCATACCGTGCAGATGGCTCACGTATTAAAGATGCACCTGACTGGATGAAGTCTAAAATTTCAGACCCGTATGTTGCAAAAGAACTCGCGTTACAGTTGAGCAGAATTGGACTTGATGTGTCATCGTCAGAAATTACACATATGTTCCAACAATCTCTCGGCGGTGTGGGCTCGGCTATGTTAAAATTAATCCGTGGCTACGAGAGCGGAGAAGGTGCAGCGGAGACATTTGGTAAAGTGTTCTTGAATGGATTTATCCCTCGCTATGATAATCAAGCATTGAAAAAAGAAGTTGCTGAAAAAGTGGCTGACTTAAAATCAGAATTATCACGTGGCACAGACGGTTATAACATGGTGAAAAGTAAGGCAGACTTGCAAGCTGACCCACGATGGAATAAACTTGTTGCGTTAGAAAAACAGCTCGACAAACTCGAGCGTGGCATCAGTTATAACGGTATGACATTCGCAGGAGCGATGCGTCAGAAAATCTCTGCACAACAGGCTGGTGATGTAGATGCAATGTTAGAAGCAGATAACGCACTAGACATTATGGGAGCGGAGAGACGCAAGGCGTATGGAGACATGTTAGAATTGTTTGAAGAACTCGAGGATGACATTGATGAGTAAATTAAAAGAGGTGTTCTGCTACGACACCTCACCCATTGGCAAGTTATCAGAGTGGCTAGTCAAAGTATATAAAAGTGCTGAGATTACCGTTGATACTCGCGAAGTTGATGAATTTAAGACTTACTGCTGGTGCTGTGCCTTGTGGCGTGGCATCGCTGTAGGTGTTGTTATTGGACTAACCGTAGGACTACTATTTTGACACGTATTGTGATTACAGCAGGACACTCTAACACCGACCCGGGTGCAGTGTCCGATGGTTATAAAGAAGCTGACTATGCAGCAGATATGCGTAACTATGTTGCGTATTATCTACGTAATTGGGGCTTCGATGTTGTAACAGATGGCGAAGGTCGTGTAAACGCACCACTTGCACAAGCTGTACGACTAATTCCGGGTTCAGACCTTGCAGTTGAGTTTCACTTAAACGCAAGTACGAATAAGACTGCAAGAGGGATTGAAGTGCTGTCGCGTGATAATCGCAAGCGTATCTCTCAGCGAATTGCGAAAGCAGTTCAGTCTGTAACAGAGTCGGTGCTTCGTGGCGATGAAGGCTGGAAGCCTGAAGATTCCGGTCAGCATAAGCGCCTTGCGTTTGTTTCTGCTGGCGGTTTAATTGTAGAGTTAGGCTTTATCACTAACTTTACAGAGATGAAGGTTCTAATGGAAAAACGCTGGTTAGTTGCAAAAGCTATCGCTGAAGCCATTAGAGAAGAATACAAGTAAGGAGTAAATAATGGGTTGCACAAAATGTGGGACTGACCTTAGCTCACTACACCTGATTGTGAAGGACATTATTCGTCAGTTAATTGATGAAGGTAAATTGCAAGAAGGTTTAGTGGATTGTACTGACAAACGCTTATGGCGTGATTCACGTGTTCTCACGTGTGACTTATTAGGCGATGCAGTATGTCAATTAATCACTAACGGTGACATTTGCTTAGTTAAACCTGAAGCATTGACCGTTGAGAAACAAGAAAATGGTTCACATAAAATCTCGTTACTCATGTCTGACGGTACTGTATTAGATACCACAGCACGATTAACTGATGGTGTGTTAAACAGCGTGACTTACGATGCTAAAACTAAAATCGCTAAATTTACGACTACAAATGGCGACAGCTATGAGATTAAACTCGATATTCCTGAGCCTGTAGAGTACACGTTCACTAAAAAAGATGATGGTGTTTATAGTGTAGCTAAAGACGGTAAAGAGTTATTAGCGATTAATCCGGGTGTGTTAGATGTAAAAATCGAAGGTGATAAATTACATGTAACAAATGCAGCTGGTGAAGTTAAGCAGTTTGACATTCCTATGCCGACTGTGACACCTGTTGAACTTACAAATACCGACAAGGGTGTTGGTTCAATTAAGTATGGCGATGTTACACTTCCAGTAGTAACTAAACCTACCGTAGCAGAAATGGTTAATGAAATCGACATGCGTGTTACCAACTCGGATGGTACTAAAGTAGAAGTTAGAGGGCATAGATGTGCAGATGTTGTATTAACTAATGCATTTGAGACTGTACCTTTAGCATACGCATATGAGCACAGGTGTGAAGATATGCCAACACAAGTATATCCTGATGACAGACTGTAAAGTACGGAGATAGATAAATTATGGCAATTAAAAAAGTACCAGTTGTCGCACCTTTTGATTTAGGTCGCGGCATTAAACGTAGAGATGACATCGCTAAGTTCGAGGTGGACTTAAACGATTATGTTGACAATGCAACAGTTGTATATAAAAACGGTAAGTTATCAACAGTTGCACCTTGTGCGAAAGTCACAAGCTTAGATGGTTTAGACACATCAGAAGGCACACTTAAAAAACTAGGTATTACCTGTTTTTATGGTAAGTTCAAAGCTGGCGATGAATCAACCGCTAAAGGTGCACCTGTTCAACTAGGCAAGACTGATGTAGCTTCATCGGAGGCTATCGTAAATGAAACTAAAGTGCCTGAAGGCGTAGACCTAGACTTTAATGGTTGGCAGATTGCAACAGATGCAGAGATTACGCAGTATCTATACACAAGCACAACTGATGGTAAACAATCAGGTTGGACGCGTTCTAATGAATCGGGTATGAATCCTGATGGTTCAGTAAAAGATGCAAATGCATGGGGTGACTGGATGTATGAGTTAAATCTACCATCCAAACCAATTCTCGTATCTACAGCAGGTGCAATCGAAGGTGACGGTTCTACAACAAACCCTATTAAGTTAGAGTTCAATGACACCATTGTTAAAGGTCCTGATGGCAAGTACGGTGCTATTGCCAAAGGTGGTTTAGACTGTGCAGCAATTGATGCATTACCTGAAAAACCATGGAAGAAAGGCACTGTATTACTCGCAAAACAAGACGGTGAGTGTGTGCGTCTAGCTGCATTTGACTCAATCTTCCAAGAGATTGGCGTGGGTATTACAGCTGACAAAACTAATAGCTTTACTAATGAAGAATATAAAGTTGTTGTAACTGTATCTAACACTGGTGAAGGTAAGAATGAATTAACAAACTTAAATATCGTAGGTCCAGCTAATACTGAGGATTACGAGATTAAAGATGTTACATTCACTAAATCTGAAGCAGATGAAGTAGAACAAGTAAACAACCTAACTTATAACATTCGTGGTCTTAAAAAAGGCGGCACTGTTAAAGTTAAATACACTGTTGTTCCTAAGGTGTTAGGTAACTACCAGTTTACCGCTGCAGTAAACCCTAACTCTGCATTAGATAAAGATTTAGGCAACAACAATGCGACATTAATTTTAAATGCTCGTACTAAATCTGACCCTACATATGTACCGAGTGTAGATTGTCCGCTTATTACTGCGACTGAGCTTGACAGTAATGTTGTGTTGCAACAACTTAAATCCGCTGGCAAAAGTGATATCGGCGGTGTTCAACGTACCGTGTACACCATTGACCAATTAGGAGCAAGTAACATTTTTAGTCGTCGTAACACTCTTAAAGGACTACGAATTAGATTAGATGGGGCTAGCACAGTGGTTGGGTACAGCATCGTAGATTGTAGAGGACAAGCGGCAATCGTAAACGGTAACACCACCGCATCAAACCTTGTTTCCGGCGATGATGGCTGTCGTATTGTAGGCGACCACGACTTCCCTAAACGTGGTGCTGGTGGATACACATTTCAAGATGGTATTCTAGAAATAACAGCCGACGTATTATCATTCGCGTTCTCCTGTAGACCAGTAGGCAATAATTGTAAATGGCAGAGCTATTCAGTCTTCGCTGTTTTACCGCCTAAAGGTCTAGCAATCACTACTTCAGAGTTGGTCGGAGCTACTACCGCAATTACTAAACAGTGGCGCTATGCGAAAGGAGTAGAGTATCTTTCTATTCCAAACAAAAACTCTGCGCAAGTAATTCCATCAACTGATTCGTATGATAAAGATACCTATGTCTCACTTGATGTATCCCGCTCTGAACCAGCTAAGGTCGTCGACAAACTTGTTGTTACCGTGCGCGCTGGCACCGCTGCGTCGTTGAAGTACACCAGTACAGACAACTACGCTGTAACACAGGTACGCGGTAAAACAACAATTACCAACGACACTATTACGGTAGCTGCAGACGCAAAAGCAACTGACAGCGTGAACACTCAATACATTCAAGTTATTGTAGAGGAGTAATAAATGAACTTAGGAAGCCGTAGATTAGGTGCTGGTTGTTCAACTTGTGGCGGTGTAAACCGCCCTACCAACCAGTGCGATGAACGTAAAGTTGTGAGCATTTCTAAAGCTGGTGACAGTCTTATTATTGCTCTTGACGATTGCACATTCTTCAAAGCAGACATGAGTGTATTAGACCCTTGTGTATGTGGCGATGGTACAGGTGCTAACCCTGCAGATGTAGCTTTAATTAAATCTTTAAAAGATTCTATTGCTAAGTTACAAGAGAAAGTAACAGCATTAGAAGCGAAAGAAGATAAAGATACAGTATTTAATCCTGAGTCTTTAATCGGTCGTATCGCAGCTCTTGAAAGTAAAGAAGATAAAGATACAGTGTACGACGACACTGCGTTAGCTGCACGTGTGAAAGCTCTTGAAGATGCACCTGCAGGTGACAGAGTTGATACCACTGCGTTCGTGCGTAAGTCAGACCTTATTGATGTCGCTAACTTCGCAGGTACAGTACGCTTTAAAGCATACCCTGCTGATGTTGCAGGTGATACTGAAGCCGCACCAATCACTAATCTTGAAACAGATTTAGACCACTTATAAACCGTAGCCCTTCGGGGCTACATTCTCAACAACCCTTAAAATAGGAAAATATAAAATGGCAGTTATTCAATTTTTTGAAAAACCTGAAGTTGGTAAAACAACCGTAGTAGTAGACGACCGTCTTGAAGTTAAACCGGATAACTCCGGTAACGTTAAATTCACCCGTACCGATGATGGTTTAAAAGGTGAAGTGGCTTTACCTGCAGCTCAAACTGTAATCAAAGCAATCGCTGTAGAAGATGGTAAATTAAAAGTAACTAATACTGATGGTTTAGATGAGTTAGTTGCATTACCAGCTCAAGCAGTTGATGTGAAATTAAAAGGTGCTGAATTAACTGAAGATAACAAATTAAAATTAACGTTATCCGATGATTCTGTGATTGAAGCAGACTTAGCTAAATTTGTAGATGCACCAAAAGCAGCTGCAGATTACTGGACTGAAATCAAAGCATTACCTGATTTCAAAGATACAGTGATTGAATTACTTAAATCACCTGAAGCTAAAGCAGTGTTGCTTGAAGTTCTTAAAGGTGAAGAAGTACAAAACTTGGCAGGTGATACTAAAGGTTACTTACTTGCTAAATAATCTAACGTGGGGGAGCAATCCCCCTTTGGAGTATAGATGAAAGTAGTACAAGACCTCGATTTACATGATGATGACTTTATCGTTGAAAACAATAAAGTAAGAACTCGTAAAATAGTTAAATCCTATAAGCTAGACTTTGCAGTAGGCAAAGACATCGTTACAACAAATAATCCTGTGGACTACGACAAGCAGGAACGCAGACAGCTTACTGTTATGGATGGTATGGGTAAAATCCACATAGACATTAAAATGGTTAAAACTATTGGTCCTCGTCAAATGTTGCTTAAATTACCCCCTGATGCACCTAAGAACTTAGAGTTGATTGAAACTCAACTATGGGATGGTACTTCAGTGTGGGTGGATAAAGGAAGTCCATGGGTTATGGGCAATGGTCTAAAAGCAGGTCAAAGATACATTTTTGATTTAATAGGATTCTTTGGATGATGAAAGTAGCAGAAATCTCAGAACTTCACCCTTCAGATTTTACAGTAGAAGATGGTAAGGTTCGTGTACTTAAAGCATATAACTGGTATATGGCAGAATTTGCTTTAGACAAAGAATTTATGACTACTGAAAATCCAAGGGCTTACCTAGACCCTCAGTATAGAATGTTATCTGTGTTAGATGGTACAGGTAAAACACATTTAGAATTTAAGGTACTTAAAGATATTCCAGATGGTTCAGTAATCTTTAAACTACCTGAAGATGCACCAAATAATCTAGACAAAGCAAGTGCTCAAACTTGGGATGGTGGATTAATTTGGTATAACAGTAATAACCGAAACATCTATGGTAAAGGTCTTAAAGCTGGACGCTCTTATGCTATAGATTTAGTAGGATTTTTTGGAGATTAATATATGGCAGAAAAAATTGTATTTGGTGCTGATATTGATAACGTAACCATTAAAAACATTGATGGTAAATTGACAGCAATTGTAGATATAGAAAATGCTGAAGATGAGTTTGAAGTAGTTACTAATTATGTAGAACCTCAAGAAGATGATGACTACTATGTAGAATCAGTCTTTGCTAAGTTCCGTCATAAAGCTACTCAACTTATGACAGATGCATTTAAGAAAGAGAAAAAACCTCGTAGTGCTCCAGTGAATGAGAATTTTGTTGACCCTATCACTGCAGATGTTACTGTAGAAGGTAATATTATTATAGTGGTTCCCCATAACATCTATAATAAGTCTGCTATAGACGGTTACGATGTATTTTTAGGTACATTAAATGGATTTGATGACAAGTATTTTAGTAAATCAGACTATCCAAATGCTAAAGCTTTCAATGCTGCTAATGCAGGTAAAACTTTTAAAGTAACTACTAATAAACGTTTTGCTACAGCTAACGGTCATCCATTAGTTAAACCTACTGAGATTCAAGTAGCATACCCTACACTTCCTTATGAAGAACATACTTATGCACCTGAAACTGGTACATCTGCTTATAGTCTTGAATATGTACCTCGTCCTTATAGCAGCACTGATTCTACAATTTTGCAAGAATTACTTGCACTAATTGACTCTACAGAACATGAAGTATTTTACGTTGTACGTTATCCAGATGGCTCAGAAATCTCAGGTACACATACCTACACTGGAAAATATCTAAGCCGATTAGAAGTTTCTGGATATAAAAACGAAGCATCTTCATATGAAAGATGGGAATTCAAACCATACGTAGTTGAAAACTTCAACGGTAAATTGACTGTTTCACCACAGACTTATACAGAAGGTACTTTGTAAGGAGTAACTTATGGGAATCCTAAAATGTTTATACGGAGCTGATACACGCAATGTACGAATCTATAACTTAGGATTCCATTTCATATGGTTCATGCTCTGTGTGAGCCATATCTTTGGAATCATTGAGGTAGACCTACCTAATACATTTGAACCAAAATTTACTACGGTGGTTTGGTTGTTATTAGCTTGTCTACTTACCAGTGTTGTAAGTATTGCTCCGGTTTCTTACTGTAAGAATCGAGATTTATATAAATATATTTCTCTTTTACTTGGTGCGTTAATCGAATTTATTATAGCTTACAAATATGTAACTATTTATCCACCATTGAACCCTATGGTAATTGTATCTACCTATTTAGGTTTCTGGTTCTTAGGTGGAGCTTTATTCGTCAAACAAGATAAGAAGGTAAATTATGGAGCTACTAACTGAACACTTTCCGCTTGTTATGGTTATAAGCGGTAGTTTCCTTGGCTCTATTAAATCCTCAATGGACGAAAATAAGTATACTTTTAAACAAAGATTAGTAAATTTTTTGATTGGTGTATATTGTGGCATCTCTTTAGGATTAACCTATATGACTACAATCGAAACTGGTTATCTTGGTTTGATAGCTCTTACTGGTGCAATGATTGGAACAAACATTCTTGAGGTGATTTCCGACTTAGCTCCAGAATTAGCCAAGAAATTCTTAAGGGACAAATTTAAATGAGTTTTAAATTAAGTAATAAATCTCTAAGCAAATTAACCAATGTTCATCCTGATTTGGTCAGGGTAGTAAAGAAAGCTATTGAAATCTCTACTACAGACTTCTCAGTTACAGAGGGTGAACGCTCATTAGCTCAACAACAAGCTAATGTGAAGAAAGGTGTAAGTCAAACATTGAAGTCTAAACATTTGAAACAAGAAGATGGATATGTACATGCAGTAGACTTAGTACCTTACCCTGTAAACTGGGACTTGAACGCCTTCTATCCTATTGCAAATGCAATGCAACAAGCAGCAGAAGCTCTAAACATTAAAGTACGTTGGGGTGGATGTTGGGCATTACTAAATGGAGATAAACGCTCTCCAATGCGAATGGTGAAGGAATATAGCGATGCTAGAAGACAGGTAGGCAATAAAGTATTTATTGATGCCCCACACTTTGAAATCGTTAAATAATATTATATCATTTACATTGGTTCAAAAGAGCCAATAAACAGAAGGAAAAACAAATATGGCAATTTTACGCTATGAAGAACGTGTACGTATCGAACGTGCAAATGGTTTACGTAAACCAGACCAATGCGTAGAAGGTGGATGTGGTTGTTCAGTTTATGGTAGTGATGAAGCTTATAAAGGCAAATCATTCTCTGACATTGCTGCTACCCCTTTACGTCAAAATGCAGTGTGTCCTCATCCTAAAATGGTTGTACCTGTTACTGGTGCATTTGTTGTGGAAGAACCTGTTAAAGTATTTAAACCAGAATACAAAGACCCAGCTTACCAATTAGTAGATGGCAATCCTTGTGATGGTCGTTTAGTTGGTGTAGTAGAAACTATCTCTGATTCTGACCGTAGTACTGTAACAGTTAAACAAGCTCATACTGTAGTTACTCACGATGTTAAAGTTGAAGATACTGCATTCGATGAACCTAACGAACGTCCAGTAGTAACTTCTACTATTAAAGCTGATGCTGAAGCTACTCAACCAGTTGCGGTAAATGGTACTGAAGCTGAAGAAGTTCCATTATCAGAAGTGTCTGATGGTGAAAATTCAGGTCGTAAACCTCGTGGTAAAAAAGCAGATAAAAAACCTGCAGCAGCAGAAGCTGCAGAAAAACCTGCTGATAAACCTGTTGCAGAAACTCCAGCAGCTCCAGCACCTGCAGAAGGTAATGATGCTGTTGGTAATCAAGGAAACGGTGACCACCTTTAATATCTAATATAGCCCTAGCAATAGGGCTATTCCTCTAAGGATTGTTATGCAAGATAATACAAATGTTGAAAGTAGCACTACAGACAAGGTACAACAGTTAATATCTGTATTGTCTGGTAGAACTGCAGAAAAGCTAACTAACTGGAAGAAAGAACCTAAAGTTGAAGACCTTATGGGGGACTATAAACAAGCACTCCCTTCACATAAGTATCACATTAGTCGTATCCAGAACTGGCTTAATCTGCTTAATCCAATTACCGATAAAACTAAAATCAAATCCGGTAGAAGTGGTGTTACATCTCGTATGGCACGTAAGCTTGCTGAATGGCGATATAGTGCATTAGCAAGTGCTATCTTAAATGAACGTAACTTATTTCAAGTTACAGCTTCTAGCCCTAAATTTATTGAGGCTTCTTTCCAGAATACTCTGGTTCTAAATTACCAATTTAATACTCTTATTGATAAAGTACATTTCATTAATACCTTGGTTCGAACTATGGTAAATGAAGGTACTGCTATTGTTCGTGTAGGTTGGGAAGTAGAACAACAAACCAAAGAAAGAGAAATCCCAGTATACGAATACATCGAAGCAGATGAGCAAGGTACTATGCTTATCATGCAAGCACTAGAACAAATTAACCAAGAACAGCAACAGACTGGTATTACTGATAGTGCAGAAACAGAAGTATTTAAGAATGCTCCACCGGATTTACAAGAAAGCTTAAGAGCAACTTATGAATATGGTATGCCGGTTATTGCACAAGATACAGGACAGACTCAGATTATTACTGAAGTTGTATCTACTAAAAATAGACCATCTGTAAAAGTAATTAACAATGCTGATTTAGTGATTGACCCAACATGTGAAGGTGATTTTTCTAAAGCTAAGTTTGTTGTATATAAGTACCAAACTGATTTATCTACTCTTCGTATGATGAACCAGAAAGCTCCAAATACATACAATAACTTGAAATCACTTGATGCAGACTCACCTGTAGATTTAGGTGATATTAACACTCTTGCTGCTCTACCTAATGAAGTATTTTCTGACTTGTTAGATAACAATCAGAACATTGAAAAAAGTTTTAAATTTAAAGATGAAGCACGTAAACAAATTACAGTATATGAATACTGGGGATACTGGGACATTGATGGAACAGGTATTGCTCAAGCTATTTGTGCGACTATTGCTGATGGTAAGTTTATTAAACTGGAAAGAAATCCATTCCCTGATAACGAATTACCTTTCGTAGTTATTCCATATTTACCGGTAAAAGAATCTGTATATGGTGAACCAGATAGTGAATTAATCCAAGATAACCAACAAATCTCTCAAGCTCTAACAAGAGCTATGGTAGACATTAATGCTCGTTCTGCTAATGGACAAGTAGCAATGCCTAAAGGATTCTTGGATATTGTAAATAAACAAAGATTCAATCGTGGTGAAGACTATGAATATAATCCAGTAGCTCATCCTGCAGAAGCTATTTATATGCATACTGCAAACGAATTACCTCAATCTATGTTGGCTTTCCAACAGATGCAATATGCAGAAGCAGAAGCGATTACAGGGGTTAAATCATTTAGTGGTGGTATTGATGGTAATGCATACGGACAAGTAGCTGCCGGTATGAGCCAAGCGGTAACAGCGATTAACCAACGTGAAGGTGATATCATGTTCCGTATCTCTAAAGGTTTAGAGAAAGTTGGTAATAAAATTCTAGCTATGAATATGGAATGGTTAGATGAAGAAGAAGTTATTTCCCTTACTCAGTTCCAATTTGTTACTATTCGTAGAGAAGATTTAAAAGGTGATTTCCATTTAGCAGTTAGAATTAAATCTAATAGTGAATCTGAAGGTAAAGCACAACAACTTACTTTCATGGCTCAAACATTAGGTGAATCTGCAGATTGGGGATTACGTAAAATCATGTTAATGGAGATTGGTCAATTATATAATTTAGATACATTTGTATCTGCTATTAAAGACTATGAACCACAACCTGACCCAATTCAACAAGAGATGGCTCAAGTACAACTTGAACTTGAAAAAGCTAAACTTGCTAAAGAACAAGCTGAAGCAGAATACTATCAAGCTCGTTCTGCATTTATTGATGCTCAAATTGGTAATACTCAAGCTGATACTGACCTTAAAGCTCTTGACTTTATGGAACAACAAGAAGGTGTTAAACACGCTCGTCAAAGAGAGATTGTTCAAGCTCAAGCAGAAGCACAAAACAAAGGTAAGATTGCTACTGAACTTCTTAAAGGACAAAATGCTTTACAAAAAGCTCAAATGGACAATGATACTAAACGTGCAGTAGCTGATGCTAAAGGTGATAGTAAAGAGGATAAAAAACCAAAAAAGCTATCACAAAGAGCACAAAATCGTGAAAACGCTAGACAAGCACAGAATAATTTAAGAAAATTGCCAAATCCTGAGCTAGGTGCTGTTCCAGATGGATTATTCAAAGCAGACGGTTTAGGTAACTATATTCGTGGTGATGGCAATACTGTACAGAACCAAATCTAATAGACTAACATAAGAGGACTATAAAATGGTTGAAGATAACCTAATTGAACAAATTGAACGTGAACGTAAGAACCAAGCACTTATCTTAGAACGTGCTGAAGCATTATGGCGTTTAATGGATAATCCAGATTTCAGATTAGTATTTCGTGATTATTATCAAGGTTTATACTTACAACGTATTGTAAAAGAAGACCTAGCTACAGCAACTGCAGATATTACTAAACAGTCTGCAGTAGACCGTATTAAATCTATTGGTTTATTTGACCAATTTATTAAACAACTTGATTCAGAAGGTATGTATGCAAAATCATTTATTCAAGCTTCTGATGAAGAGTTAATTGCAGCTTATACTGATACTGACAGAGGTTAATATGTCGGAGTATAAACTTCCTGAAAGTGTGTCATTATTGACACGTGAAAGTGTGAAGCATAAAGTAGAGTTACATAATCTTATTGCTAATGGTGGAGCTAATTCCATTGATAGTTTAGAGAACTATCTACATCTTAAACTTGTTGAGTTAAAAGATAGATATGAACGAGATAAAGACTCCTCTAGTGAAGATTACTTAAAAGGTATTAAAAGTCAAATTGACAATGTAGAACGAGCTATTCATGAAATAAGACAATATGAGAATTATATTACTAATGAACATTGTCTTAATATTACTAAGCTTAATCGCATTGATGAGTTTAAAGCACTGTTAGCAAATGACCATGCTTGGACTCGTTCCGGATACCTATTAAAAGAATTTGAGGTCTAATAATGACTACTGAAAATACTACGAATCAACCTGTAGAAGTACAAGATAATTTAGACATTGGTTCAGTACTAGCAAGTGCTACCGATGAACAATTAGAAAATGTAGATACCTTTGAAGAGTTTATGGCTCAACAAGGTGTACAACCTGAACAACCTAAAGAACAGGAAGAAACACCTAGTGATAACCAAGCTCCAGAAGAGACTACTAAAACTTCAGAATCTGAACCAGAACAACTAACTGGTGAAGCAACTGAAGAAACTACTGAGCTTACTGATGCAGAGTTCAGACAACTTGTTACTGCAAGTTTCAGAGCAAATCATCAGGATGTACAAGTAGATAATCCTGACGACATTAGAAAACTAATGCAATTCGGTATGAACTATCACAAGAAGATGGGTGAACTAGCTCCACACCGAAAAATTTTAAAATCGTTAGAACAAAATGGTTTACTAGAAGCAGACAAGATTAATTTCGCTATTGACCTACTTAAAGGTGATAAAGCAGCAGTTGCTAAGTTCCTTAAAGACCAGTCAATCGATACTTATGAATTGCCTGACTTAGAAGAAACCCCGTATCAACAAAAAGACTATTTACCTACTGATGAACGTGTAGCTTTTGATGAAAAGACACAAGAGTTACAAGGTTCTGAAGCTGGTCAGCGTGTATTAAGTTATGTTAAGAATTTGGACCAAGATAGTTTCTATGAAATCTATACTAATCCAGTTATTCTAGATAACTTACAACGTCATGCTGAGAATGGTTTAATGAACGATACACTCGCTGTTCTTGAAAAAGAATATGCACTAGGTAAAGTTCCTGCAAACATTAAGCCTATTGATGCTTATGGTTTTGTAGCAGAACAACTTCAAAAGCAAAATCCAAGTAAGTATGAGCCTAATTACCGTGCTCCAAAAGTAGTAGGTAATAACTTGGCTCAGAACCAAGCACCTAAACAAACAGCTCCAAAAGCTCCGTCTAGTGCTGGTATTCCTAACAATAGTCAAGTTCCACAAAGACAGCAATCTTATAGTGGTATTGATGCGTTGTTGAATGCTGATGAAAATGAATTAGCTAAATACAACAGTTGGGAAGAATACTTACAAGCTAACAATATTAATTTTTAAGGTAACAAATTATGGCAGTTAATTCTCCAATCGACACTGCAACACAAGCAGATGTAAACACTATGGCTAATGCCCATGCTCCAAGTATTGGTTCACCACGTGCTAACTTATACAATGACCCACAAGGTCTACGTGGTACTCCAGTACAATCTTCTGTTGGTTCACAACAATATGAACGTATTTTCTATACAAAGAAAATCATTCCAGCATTAGCAAAAAAACGTAAATTTTCTAAATTAGCAGATACTATCGCAATGCCGAAGAATCAAGGGCAACGTATCCGTGCTGAAGTAGATATTCCTTTACTTCACGATGCTAACTTAAACGACCAAGGTATTGACGCACGTGGCGTACATATCCGTAATGGTAACTTCTATGGTTCTTCTAAAGATATCGGTAAAATCTTAGGTGCTATGCCGGTATTAACTGAAGAAGGTGGTCGTGTAAACCGTGTTGGTTTCTCACGTGCATGGACTGAAGGTACATTTAACAAATTTGGTTTCTTCTTCGAATATTCTCAAGATTTAGAGAATTTCGATTCAGACCCACAAATTGTTTCTCGTATGTATCAAAAAGCTATGGAAGCAGCAGAACAATTAACTGAAGACTGTTTACAAGCTGACTTATTAAACGGTGCAGGTACTATCGTATATTCAGGTAACGCTATCTCTGATGATACTATGGACCAAACTTCATTGATTTCTTATCAAGCGATTCGCCGTTTATCTCGTGCATTAGACGATAACCAAACTCCACGTGAAACCAAATATATCTTTGGTTCAACTAACTTAGATACTCGTACTGCAACTACTTACCGTACTTTATTCGTAGGTCCTGAAGTATTAAATATCTTAGAACAAATGAAAGACCACTTTGGTAACCCAGCATTTATCCATGCTCACCAATATGGTGCAGGTATCTCTAAACTTATGGAAGATGAAGTTGGTATCATCGACAAATTCCGTGTAGTTTATGTAGAAGGTATGTTAGGTTGGATGGGTGCAGGTGCTGTAGCAGACCCACAATTCGGTCTTGCACAAGAAAACGGTAAATACAACATTTACCCAGCATTATGTATCGGTACAGATGCATTTACTTGTATCTCATTCGATGGTTCAAATGGTGTGAATAACAAATTCCAAATTCATCACCAAAAACCAAATCAATCTTACAGCTTGTTAGACCCATACGGTGAAATTGGTTTCGTATCTATCAAATGGTGGTACGGTATCATGTTCAAACGTCCTGAACGTATCGGTGTTATCAAAACTGTAGCTCCAATGTAATATTGGATTAACTTATAGGGGTTCACTCGAACCCCTTATTTCCTAGAAGAACAGAATAGAAGGAACGACAATATGTCTATTGAACAAACAAATGTAAACGTATCTACTGATGAAGTGGAAATCAACGAACGTGATTATTGGAAAGAACAAGCGAATATTCGTGGTGTATCTTATGCAAACAATATCACTACAGCGAAATTAAAAGAATTAGTGCAAGCTCGTATTGCAGAGCAAGAAGCTACTAATTCAGGGGGTACTAGAGGTCGTCAAAGCTTAGAGAAATTAGCTCCAGAAGTATTAGCTAATATCGACAAAGCTACTGCTTTAGTACGTTTCCAAATTAATGTATTAGACCCAAGTAAACAAGACTGGACTGCTATTACTGTGACTGCAGGTAACGCTAACTTCTCACCAATTAGACGTGTAATTCCTTTAAATGCTCCTGTATGGCATGCAGAACGTATCTTAGTAGAAGTATTGAAAACTATGAAGTATGCTCATCGTAAATCTGAAAGACATCCTCGTTTACGTCAGCATATTGATAATATGTCCAAACCAAAATACTTACCGTGCTTTAGTATTGTAGAACTTCCTCCATTAACAGAAGAAGAATTAAAAGCACTAGCTGAACAACAAGCGGTAAACAATACTGGACAATCTGAAAACGATTAGTAACAATAGCCTAGTTAGTTTAAAAATTAGCTAGGCTTTTTTAATGGAGATTATATGACAGACCTTAATAAGTTTTTAGGTACACCTGTTACCGGTATTGGTAAACAATACGATGTATCTGAATTTGCAAATAATAACCTTACTGGTAATGCTGTAGTCGATAGATTTATCAATATGGCTGGTGCTAAAGCTATTAAACCCTTTGATAATGAAGGTAACCATATTGGTGCAGGTTATGAATTTGACAGAATAGTAGATGGTGATTCAGGTTTTGCTACTTCTGCTCAAGCATGTAAAAACATTTGGTTATGTGTACCAAATATCAATGTTCCAGATAGTGTAAAGAATTTAGGTTTTGATGCAGAAGATGGTACAAAATATAAATGGAAAACAGTTGAAGATGTAAATAAGATTGCTGACGAAATTGATAATATTCCTGATGCTCATCAACTGGTTCAATTCTTATCTGATGCATATAAACAAACTGAAATTTTTGACTTACTCAACCCTAAGTTACAGAAAGCTATTACGGATTATCGTGATAAGTATCCACTCCGTACTATTGAAGATTATGCTGACTTATCTGCTTACTTGAATGCACCTTTCAAAAAACTTGATATTGAAGTTGCTACAGAAAATGAAGAACTTAAAAAGATTCTAGAAGCTTTAGATAAGCTTGGTTTAGAAGACCTAGATATTCCTTTAGTTAAAGTAGAAAATACTGACCTTACTACAAGAGAAGTAGATGGTACAGGCGTATTTGATTTCATTGGTTCAAGTGTTATGAACCAGTTAGAAATGATGACTAATAGAAATCTTATTTCTAAAGCTGATGTAGCAAATGTGTACTCTACTTTATTGGTTCAAGGCTTACAAACTTCTGCACAATATGCATTAGAGAAAGCTAATATCTTGAACCAATCTTATGCAATGAGAGTTCAAGCAGTACAAGCAGCAGTAGCAGTATTACAAGCTAAAGCTAATATGCTAATGTTACCTATTCAGTTACGTTTACAATATGCTCAGTTAGAAGCTCAGCTTAAACAAGTAGAATTATTGAAAGTACAAACTGAACTTGAGAAAGAAAAATATCCACAAATCCAAGCTCAGACTGATTTAATCTTGGCTCAAACTGATGCACAAAGAATTCAAAATGAGCATCTCAAAGAACAAGCTTATATCCTTCAAGAACAAGTTAAACAAGCCGGTATTGCTACTCAGTTACAAACATTGCAACTTGACCAACAAGCTCTTGCAAATAATAAACTTGTTGAAGATACCAAACTTACAGATGCTCAAACTCAGTTACAACTTAAACAGGTGATGTTAGCAGATGTTCAAAAAGTACAAGCTAAAGCAGCTATTAAACTCCAAGCACAACAACTTGAAAAAGAGAAAGAAGGTTTGGCATTGGTTAAAGCACAAACTGCAGCAGCATATGCTCAACTTGCAGCATTAGAAGAACAAATTAAAGCTGCTAAAGCTCAATATAATGACCGTATTGATGGTAAACCTATTGGTGGTGTACTTGGTGCTCAAATCGCTGTAAATAAAGCACAAGCTGTAGGATTTGAACGTGATGGTTTCATTAAGTTTATGAACCAAGCACAATCAGGTTGGGCTGCGAAGAAAACAGCAGATATTGCTACTATGGCTCCATCTTCATACTCTGCACTTGGTATTGACCGTATGATGACATGGGCAGCACATAAAATGTTTAATATGCCTATTGATACATTTGCAATGCCAGATGGTTATGCAGACTATATTACTGATGATGAAATGGATGCTAAAGTTGCAACCAAAACATCAGCAAATAACCATAAATAGGAGTAACTAATGGGGTTAGGCACTACAAGGTATTATCACTATTTCACTCAGTATTCTGATGAAATTAATGGTAACTATATGTCAGACCCTATTGCTACTTATGCAGCAGCAGCCGTAGCAAAAGGTGATGATATTGGTTCAAGTGTTGTAGAAGCTTTACAACAAGGTAGAGGTGTACACCTTAGAAGATATTACCAATATGCACGAGCAAGATTTGGTAATAGATTCTGGAATTGGAATTTAAAGACTCTAACCGGTAATACTGCAGGTACAAAGCTTGATAAGAAAATGGCTAAGATATTTATTCCAAGTTCTAAGCCATATACTTATATTGCATCTACTACACCTGAATATCATAAACTTGGTCCATACTTGAACCAGAAAGTAAAAGATACTTATGGTATTGATGAGTTTAATGATACTTACAATAGTAAACAGTATGAAGCTACTGCTGTAAATAAAACTGATAAAGGTGCAACAGTACTCAGAACTGTATCTGAACCAAGAGAATACTTGTATTTGCCTGACTTACCTGAACCTAGTATTGGTGTAATCTATTGGGATTATTCTGAACCAGAATACAAATCATCTGCTACATCTAGTGAGATTTATTTCGAAGAAAAGATTCCTAGTGGATACCCTAAAACTATTGGTAATAAAGTTCTTCTTAAAGAATGGGCAGAAGCATATAACCCATTTGGTGATAGTGAATCTGGTTCTGTTTATATGGATTCTAAAACTGAAGAAGAATTAGATAAAGAACAAGATACTGAGTCTAAAATTAATATTAACTATACTCGTAAGATTTACCGTAGATATGCAGAAGTTAAAAAAATAAATACTCATAACTCTGGTAGTGGTGACCCAGACTATACTTATGATTATGTAATTACTACCGAAACACATGAAATTACATATAACAAAGAAAGCTTTGCTTATATGACTGAATCCGGTTTAACTAATTCATCTGCATTAAAGTTTTTTATGGATAGTCGAAAAGACCCATCAAGAATTTCAGCAGGTGAGATATCTTCAAAAACTGACCCAAGTGTATTTAAATTATATCCCTATCTTCCTGTAAAAGATTTTGGTGAAGATGCTTGGGAAGAAACTTGGTTAGTTCCTAAACTTGGTCCTAATGATGAGATTGTAAAACTTCAACGTATTATTGATGAAGCTTTAAAGAAACAATCTGAAGATAGACATTATCAAGAAGAACATGAACCGAATCAATCTAATCCTAGATTAAAGTCTAAAGATAAAAAATCAGATAGACGAGATAGTTCTAAACTCTATACTTATAATGGTCAGCAATACACGCTTAGAGCTTTACAGAGACGTTTAGATAGATATCTTTCACAAAAGCGTAAAGTGAAATTTAATAAGCTCCATAATCCTGCTAAAGACTTATCTGAGAGTGCTACTAAGAGACATATTGATAATCTAGCTGAAATGATTGGTATAGATTATGAAGCTATTGCATCTAGTATGATTGCTGATAAAAACTATCAGAATGGTACAACAAATACTAGACAACGTTCTATTATGTGTTCAGTAAACTTCTCATCTAACATCGCAGAGATTCAAGCTTATTGGTTCTACATGATTAAACGTTTATACAGACTCTATGGCGAAGAAAGAGACTTTGCTGAATGGAATGTAGCAGTAGCTAATGCTACCAGTCTCTATGACCTTCCTATGAAGCATTTTACATGGAAGAACCAATCAGGCTTAGATTATGGTGGTATGTCATGGATGTATATCCGTAAGATTGAATTGAATGGTTCATTACGTAAGATTAAACGTTATCGTAGATTAAAAGAAATTAAACGTGGTAAACCAATTACAATAAACAGCATTGATGAATTGAAGTCTCTTATTGAACCTCCAAAAGAATTTGCAGAAGATACTTATCATACTTCTAAGAATGGTACTCAACATAACATTGGTGGACAGAAGTATACTACTTCTGGAACATTTGATAGAAATCTAGATATTGGTACTGTGTTCAAAGACTTTAACTATACATTCTTCTGTAAAGAAGGTAATAATGGTAAACTTGAAGTTTATGCTGTAGCTGGTTTATGTTTCTATTCTAAGATGATTCAAAAGATTCATTGGGCTACTGCATGGTTTGACTTAAATTTACAGTATGCTAGAAATCATAATAAATATGTTCCTAAGAAGAAAGATTTTGAAGCTACTTATGATATGAAACATCGTATCAGTAAACGACATTATTATATTACCCGTATGTCACATTTTGGTGTGATGCCGGTAGATTATAATGTTATTCGTAGGGTTGGTGGTGCAGAACTTGAACGTATGTCACAACGTATACCTATACTATATGGTTTTACTCATACAGAAAGTAAAGGTAAAGCTAAATGGGTTAAGATTGTAATGCATGTAGTTCAAGCAATTATTGCAGTAGTTGGTACTATTTTTGCAGCACCTTCTGGAGGTTCATCCGCTGCTGGTGCTGCTGCAGCGAATGTAGCAATCCAAACTTTAATTAGAGCAGTTGTAGTATCTATTATTACATCTTTAGTATTTAAATATGCATTAATGCCTTTATTAAAAGCTATTGGCTTAAGAGGTATTATTGCTTTAATCGTAGCTGTAATTATTATGATTGCTGCTTCATACCTTGGCGGTCAAATGAGTAATAACCAATCTGCTATGCCTTATGGTTCAGAAGTAGGTAAACAAACTGCTACTCAAGCTAGTGCAGAAGTGGTAAAAAGTACCAGTCAAACTGTTATAGATTCATTTATACAATCTGTGAAAGAGTCGTTTAATAATGTAATTAATACTATTAAAAGTCTTGGAGAATCTGCTACAAATCTTACTGCAGAATCTGTAGCACAAAGTGTTAAAGAAGGTATTACAAGTGGCTTAACTCAATTAACTAATATGAGTTCATTTGAAGCTTTAAGTATGCTAACTAAAGCTGGTTTAGAAACATATAATTCTGAAAATGCTAAAAAGATAGCAAATATCCAAATACAGTCTGAAGAAGAGACTGCAAGATATAATGCTGCACAGCGTGAATTAGAAGAGTTACAGGAAACAATTAAAAACGCATCTTATGATGTTAAAGCAGTGTTGGAAGCACAACGGTTAAGATACAGAATGTATGACCCAACATCATTTTTAGCATCAAATACAACACCGGATACTTACTCGGCATCGTTCGATTATTTATCTAACTTTATTAACATGAAACTAAATGTAGACCCTGTTACAACAGATGTAGCAATGACACCTGATTTTAGTTTCTCTAATCCTTATAAAACAACATAGAGGTAACTATGGATTTATGGGCAAATAGATTTAATCCTTCTGGATTTTTAACTACTACTGGTACGTATGGTACACGTTCTGTAGATAATGGTTTTGGAAATCTATGGGGGGCTTTTGGTGATAACTACCAAAACAATTTTAATGGTGGGGCACTATCTACTGCATTAAGTAATAACGGTTTAAAAATTGGTAATGATTTTAATGATGCAGGTTGGATGAACTTCCTTCAACAGCAAAATCAATTATCTTTAAATGATAAAGGTAATGCTGTTTTAGGTAATGCTTTCCAAAACCAACAAGCATATGATGCATTAAAACTTCAATACCAGAATGGATTAAAGAACGGTACTATTAATGCAAATGGTTCTACTGGATTTGGTGGTACTGACCAATTTGGTAACAAAACATTTATGGGTGGTACTGGTTTACAATGGGCTGGATTTGGTGCTAACTTAGGTTTAGGTTTATGGGGTGCATATCAACAACATAAACAAACTAAGCTTGCTCAACAGGCATTTGAAGAACAGAAAGCTTTACAACGAGCTAACTATAAAATGCAAGCTAAATCATTTAATAACAGCCTTAGAAACCAACAATCTGGTAGAGGTTTTGTAGGTATGTCTGGTTCAGCTAAACGTACATTAGGTCGTGAATACGATGCAAGAAAAGCAGAGGAAACTTACTAATGGCAATCGAGTGGAAACCTATTGAAGGTGGATTTGGTTCAGTTATGGAAACAGCTTTAGCTCAGTCTAAACAACTCGCTCCACAACAAATAGATATTACACAAGGTTTTGGGGGTAGATTCATTACCCCCGAAGAATATTATACAGCAAAGAATAATGCTGCCTTATCTGCATTAGATATTGAACCAACAGAACAAACAAGTGCATTAGGTGCTCTTGCATCAAATAAACAAGATGTATTATCCCGTCCTACACAAGAAGTATCACCTTCATCTGTAGCTTCATCTATTTCTAATGTAGTAGCAGGTACTCCAAACAAAGGTAAATATTCTGCACTCTATGGAGAAAACTTTAATAAGTATGCTCCAATGATTGTTAAAGAAGCACAAGCTCAAGGTGTAGACCCTAATACATTATTGTCTATGACATATATTGAGTCTAAATTTGACCCTAATGCAGCAAATAGTGCTTATGGTGGTTTACATCAAATCAGTAAATCTCAGCATAGTAAATGGGCTGACCCAGAGTACAATACTCGTGAAGCTTTAAAATTATATAAAGCAAATGAAGCTTATGCCCGTAAACAAGGTATTACATTTGATGTAGGTAACGCATATTTATTCCATCAACAAGGTTTAGGTGGAGCAACAGCTCTATTAAAAAATCCTAACTTGTCTGCTGCAGAAGCTTTAAAGAAAACTTCCCAATGGAAGAATAAAGATGTAGCTTGGATTAATAAAAATGTTATTGAAGCCAATGGTGGTAGAGCTAATATGAGTGCTACTGAATTTGCTAATTTATGGCGTAATAAAGCTAACGAAGTTTATGCAAACGTTCGTGGTAGAGAAGCTCAACTTGGTGGATGGGCTAATTATTTAAATAATAGAGGTTAGTATGGCTGAAATTAAATGGTCAAATGTAGATGGTTCTGCTCTTAATGGTGCAGTATCTAATGCAAATAGTGGAGTAAATAATTATGTTAGAACTCTTTTTGGTATTGGTTCAAATGTAGAAGACTTTACTGACAAATTACAAAAACGTTCTGACGAAACTGCAAAGTGGAATCGTAATCAGAATACACAACAAATTATTAGCAAAATGCATGATGCAGATAGTCTTAATGCAATGAACCAACTACAAGCACAAGGAATTGGTAATGCTCAAAATGCTCTTAATCAATTTGGTGGTCAAGTAGATTTAGCAGCATTAAATGAAGCAAAAGCTACATGGGCAACAGATACAGAAAAACGTGCTTCTGCTAAAGATAGTTTATTGGATTATTCACCAGAACAGAAAGCACTTATGTCTGAGATTCAGAATGATATTCTTACTGGTAACGTTGAAGGTGCTCAAGCTAAGCTAAATAGTAGTAACTTCAGTAATAAACAAAAATCTGATTTAGTAAATAGTGTCTACAAAGCTCAAGAGAATAATAAAGACTTTAACCTCAAGTATGCAGATACTGCCGGTAAGTTTGCTAATTCACAACTTGAATTTCAAAAAGCACAAGCCGAAGCTCAAAAATATGAAAATGACTTTTACGCTAATAACGGTAAAACTGAAGTATCAAAAGCTCTTTTATCGAAAGACCCTACTTACCTTAAATTACTAGGTAACATTGAAGCATTAGGTCAAACTACTAATTTATTACAATCTCAACTTGATATGTATGGTTCAAGTAAGATTCTCAATGGTGGTCAATATGCTCCAAAACTTCCTACTGATATTGCTCCATCTATAGGTTCTGGTTCAGTTGAACCAACAGCTTCAGTACAACCTACTCAAGAAGCTGTATCAGCTCAACAAGCCTTGAACCAAGAAGTTCCTAATAGTGTAACAAGTGTTGCAGAACGTGCAGCTCAAATAGCTACAAACCCTAAAGCACAATCTAATAAACCAAAAACAGAAGAAGAGTTTAAAGGTACTCTTGCTGATGCTGGCTTTACTGAACGTACTGGAAGTACTATTCCTCCAGCATTACAGCCTACTTATAATAAGTTAATTAATGGTGATATTGATATTAATTCTGCGGATGGTAAGAAAAATCTAGCATTATTAGAAGCTCATCTTAATGATAGTATTAAAGCTTATAATAAACAAACTGGTAGTAATATTCAACCTGTTACTCTTCCTACAACACAAGTAGGTTTAGCAGATTGGAAAAGAAAAATGGCTTCACGTAAAGAAGCCCTTAACCAAGAACACCAAGTAGCTTTAAATGATATTTTTGGTATCAAGCATACTAATAATCCAAATGATATTGACCCAGTAAGAAATATTCTTAAGTATGCTCTAACTGATAGTGAATATTCAAAAGATGATGCTAAATATCAAACTAAAGACGATGTTATTGAAGCTCTTAAACAAGACAAATATGCTAAACAAGGTTGGTTTGACGGTAATGATTTACAAGAACGTGCAGTTAAGCTTTTAGATAGATTTGAGCCAAAAGAAGTAATGCGTATTATCAACAGTGTTACATCAAATGGTACTCGTGAGGCTAACGGTATACTTAATCCATTTGAAAATGATGAATATGGTGCTATTGATGATTTAATTCGAAATGTAGATAAAGACCCTTCACTTCTTCAAGAACTTCGCCATCAAGTAGAAGATGTTAAGAAAGTAAATGATAATAAAGTTAGTGGATTAGATATGATAATTCCTATTGGACAAGCAGCTTCTGTAGATGCTTCTGATAGAAATGCTTACGGTAAAGAATATGTAGAATCTAAGCATGCTATTAATCGTAAAGTAGATTCTGAAGTTAAAGCTAAACAAGCAGTAGAAGATTTAAAACAGAAAGCTGATATTGCTAAAACTAATACTGCTATCAATGATGCTGCAGAAAGATTCCCTGCAGATACATTAAAAGCTTTATTGGAAGAGGGTACTTTAGATACTGCTACTCAAATTAAAGCTTATGTGGCTTTAGGTAATAAAGTTCCTACTGATTTAGATGAAAAAGAGTTAGATAAAATCCGAAATACTCTGTTAGAATTACCTGCGGAAAAACTTAAAACATTGATTCAAAGTAAAGTAAATACTGCTACATTAAAGAAAGAAGCAGATAGATTACGTAAAGAACTGAAAGATAAAGATTTACTAACTTCAGACCTTGAATCTAAACTCAAATCTATTAATTAATGGAGAAGCTTATGGCTGGATTTATTAACTGGAATAATATGGGGAGCATTACTGATACGTCAGATGCGATTGATGAAAGAGAACAGGCTTACGAGCCTGTTCAATTTGATAGTAATTCTTGGACAAATATCGGTATTGCAAAACAAAGAGCTATTACTCCAACAGCACCTACTGCGTATGAGCAACGTAAATCATCCTTAGAAGAAGCTACAGAAAGAAATAAAGCTATCTTAGGGGATAAGTTAGCTCAAGATGCTCAGAAGCGTGATGAGCTTCTTATTGCGTCTGGTGCAGATGAAAATCAGGTTAATCAGAATAGACAGATTCAAACTGAAATTAAAAATAAAGATAGTTTGGAACGTATTCAGAACCATATTGCTTCTAAATCTGACCCATTAAACAAAGTTAGTTTCTTTGATGAAGATTTAGAAAATGCTATTCATAATCTTAGTCGAAACGAAGTTATTGAGCTATATGCAGGTAAACCGGAACTCAGAGATTATATTCTAAGCCAGCAAGGTTATGCTGCAAACCAATTAGCTAAGACTGGTTTATATAGTGATAGTGCTGCTTCTGTATTTGGTAACTTAGCTTCTGTTGGTTTAGGTGCAGCAAGTGAAGAAGCTGCTTTATTAGACTGGGCTAATTATACTGCTAAATCTCTTACTGGTTCATCTGAAAGTGAAAAGACTAAAGCTATTACAGAAGGCTTATCTAATAAATTAAATAACCTTAGCGATGAATATAGAAATACTTCTGCTCGTTTATCTGATGAAGCTACTGCTGCAAGACAAGAACTTACTGATTGGGAATACGATAAGAAAATTGCTCAACAGAAAATTAATGGTCTTCGCGGTTCAGAAGTTAATCAAGATACTGTTGGCAGAGAATTATCTAAAGTTAAAGACGTATTGTCAGATGGTTATCAAGTTACTAAAGAAATTGCTCAAGAAGTCCCAAGTACTATTGCAACTCTTGGTGTAGCAAAAGGTATCACTTCAGGTGCTAAAGCTGTAGCAAAAGCTGTTTCTAAAGATAAGATTAAATCTAATCTTGCTAAAGAAGAAGCTAAATATATTGCAGAACAAAAAGCTAAAACTGAGCTTACCGAAGATGCTATTAAAGCTACTCCAGAATTTGCTAAAGCTCAGGAAGTTGCTAAGAAAAATATTGATGCAGTATTCACACGTAAATCTCAAAAGCATTCCGGTAAGATTATTACTGGTTGGGAAACTGTAAGCTCTGGTGCTCAAAACGCTGTATCTGCTTATAGTGATGCAGCTTCATTTATCTTGAACCAAGATGATAAATCATTTAAAGAATCTAAAGGCTTTAAAGATTTACAGAAAGAGAATCCTGATATCACTGTAGATGATGCTAAACAAGTACTAGCAAATAAAGCTGGTGAAGAAGCTATGCTTCGTGCATTCTTCTCTTCTGCTACTCTAGGTGCTGCATTCTCTAATGCTGAACGTAAACTATTTGATAGATTATTCAAAGGTAAATCTTTAGCAACGATTAAAGAACGTGCTAAATCATTTGGTATTTCTGTTGGTTCAAATGCTGCACAAGAGTTTGGTGAAGAAGCCTCATCTAAACTATATTCTAATCTAGCTATCAATAATGCATTAGGTTACAAAGCTGTTGATGAATCACGAGATGTATTGTCATCTGGTTTATATGGTGCAATTACTGGAGGTGCTACAACCACTCTTACTAATAGTCCTGAACTTATTGGAGCTGGTGCTAAAAAATTAGCAAAAGTTGCTGGAAATAAAATTGCACAATCTGCTGAAAAATCTACTGCTAAAATGCAAGCTAAACAAGTAGAAGCTGAAGCTAAAGAGAACCAATCTCTATTTGGTACATCATCTTATAAAGATGAAGATGGTAATACTGTTGCTGGTCAAAAAGGTGTACTTGGAAAAGACTTTGATGAATCTAATCTTGGTTCCGCTTATAAGAGTGCTATTGATAATTTAACTAACTCTAGTTCTGTATTAAAAGAAGTAATTGATAGTCATGGAAAAGAGAATTATACACAAACTATCCATGCTCTTTATCAAGGTTATGCTAATGCAAGAAAAGCTTTAGAGAATCCAGATAAATTATCTATAGAAGAAGTAGAAGCTTATACTGCATTAAAAGATACATATGAACAATTCCAAGTAGAAGTTAGTACAGGTGCTGTAAAAGATTTAGCAGACTATAATAATGAACTCTATACTGCTATTGGTGAAATGCATGCAGTAAATGCTGACCCTAATACTACAGATGAACAAAAACAAGCTGCTATTAATAAAGTAAATGAAATTGCTTCAAAAGATGAAGGTTTCCAAAAGCTTGTAAGTTCTCCATTATATGCAATGCTATCTACAGAAGAGAATGCAAATTCTGAAGTTATTAAAGATATTCCTAGAGAAGTATCTTTCCTTGACGGTAAAAACAAAGAAGATTACCCAGAGGTATATAACTCTGTATCAAACCATTTCAAACAAATCGACAAAGATTTAAAAGATGGCAAGATTACAGAAGAAGAAGCTTATAAACGTTATGGTGATGCTCTTACCGCTATTCAAACACTAAAAGATACTAAAGCTAGTACACATGAAAAGCTTAATGGTATTAAAGGTCTATTAAACCAAATGCAAGAAAGCTTGCATTCTATTGGTAAAGACTTTGGTGATAATTCACCATTTAAAGTATTGCACCAAGAAATTAATAAATGGACTCCATCAGAATCTACTGCTGACTTCTCAGCAGATGATATCTTCTTACAAAAATTCTTTGGTTCACAAGGTGTCGGTTCATATGCTAAGAACTATAAACTTGGTTTATTAGATTATGTAACTGATTACTTGAATGCTAAGAAAACTGGTACACAATTCCAGTCTATTGGTAGATTACAAAGATTTTATAATACTCAGGTTAATAAACTTTCTGCATTAAATGAAATGATTCATCAAATGGAGAAAGATGATGCTGCCGGTAAATTAAAAGAATCTTATTCTTATAAAACTCCATATAAAACTTTAGCAGGTGAAGTTAATAAATTTACTTCATTAAATTCTGCTAAACGTTATCGTGATATGGTAATGGGTGATATGGAAAGTTTCCATGCTATTACTCAATCTTTATTACAAGGTAAAGCTCGTAATCATACTAAATCTAAAGCATCTTCACCATTACCAACTACTCCGGTAAATACTGAAGAGTTAAATAATTTACAGAATAGCACTAACCAACCTGAAACCGATAAACCAAAAGAAATTGAGATTAAATCTCTTCGTCAAAAAGATGGAAAATCAGTTGCTACTATTGGTTTAGTAATGGATGACTCTTTAGATTCATTAGCAGCTCTTACTACAAAAAATGGTAAACGTATTGTAAGACTACGTAATAATATTTCTAAGAAAGACTTTGATAACTACATTCAAGGTAAAGATGGTTCACCTACTTCTGTTCAAAAACAAATTGTGTTTAACCAATTAGAAGTTGAATATGGTATTGACCAAAAAGCTCTAGATAATCTTATCCAACAATACGCTGATAGATTCCTAGAAGGCAACGTAGAACGTGCATTAAAACGTTTTATTATTGAACATGAGCTATCCCATGTAGAGAACTTAGAAAGCGATTCTAAAGCATATAGAGAAGCTAAACAGAAGTCTCCAGAAGACTACTTAAAAGACCCTGTTGTACTTAACGCAGAAGTTCGTGCAAATGTAGATGCTATTGAAGCATTAGGTTCTCGTTTAGGTCTTGGTTCAAATATTACTGAGATTGCATATAACCTTAATGCAGAGCAAGAAGAAAAAGATTCTGAACCAGAAGTATTATTAGGGCTTCCGTACTATCCAGATGCAGATTCTTCTGAAGCTAAAACTCCTACATTATTAGATGTTCAAGAGCGTAACTATGAAGCTCTTAAAGGTCATTTAGCTCATGCATTTGCAGAGATGAATAATAAGACTTTAAAACAACGCTATGGTGAGTTATCTAAAGATAAAACTTATTCTATCACTGTACCTTTAAAATCTACGTATAACGTTACTACTGATAATGACTTTGTAAAAATTGAAGGTGATAACCTTACTGTACAAATTCCAGAAGAGATTGCTAAAGACCTTATTAAATTTGGTTTTGATGTAGAACAAAACTCTTTTGATAAGTATGTTCGTTTAAATGAGAACCAAACACCTACATTGTCTGAAGAAGCTATTAAAGCAATGGTAAGTGCTGACATTAAAAATTATATGACAGACGAAGCTAGAGAAGCTCGTAATGTTATTGGTAAACAACTTACTGATGGTACATTTGACCCTACACATGGTGAGAATGCTTTATTCGTAGAATCACTTATTCCAGTAGTTAAGCAAATCTATACTTTCTTTAAAGGTAATCAGAAAGGTATATTTAATCGTCATAGTAGACGTGGGTTTAAATCCGGTAATACTGACCTTGATTCATTACCAAGATTTGCAGGATTTAACTTCTTAACTAACTTATTTGGTATTGATTATTCTGATTCAGGTAGAGTTCGTATTAATCTTCCTGAACGTGTAGTACAAGCTTATACACTTGCAATTCCTAAAGGTATTCTTACTGCAGAGAATAGACACTTCCATGGTAGTTTAGAAATTCTTATGTCTGAAAAAGGTAAAACTCTAGATGGCGTATACAACATCACTAAAGAATTAGGTAAAAGCTATTCTTCTCAGATTAAACGTACTGATGATATGCGTGTAGATAATTATTCTGCATTATCTGGTACTAAACGTGATTTCGTAAAAGATTTAGGCGAGATTGTATTTGATGCTCTTGGTTTAAAAACTACTAAAGCTACATCAATGAACCAAGAAGAAGCAATGAAGTTTTCTCTTGGTTTAGAAGCCTATAACTTCATGTTAAATAATGGCTTGGTTCAAGAATATCTTGTAGATACTACTGATAACACTACAGGTGAATTAGAAACCCAAACCTATTTTGGATTTACTTGGAATAATCCGAGTTTAATGAACAATGAAGAATACGAAGCTACTCGTTTACTGCGTGGCAAAGTAGATAAGATGGATAACGATGCTTATACCAAAGCTACACAAGACTTGAATAAGAAATTCAATTCTTCAGTCTATGGTTCAGTATTAGGTCTATTAAGAACTGCCCATAGTGAAGCAGCAGATGCTATCTTTGGTGAACCAGAATTATTACATGGTGTAACTGTTTCTAATCTTCAAGATGAAATTGGTAAAGCTCCATCTAAAGGTCCTAAAGCTGAAGATTCTCATGGTAAAACTCGTCTTACTACAGGCAAGAATGAAGTATTAAAAGATGCTTTACAGACTGCTAACTCTGTTGCATTTACTCCGGATGAGAATGCATTTAACTTATATGACAATCAACCTGAGTTTTATAAAGTATTAAGTGGTGCTATTCCATCTACAATAGATGTAGATAGTTTACCTATTACACAAGAATCTAAAGATGCATTACGTTCTAGACAATTACGTATAGACCGTGACTTTAGATTGATTGACACATATCGAGGTATGGCTTTAGCACAAGGTATTACTAATTTTAAAGATACTGTATTCCGCTTCTTACATACTCTAGCAACGAACAGTCGTATTATGTTTACTTCTGATTTAAACCCAGTAGAAAGTAAACCAGTACGTGAAATGTTAAACCCTGTAGAGTTTACTCTTGGTGAAGATGAAAATGGTTATGTAACTGTACAAGGTACAATTACTCCAACATTTAAAGTAACTAAGAGTGATAAACCAAGAGACTTTAAGGACTTAGTTGAATTAGCTAATAGTAGACGTAAACAAGCTAATGATGCTAAAGGTTTTATTCTTGCATTGGCTCAAGCTATGGGTGTTAAAGTTGAGAAGAAAACATTTGAACATATTGTTCAAGATGCTAGAGATGAACTCCCTAAGCATAAAGATATGATTAAAGCTTTATGGGATGCTCAACAACAAGGTAAAGATTATAAGCCTGACCTTGATATGGCATACAAGTTCTATAATAAACATGGAACTGGTTCATCTCGTTTAATGAAAGCATTAATGGCTTATGGTCAATATACTTATCAAAATGTGCAAGGCGAAGATAACCAATATGGTAAAGCTAAACGTGGTGATTTGAATTTCCACTTATATCTTGAAGCAGATGGTATTGCTAATGGTTTCTACAATATCCTTAAACAATTTAGTACTGCTATTACTCCAGCGTATATTAAAGCTCAGAAACGTACAGGTAATATTACTCCTGACATTTTGGCTCAAAATCTTGATAAATTAGATAAACTTGAGGGTGCCCGTTCTTTATTTGATACATATCAATTAAACGATATGTACCAACATATTGCTTTTTCTATGGAATCAGACATTAAAGAGAATATTGGAACATTATCTAAAGTTTTCTCAGTTAAGATGGGTGACTATACTTTAGCAGATTACATTACTCCATATATGCGTAATACTAATGCTGCTGCTCACTTAAGTAATATTATCGGTAAAGGTAAAGATAAAGCTGATGCATATTATACGAAAATTAAAGCAAGTGATAAGTTAATTACTGAACTTGAACCAATCCGTAAAAATATTAATGGTGTAATTAGTAAGAAATACAAAGGTGATGCATTCTTTGATGCTTCAGACGCTATTAAGCGTGGGTTTGAGTATGTTAATACATATGGTCAAATCATTATGCTTGGTGGTGTACCATCCAATCATTTAGATAGAATTAATAGATTATTATTAAAAGGTGATACTTCAGCTCTTCGTGATGCTAGAAACATTCCTGCATTTGGTCGTGGCTTAGCTAAACTTGGTGTTACACCTGCAATGTACGGTGGTAAAGTTGCCGGTATTACTAACCAAATCTTAACTAATCTTAAACCTCAATTATTAAGCACCCTTGATAGTGTTTATAGTTTAGTAGATGAAACTATTAAAAATCCTTCAGAAGATAACTGGAATGAACTGCAAAATAAATTTTCAGAAGCTAGAGCATTCTCAGTACTTCTAGGCATTCCATCACCATTGTTCACAAATAACAAAATTCAAGGTAAAACTAAATTTACTGATGCTATTGTTTCTCGTAATCCAGAAACATTGAAAAACTATTCTAAAGCTTTCCAGAAAGAATTAGATAGTGTTGTGGATTACTTTAATAAGAATAAACGTCAAGTTAACCAAATCATTACTGATGGTTTAGGCACATTCTTAAATAGTGCTATTCAAAGAGAATTCTCAGAACACTTTGGAAGTATTGAGTTTACTATGAATTTGAACCAAAGCTTATTCAACGTATTTATGAATGAGTTTACTTCTAAACTTCCTGACTTTATTAAACAACGTAATAAAGATAAAGGTTATTCTGAATTACAAGGTTCTGTAGGTATTACTCGTGGTGAAGTTATTCACCTGATGAAACAGATGAAGAACCTTCCTATTGTAGGTACTGCTTTCTCAAGTAACGCTGAATTAATAGATTCATTAGTAGATTTAGGAAATACACTTCTTAAAACAGATGGTACTACTGAAATTGGTAATTCTACTAATATCAGTTCTAACTTTGGTATTGGTTCAGGTCATTCTGCTAAATCTGACCAAGTACGTGTATATCATGAAGGTACTCAGTTTGCTGCTGCCGGTGCAAGTATTAATACTGCATCTGTGCCATCTACAGAAGCTATGACATTACACTTGGTTCAACAAGCGATGAATCGAGTAGGTAAAGCTTTCTTAAACGTATTCGACGGTCTTGATGCTAAATTCCAAATTCGTGATGAAGTAGGTGTTGGTGCTAACCGTGAAACATTTGAAGTACATTCTACTACAAACTTATTAGAAGCCATGTTCCAAATGTTTAATAGAACTTCATTTGATGAGATTACTGCTACAGATAAAGATGGTAATTTTAAAGATGAACCTCTTATGTGGAATATGTATTCTTCTATGCTTATTGCAATGTTATCTGCAGATTCCACTTATTATGAAACAGTTGGTAAAGCTCTTGGTTTAAAAGAACCAAAAGAGCAAAAAGAGTTACTTCAAGAAGTTAAAAATACACATAGATACACACAAAAATATTTAGAGTATCGTAATAAAGCTAAACTGAATAATGAACGTATTATGTCTTATTCTGAGTACTATAATACTAAGGCTGAAAATGATGCTGAACGTAAAGCTGCAATGGCTTATAGAATGTTAAACTTACATTCTATTCAGTCTTATATTGAAGATACTTATTCAGATGCAGCTAAAGAAGGTACACCTACAACAAAAGATACCCTTGATGCAATTCTTAATAAAACATTACGTCAATATAAAAATATGGTTGTAGATAACTATGCTATCCGTCAACTAGAGAAAAATGACTTACCAGTTATTGTGAACCAATTTGGTGGAAGTAATACTGGTTATGCTCATAATCTCCACTTATTGAAAGGTGGTAATGGATTAGCAGCTCGTTTCGCTAACTTTATCGAAGGTAAAGATGTAAGTACTCAAGATAAGATGTCTGATGCTTTGGCTCAATTTATTAATCAAGATACCGAGCTTCAAGCTAAAATGACCCAGTATAAAGAGAAGAAATCTAAAGAACTTCCTTTAAACTTTAATATGGATGTATCTGGATTTGATGTAAGTAAAATTGGTACTGCTGGTGCATTATTAAACTTCTTACAAACTAAAGTTCCATTGAATACTATTCAAGGTGTAACTGCACATGCAATAGGTCAATTAGGTTCATACTTATCTACTTTAAACTCTAGTGATAAAGTCTACACTGATTTAAATGAATTTGTAGAAGCTGCTAAAAAAGCTTACAACGTAAATGAAAAATCAGATTCTGGTAAGAATTTCTTAGATAGCTTACAACAAAATACTGAAGGTAAATTTGTAGAAGGTGTAGGTATCTATTTACACCCTGAAACTTCATTTACTACTGCTGTTCATGAATTGGTTCACTCTATGACACGTAATAAGTTCAAGAACTATTACTCGAACCAAAGATTCAGACTATCTTTTGGTGAAAAACAAGCTATCAAAAATATTGAAGCAAATGCTCGTAAGTTCACTAAGAGAATGTTACTTGAATCTGACGTAATGAATGCTGTAGAAGAACTCCGTAAAACTTCTGTTGAGAATCTATTAAGTAAAGGTAATCTTGGTGATATTCGTGGTACTGTAGATGATGTATATAGAAATTATTCACCTGCACGAGCTTCTGCTATTAACTTCCAGTATGCATTTAATGTGCTTCCTACAATAGATGGTGTATTAGAAGCTGATGTATTGAAATTCCAAGAAGCTGTAATGCATGAATTTGTATCTTATGGTTTAACAGAAGCAGATATGTTACGTGAACTTAAATTCACTTCTGGTGAAGAGATGGGTACACTTAAAGGTAAACAATCAAGTATTTCTAAACGTATTGCTGAAACTCTAAAAGCCCATTATAACGCTTTATCAAATGAAATGGCTAATGTGTTAGGTATTAATAAACAAAGTGATGCCGGTAAATCTGCATTGTTTAGTATTCTATCTTCATTAAATGTATTAGCAGAAGCTACACGTTATCCACATAAATTTGAAATTGATTATCTTGCAGGTGCAGAAGAATCTACTAGAGCACAAAGACGAAATGAAACATTAAAACGTACAGAGTTTTTAGTAGATAGTAATGCTACTGCATTCCCTGAAGTACTAAATAGAGTTTCTTTATTCGGTAATTCTCCAGAGCATAAAGCCCATTTAGTAGAACTTACTAATGATATCAAAGATGCTGTAAATGCTGAATTTAGTTCAAATAAAGACTTTGGTATGTTGTTTAATTACAACGATACAGAAGCTCAAGACCTTGTATCTAATCTTCGTAGTTCAGGTATTCGTGTAACACCAGATGAAGAAAATGCATTTATTCTAGCTTATGCTGCAAATAAAGCTGCAATGGTTGGTAATAAAGCATTAGAACAGGCTGGCTATAAATGGTTAGAGGATTTATCTACTATTCTTGAACCAAGTGTATTAGGTCTATCTAGAAATGACTTTAATAAAGTCTTTAACCCAATGAGAAGTACTCCGAATAAACTTTCTTATATGTTAGCTCTAATTGCTACAAATGAAGATATTCGAGATAAACTTCAACAGTTCTACAAAGCAAAACCAAACACTTTAAAAAATAAAGTGAAACAGTCTTTAGCATATACTTCTGTATATACACAACAACTTGCTACAAGTGATTTTGCTAAAGGTGCTGATATCCTTATGGATAGTGTTAAAGCTTTTGATATGAAAGATTATCGTTCTAGAGAACAAGCAAATAATCAATTAAAAGCTATGCAGTTACACGAAGAAAAACTAAATCAAGTAGCTCGTATGTTTGGTGATTTAACTGATTCTAAACATGTAGAAACTCTAGTTAAAGCTATGCAATCTGGTCAAGGTATCCATAAAGATGATATGGATTCATACTTTACTGAAGCTATGAATGAATGGATTAATACTTATGAAAAGGGTAAAGGTCGTAGAACTTGGATTGGTACTCTTGTACGTTTAGTTGTTGGTTCAACTTCTAAAACATATCAATGGTACAAATCGAAAAATGAGAACTCTACATTGTTAGAAAGTGTTCGTGAGAAAGCTGCTGCTACTATTCCTGTAGGTATTAGAGCTAAGTTTGAAAACTTAACAAAAGCAGATGAACAAGCGATTGATGCTGTAATGCTTCCTACAAACTTACATAAGATTAAAAACTTTAGTGGTGTTCAAGATAAAGAAGTTATTGATATTTTGACAAATCCTTCAAAAGCTAACTTTGAACGAGCTAAAGTATCCGGTTATATCCGTGGTGAACTTATGACTAAGTTTGGTGATAAAGAGGGTGAGCGTTTATATAACATTGCAATGTGGCAAATTAAAGGTCTTGGTTCTTTAATGGTAAATAAACAAGCTAAAACAGCTAACATTAAAGAAAGTCATTATATTATGCCTAATACTCGTGCTATCAGTAATCTTATTGGAAATACTGACCCACGGGTACAAGAAGCGATTGATACTCTTGCTTCTATTTATGCATTAGATTATGTAGATGCAAATCATAAAGCTCAAATTGCTGACCTTATGACTAGAGAGCCAGAAGCATTTAATGAAATGCTAGATGCTGTAGAAACTATGTATGCTAAATCTATGGAAAAACTTCCTAATACTCTATTAGGTGAAGATGGTTTTGTTATGAACCATAAAGACCCAATGAGTAATGTAAAAGTTGTAGAACCAAATGATACAGAAACACTCTCAGATTTGCGTAGACGTGGTTATATGGAAAAAGCTAAGTTATCTACTGGACACTTAGTAATGCATACGAATATGGACGATTCTGTGCGTTTTACGACTGGTATGTTTAACTTAACTGAATCTACAGTAATGGGTACTAATTTATCTAGTATGATGTCTATGAACTCTAAAGCTCTTAGAGAAAGTAAAGGCAAACAAGCTATTCCAGTAAGAATCTTAATGGCTGCTGGAGCAAATGAAAATTACTATGATAAGTTAGAACAAGATACTTCTCGTAGAATTGTGATTAACAATAAAGGTGAAATTATAGATACTGCTATAGATTTACCAAAACATTTGGAAAATCAGTTAATCCCTTCTACTGAAAATGGTATTGATGCGATTGGTAACTACTTTGGTCGTGTGATTGAAGAAGATACAAATATTTCTTCAAATCAACATGCAGTAGATTTATTAAGACAGCATTATGCTAACAAAGTATCAGATAGAAAATATTTCATTCCTTTTGATGGTAATTACAAACCTAAAGGTTCTGATATTAAGTCTAAGAAAATGGCTGAAGAGATTAACGCTATTTATGATGCACTTCCTGCGAAGACTAAACAGTATATTGAAAGCACTGGTGGTGTGATGATTGATATGCGTGAAATTGAAAATATTCTTGGATACCATCAAGCAAGTATATCTGATTTATGGAATGATAAAAGTAGACTTCCTGAACCAGTACAAAAAGCTGTGCGTGGTGTATTCGAAGTGATGGCAGGAACAGTAGGATATAACCCTGTTAAACTTGCAGTTGGTTTAGAAAAAGGATTTGGGGAAGCAGCTTCATTTACAAAAGATATTATCTTAAACAGAAGCTTGTTTATTCCAATCGGAAACTTATTCTCTAATGTATTACACTTATGGACTGCCGGTATTCCAGCAAAACATATTGTTCCAGATACAAAAGAAGGTTTGCAGTTAGCTAAAGATTATCAAGCTACTTCTGCTAAGATTGCTCAAGTAGAGTTCTTATTGTTGAACCATAAGCTTCAACCAAATGAGAGAGCTAAATTAACTAATGAACTTCAGGTTATGAAGGAGAAATTAGTTAAATCTCCAATCAGACCATTAGTAGAAAATGGTATTTTCAACTCTGTAACAAACTTAGATATAGCTTCAGATGAAGATGTAGATTTTTCATTATTCAAACGAGTAATGGATAAAACTGGTATTGGTAAAGCTGAATCTTCTGTAGAAGATATGATTGGTAAGAAATTAGTAGATGCTGCACTTATTCGTAAGGGAAGCCCTACACATAATTTCATGGTTCAATCATTAGACTATGGTGACTTCGTTGCTAAATATGCTTTATATAAACATTTAACGCAACGTAAAGGTGTACCAAGTGCAAGTGCTATGGAAGTGATTCGTGATGAGTTTGTAAACTATACGATGAATAGAGGTAGAGAATTTGACTGGACTAATAAAGTAGGATTGACTTGGTTCTTATCTTATAAATTAGCTATTCAGAAAGTTATCTTTAGAAATCTTCGTAGAAATTTCTTAAGAACCATGACAACTTATGGATTAGGTAAAGCTATTCCGGATAATGTTCTATTAGATAAGACAGTAATTGAACAGAATTTATTATTCGATAGTTCATTAGATTACCAATTATCCCCAAGTAACATTGTAGATGGTTGGGAACAATACATCTGGCATAATTTACTATAATAATAAAAATACCCCCGATTTCTCGGGGGTATTTAGTTTACTGAAAAATAAGAGTGAAGGTTTTACCCTTCTTAAACCAGCCACCAACACAAACATAAATACGTTATTTTCCACATCCACTATATCTTGTGTCTTTAAACCATGGCTGGTTTAATGAAAGGTGCTGGTTTTTCATGAACAGAACCAGCAAACTGTCGGAGCACTGGGTTGCAGCCCAGATTCTTACTTTTATCATCCTAGGCATGAATGGTAGTAAGTACCGAATTTTTAATGATATGGAGGCTAGTATATCATTAAAAAGAATAAAAAAGACATACTAACGTGGCTATGTTAAACAATATTAGTATGCCAACCCAAAGGAAATACCTTTTTGAGAGATACCTCAAATCTGATTGTTCCGACCAGATAAAGGAAACACTCTATGAACAAAGTAAAAGGCGAGTGGAGGTATCTCTAAAAAAGTCCCTATTGCTAAGGACTTTGGATTAATCATCAAAAACCAAACACTGATGGCATAAACCATCCTGATATATACCCTAAATACATATTAGGATGTGGCTTTACTAACAATCCCTGCGAAAGCCAAACAGGGCTGAAATTCGGTAACAAGGCTTCAGACCAACCTTGGAGGGCTTACGCAGCTAAGCGAGCTACCTCGAAAGAATCATCGTTTGCATTTATTTTAACGATAGAAATAGACTCAAACTCTGACGAACAATTCTGGCACTCCGTATAGGACTCGAACCTATATTAATCTGTTTTGGTTATTGAGGCAACCCATTAGCGATAAGTAAACCTGCATTAACTTTAGCCCAAAATCCTCTTGGAGGTTTTGTTACGCCTAACGCTTTACATCGTTTACCTACTGCTACATCAGATACACCTAAGATTTTAGCAACATGAGTTGTTGGGTAACTCCATACCATAATTTCTAAATCTTCTTTGGTAATCTCAAATTTTAATCGTTGTTTATGGAAACATTCAGCAGAGCAATATTGCTGTGTAGAACTAGATGTAACCTGTATTTTTTTTTTAGCACAAGTTAGACAAACAATTTCTTTAAAAGTAACGTTTCTATCTTCTATTGCATGCAATCTAGCATGTTCTGCAAAAGTTAATAGTTGTAGATTATCTAAAGAATTGTTCTCTCTATTTCTATCTTTATGATGAACACATTCATCTGGATTTAATTTACGACCTATATGGTTACATATAACATAAATATGTTCATACACCTTACCTGCTTTATTAGCTAGATGGTGTTCTGGAGCATAAGCATACATATAACCTAAAGTTGTATCTTTTACAAAGTTTAACATAAGTTATTTCCTATGGCAGATGGTGGAGGAATCGAACCTCTCAGCTCCTTCCCACTTTTTTATGCTACAGGTTTAGAAGACCTGTGTGGGGACACCACCTATTATATAGAAAATTTAAGTAGAGTCAAACTAAGTTTGAATGATGCCTATCCTTTAGACTAACGGAGTATTATTTTTAATTAATGGTTCAATGTTATCTAACTCTTCTTGAAATACTTTATTGTTTCTTAATTGACGAATATCTTGCATTACTTGAAAAGTTAGTAGAAATTCTGGACTAATGCTTAAAACTTTACCTAATTTTATAGCCATTCCTGTGGTTAAAGATGCTTTACCATTTAAAAGTGCACTTACAGTGTTTCGATGAACATTTAAAGCTTTAGCTAAATCCCCTATAGTTAAATTTAAAGGGGTAAGGTAGTCTTCAAGGATAAGTTTTCCTAAATTAGTGTTGTAGTTTTGTAGTCTAGAATGTGTCATATGATTTCCTTAATAAGAAAGAGTAACACGGTAATTGGAAGATAACTTCCCTCTCATTTCACTCAGATTAAATTAATGTGTTACTCTTTAGGGTAGGCACTAGATACTGCGAGGTATTTAAATAGAGTCATGAGGATATATACCCAATGCCTACCATAAAGAGTGCTAGTTTTAACCAGACTAGCAACTGGACTTTCAACAACAACTTAACTTTCGTTAATTTTTCATTATGGAATGAAACATTTTGTCTTTCGACATGTGCATTATAAAACACTTTATAAAAGGGTCAATAACCCTTCTAAAAATATTCTATCTAGTTCTAAGCTTATCATTATGAGTTTTAATCCAATACCAAATGATAGCTTGGTCATATTTAAGTAAGTTAAGATTAATACTTTCACTAAAATTAGTTAGTGATTTTGAATATTGATAATAATTCCATTCACCTAATGTAAATGATTCCATTGTTGGCAATGGTAAGTCAGAATTAAAGATAGCTTCTTTAAAGCTAAGTAATCGTTTTGGTTCAGTAAAATTATAACGTTTTACTAATAACCAATATTCTATAGTTTTAGGTAGTCCATTCATGAGTAACATGTATAGACCAACTGCAATAAAACTTACGATAACAGCTAAAATAACTTCCATAATAGTCTCCAAAATAATTAAGCCCCCGTTAGGGGGCTATTGCTATTATTTTTCGGATAAATAAGCGAGTAACAATACAGCGATAATGCTGCCAATCGTTACTCCAAATACACCTACTAAGGGTGCACATACAAAAAGTACAAACCCCATAACAGCAATTAGGGTTAATATCTTTTTACACATTATTTAGCCGGAAAGAGTTTACGAGTAGGTGCAACTGTATGATTTACATTTGCAACATTAGAAGGTTTTACGCCTAATTGAGCACCAAAGAAGTTCTTAGGTTGTTCTTTAGGTTCTTCCTGTACTTTAGCAGCTTCATTTTCAGCTTGGATAGCTTCAGCATGTTCTACTTCTGGTTCAGGAATAGGTTCTTCTGTAAGCTCTTCAGTATCTTGTACTGGTTCAGATAACTGATTTGTAGCAATAGACTGAATAGCTTTATCTGTATTTTCTAACATTTCTACATATAACGGATGTGAAGATGCACGTTGTTGTAGAGACTCAGACATAGTATCTACTAAGTCTAATAATGCATCATAGTTTTTATATTGAGCATTATCAGTAAGTAGTTCTAAGAATTTCTTCCAGTCTTCTAAATCTTGACCAGAAAGTTCTTCATGTTTTACTTTTGGTTCATCTTGTACTTCTTCACGCCATGCAGTATTTGTAGGTTTAACGTTAGAGCTTTCTGTCTTCACTTCACGTAAATCAGATACGCCTACTACATCAAAATCTACAATAGCAGATAAACCATCTTTACTACGCATACCTTGTAGGTCAAAGCCCTTTACTTTTACAGGATGACCTGTTACAAAGCTACTGATAAACGTTTCAATAGCTTGTTCAATTTCATGTTCTTTAAGTTCTAGTTTCATTCGCTTTCTCCAATTCAATTAAGAGTTCAAGATAGTGTTTAGCTTTTTCTAAATCTTGAACTCCATTTTTATTTTTCCATCTGGTTACGTATTTAATAACGTTACCTTCAAAATAACCAATATTATTGGCATGGATGTATTCTACTGGTTGGATAGCTTGAGATTTGTAATGAGACCCGCCTATTTGCGTCTCTAAAGCTGTTTTTTCCATAATTAGTAGTCTTAGTTGAGTGAAAAGTAAAACCCCCTAGAATCGCTTCTAAGGGGCTTATTTTATTTAAGAGTAATTTCTACTCTAGGATTGTCTTTGTCTACACCGCCATATCTGTATATAACTTCTTTAATGTAAATGTAGTTATCATCAGGTAATTTACCTAACTCTACTAATGCATCACAAAAGTATTTATCTATAACACAACATACATTTGATATATCAGTTTTTCTTAATGAACCAAAGAATACAGTATAAGTAATACTTACTTTATTGAATACAGGAAGTTGCTCAATCTGTTCCTTCATAATAGCTTTATATGAAATCTTGCTATCACTTAGCTTATGATAATGAGCGTTTCTATACTGGTTCAAATTCAGTATCATTTCTTTGGTTCTAAGGGGCGATATTAAAGTGTACATCAACCAATACCTAATTTACGGGTAGTACCAGCTTTTGCAGAAGCACCTTTGACTTCTTTGAATTTATCATCGGTTTTGTCTTTCCAGCGAGCTAACCATTTTTCAGCAAATTCAAATGGAATTTCGTTTGCAGCTTCATCAAAGGTATAAGCTTCACCTGCGTCTGAGATACCGAAGATTTTATCAATATCGTTAGTAAAACGTTCTTCATTTACTGGTTCATATTCACCAGTAGATGGAGATTTTTCACGTTTGTTTTCACGGATATGTTTGATAGCAAGAGCTACTGTTTGACCGAATAATGCAACCGCTGCATTTACTTCAGTTGGAACTTCTTTCTTAGCATCGAAGTTATAAAGTTGTAATACACGAGTTTCCATAGGAATTTCTAATACACTTTTACCTGCTACTAATGCACATAAGTGGTTAGCTTGGTTAAAACCAGCTAAGTTATGTGGATTACCATCTTTATCTAAATAGAAGGTATTACCTTTTTTATCTGACAACCAGAATGTAGTAGTGAATGGATATGGGTCTTTACCATCTTGTAAGATGTTAAATTTAACGACTAAACCCATTGCACCATTCTTAGAAGTAGTACCATAAGCATAAGCAATTTCAGCTTGATAAATACCTGATGGAAGTGGTTGATAACCTCCGCCAATACGGTCAGACTTTTCTTCCATTGCTGTTTGGTTTGTTTTTAAGTTATTAAACATGTTTTTTCCTTAATAATTAACGTAGTTTTAGTTTTGTGCATCAATAAGTTTATCAAAATGGTTCATCACCAATTGGATATCGTTATCAATGTAGGTTTGGTTCAAATCCCATGTACCGAAATCTGAACGAATTCTTCCTAATGCGAAGTCATCGGTTTGTTGAGTAACAAAAGCATATTTTGCTTTACGCTCTTGTGGACTGATAGTGAATTGTTCTGGATTAACAAATTCGCCTTCATCTAAAAGTTTTTGTGCTAAAGCAGTAGGAATTTTAGCGGTGTAAATTACGTGATTAAAATACGCCTCATAGCCATGTTTAGCTTCGGAACCCTGAAGCGGTACTCTGTACTGTTTCATTCCAGCGTTAGGTCCCGTCATGACAGTTTCTTCTTCATTATGGGCAATAATAATCCATTTCTTAGAAGAAGCACCAACTACTTGTTGCATAAAGCGTTGAACGAATTTGGCGTAATCGCCCCCAATATGTTCTACATAGTTCGCAACACTATGTACGTTCTTTTAAGAACTGCTATATGTTTCCATATAGTTCAGACTATATCATTACCTTCAACTTTACTTGGTCAGGTATTCCGCACTTCCACTACCATAAGCTTGTAGTGTACTCCCATAAGGGATAGTCGTTGCTCTTTACACATTGTTTAATATATTTGTTAGATTGTTATCTTTAATATATTGTTCTCGAACTTTTGCCCCTTCTAATGGGTCATCGAACCAGCCTAAGAATACATATTTACCATTATGACGTATTCTTACAATATATTTATTGTATCTAACTGACCAATTAACACCTACAAAACCAGACTTATGCTTAAAGCATTTTCTTCTAGCATTAGCTGAATTTTGTGCTTTGGTTACCCATCTTAAGTTTCCACGTTCATAGTTACCATTATTATCTATCCGGTCTATTTCCATCTTTGTTGGAAATACTGATGGACAGTTTGGTAAACTTAAAACGTATTCAGCATACTGAATAAAGTCTCTTAAGTATGGTTCAATGGTTATACCTCTGCCACCATAATTATGGTACATATTATGAGAAGGTGTTGTACAACGTTGAGTCATAGATAACCATCGTTTATACAATGGATGTTTCTCATTAGGTATTCCAAAGTGGAAATTGGTTTGTTGATAACAAGATTTACAACAATACATTTGTTTAGTACGTTTAGCATTATGAAGTTCAGTTACGAACTCTTTACTACACTTTACGTTTAAACATTTTAACTTTACCTGTCTGAACTTTCGTCCATTAGCTGAACGTATTGGTTCAACTTCTTCGATAAAGTTTCCAGCAAAATCTGCTGGGTCACAAATATATGACATAATTACTCCATATTTTATTTATACACATTTGTATATTAATGTATAGTAGCAAATATGTCAATGTGTCTTAGGTCAGGATTGCCCTCGGCTTTACGTTAGGGGTTTCCCTGAGTTCACGGAATTTTCTTATACTATTTCTAATATAAGGGACTAGGGTCTTAATCCGACCTGTGTGTTTGACATATTGTCAATAACTTCAGAGACGAACATCTTCATCAAGAAGTTAAAGCCATCAAGTACACAATATTCGATGTTGGGCATTTCTTCTACTGCAGCAAAAAATTCTACTACTTGGTCTGGATGAGTAATAGCATCTGTTGTAGTAGTAAAACGTTTAGCCCAAATAGGGGTTTTACCGGCTTCACAACAAATGTAAGCTACAGATTTAGGATTAGGGTGATTTAAGGCTAAATTCCGCAAACTGGTAGTTTTACCAGTTGCGGTTAAGCCTGCGATTAAGATGTGATATGCAGACATTAAATTTCCTTGTATCTATTTTTGATTGAAGTAAACACCGTTGATTGAATCTCAGATTCATCCAATGGGTTGTCTATTTTATCATTTAATTGATATAACTTCTCTAGAATTTCATCTGGTGTAAAACCATTGTCTAATAGCATAAAGCCATACTTAGCAAAGGTATTATTACGTGAACCATCTTGCATTCTAGAAGCGAACCATCTCTCTAGAGCAGTTAAGTTTTGTAGAGATACCTGAGCTTTACGGTATTCTGATTCTCGACTGGTTCTAGGGATAAATGGTAATACATCAAATAATTGACCTGAGTTTTTATAGATAGTAGTACCGGATGTACAAGCCCATTTACGACTACGCTGGAATGTACCTTCATCTAGTTCAAATGGACACCATTGAGCAACGTTTTCCATGAATTGTTTAAATTCATCAGCATCTAGTTTAAGTACATAATTAGTCGGTAAAATAATACGGAATCTATCTTTGGTTTCACCATGCTCATCTGGGACTTGATGACGTTTGGTAGTATGAATAATGTATTCATAATCACTTAATAGATTCTGTACTGCTTGAAGGCTGATACCTCCATCTACATCAAGAACTACGCAGTTAAAACCTTCTTCCATATCTTTTTCAGAACGATGACCATTTTTAGTATGATGATTCGTCCAGTTAAAACCGCCTTCAGGTAATAGCGTATCGAAATCTTTTTCCCAATCAATTTCGACATTTTCATACCCTTCTGCATAATCATCTGAATAAGCACAAATAATTCGAGATAGGTCTGTTTCTTTTAAGCTTTCACCTGTAAAAAGTTCTACACCATCTCTGAACGTTTTCTTGATAAGGATATTATTCTTATATCCATAAGCAATAGCCATGTTCATCAATTCATTCTTGGCTGAAACAGAGCCTTTATAGAATGGTAAGTTAGTAGTTAAATCTACTTGAGTTACTTCTTTACCATCTAATGAACCAATAAACTTAGCAAGACGTTCATAAGGTTTCTCACGCTCTAACATTTGACGAAGTGATTCACCACTGTCTTCTGCAAAGCGAATAGCTTGATGTAAATCATCAATAGACATATCTAAACTTCCACGAAGGAAAGTATAGGCTGCTGCAAGTTTAAGAGCTTTAAAGTATCTATGTGCTAACTCAGCTCTATAAACATCTTTATGTTCAGGAATATCCTGAGCACGATTCTCACAATCAATACGGTAACGTAATAATTCGATTGCGACATTCTCTGGTACGGTTACTACTGAACCAATTAAACCAGCTTGACACAAGCGTACCATCTGTCCAGAAATACGTTTGATTTCTGCATCTTGGTTTACTGCTGTTAAGCGTTGATATAATTCTTCTGGTGTAAATTCAGTAATCGTACTAGATTTAGTAGATGATGCGAAGAAGCTACGTCTAGCGTAACCTGCTTCTAATAGTTCGAAGAATTTTTCTTCAACTGCACCGCCATCTAAAAGTTTGGATGGAGTACCAAACATTAATAAATTTGTTGGAGTTTTTCCTACAAGTTCTTGGTAACGTGTAGAAGTTTCCGTATTCTTAGTAAGCTTGTCTTTAATAAGACCTTTATCATATAGCTCTAAGAATGCAATTAATGGTTCATAGTTCTTATCTAAGTTAAAGCCAATTTCATCAATGAGTAGGTTTACACAACCTGCTTTAGCCAGAATAAGTTTATTTCTGAACTGTTTAATAGCTGGTGTAGTAGCTTCACTAAATGAAAATTTAAACGCACCATAAGATTTGAACTCTTTATTGAGTTTCTCTTCAGCTTCTGTCTGAGAGATTCCTAAATATTGTGCACGTTTAATAGCTTCAAGGTCTAATCTACTTTGAGCAAATTTAGGGAATACTTCATACATAAAATGTTCACGGAATTCACCTAAGATTTGTTCTTCTAACAAGTTAGTAGAAAAACCTTTACCTGAACCAGAGTTAGCAACGGAAATTGCAAACATATTAATAGGTACTTCACCAGTAATGGGAGTATCTACTTTAATATCAAGCATTGACGGAACTAAAGAGAGAAAGTAATTAGCCTGCAATCTAAAGAATGTAGGATTACTATTCTGAGTCTTGGTTCTAAGGATTTCTACAATGCTTTCTACTAAAGGATTATATGTAAAACTTGAATAATCCATAATTTCCTCTGTTGAAAGGTAGATGGGGATTTAAGCAATCCCCAAGCTTTTGGTATGAGAAGTAGCCATCATTTGAGCAACTTCATTTGGGTTACAGTACGGACACATAAATGGGTCAGGTTTAAACTCAATAACATCACCTTGATATCCGTTCTTGGCTCTAAATGCTAGAGCTTCGTTCATTGTATCAAAGTTTTTAGTAGCACGCTTGCCTTCAGCATATCCTGTTTTAAAGTACTTGAAAGTACTTGGTTTAGAGAATAATTCTTTTTCTGAACAACAAGGAATCTGTTCTAAAGGCATATGCCAGTATTTGTTCAGTTGTTTGAGTTTATTTCTGAGCCAAGCTTCAGTATCGGCTAAAGACCATAACTTATATTGCTTATAAAAGCATTTTGCTGGTGGATAATTTGGATTAGTCATAGAATCCAACTTACGCCAATCAGTAAAGATAAAATTAATAGTAATAGTATCTTTTGTAATAAGTTCTGGATTGAGCCAACGATAAATACTACCTTGCATGATGTACTTTTCATCATTGCAGCCACTTGTCCATGAGTAGGTACTGGTGGTCTTAAGGTCATGTAATTCTCCATCTACAATAATGTCGAATTGACCTGATACAGTAAAGCCTTCTAATTCTCTATAACCACGTTGTTCTAGGTATACAGGGATTTGGTCTGGTTCTACTGTTTCTGGGTTAATAACAACTTTATCTATTGTATTTTGATGGATACCGAGTTCTTTCATCGCTTTAGCATAATTGTTTGTCCATGCATACTCTAAAGAACTATGCATTGCTGTACCCATTCTAGAAGCAATTCTCTCTTGGATATCTGGAATAACAATTTCTGTTGTTGGTTCAGGTCTAAGATGTTCTGGAAATTCATCCGGATACATAGCTCTTCTTGAACCAATGATATAGCGAAGGGATTTCAGTAAGGTAGTAGTACTGATTTCATTTGCGTATTTAGCATACTGATATTCATCAGTTGCTAACCATACTGCTAAAGGTAACGGCAGATTAGTCTGATTTTGTAACATCTGTCTCACCTTTGTTTAGATTAAGGTAATTGATAATCTCTCTACGTTCACGTTCTAAAATAGAAACACGAAGTTCGAGTTTAACAATTTCATTTTCAATCTGCTCTTTACGTTTGAGCAGTTGTTTGTCTGTTGGTTTACCCATTGGAAATTTTTAATCCTCCAAGTGTTCCTGTACTGTTTCAATTAAGCAATTTTCATCGCATTCTTCTGGTAAAGTGATAGGGGTAGCCCATGATGGATAGAATAAATCTAATTGACCTCCAAGTCCTACCTCTGGATGGTAAATATCTGGATGGTCATTCCAATAAGCTTGTTCTACTGCTAACCGATTTATAGTTTCAATGACTTTAACATCATTTCGTACTAAATAGTATGTAGCGTCATGAATCATTGCAACAGGAAGAATGTCTTGGGTTAATCCCATAGCATCTACTTGTTCCATTACTTTATTCATGGCTCTACTGTTTAGCATACCCCATCCTTGACCTAAAGCATTTCCTGCAGTTCGTCCTTCTGCTGCTGCTAAAGATGAATCTGGTTTAGCTTTAAGTATTGGAGTACGTACTCTTAAACCAAATGCTACAGTAACGTAGCCATCAATCTTAGCTTGTTCTAGATGTTTTTGTACCCATTCATCAGATACTTTATATAACTGATGATATGAGGCTTCAATTTGTTTCGCTAAGGCTTCGCTAAATCCTAAGTTTTTCATTAGGGTTAAATACGTACCCTGATAAGTAAGTGCAAATGTTGGAGCTTTACTCATCTGACGTAATTTAGGATAACGGTCTGCAATACTATTGATAACTTTAACTTGTTCTTCTGGAGTAGTAGCTCTAGAAAATTCATCTTCAATATCTCGCATCTGGTCTTGAAAATATGCATAAGCACGTAAACAGTGACCATCAAAGCCTTTAATATATACATCTAGTTTGTTAGGGTCTTTTGTAGTAAGAGCTGATATACGGTCTTCCACAACATGTTCAACATAGGTCGTTAATCTATGTCAGTTCTCTTATGAACTTCTGTATGTCCCCATACAGTTCAGACTATATCTTTACCCTAGTTATAATCTACTAGGGTATTTTCCACTTCGGCTCACTTGAGCCTACTCCCCTTTGGGATAGTCGTTACACTTTACTTGTATTTCCAACGGAAATTACCTGCTCTTGGGCGTAGTCCTCGACAAACTTTATAAATATTTTGCCATGCTACACCAGTCATAGAACTGGCTTCATGAAGAGAAGTAAATTCTGCAATATAGTTATAATCATTATCCATTTGAATAACAGCTCGATTATGAGGTTGTTGTTTTGGATTATGTAAACCTAATCTAATTGCATGTTGAGTATTATGTTTTGATGAACACCATTCTAGATTCTCTAAAGAATTATTTAGTTTGTTGCCATCAATATGATTTATTTGAGGATAGTTATTAGGATTAGGAACAAAAGCTTCCATAATAAGTCTATGAACTCTTTTATTTTGTCTGCCTTGATTCTTACCTTTACATAAGGTAACAATCATATATCCGCAAGTTTTATCATAAATCTGTTTTAATTCTCTCCAATCATCAGTGATGATTGAAGTTTTTGGTTTAAAACAAGTTAATACTCGTCCGTCAGTTGTAATTTTATATGTAGGATAATCTGCAATAATTTTTTCTTGATACATTGTCTATCCTCTATGAGATGTAAAATCTAGATTATACATAGAAGAAGATAGAAATACAAGTCTTAGCACGGGATTATCTGTTCTAGACTTCCCCCGTTTTCAAAAAATTTAACACTACATATTACTATGTAGTTCGCCTAGTTCTAAGCTAGAATAATCTAAGCCAACGAATATCCATTCAGCAGTAGATTTAAAGCATCGCTTAATAGGTTTAGCGAACCGAGATGATGTAGCAGGGAGCTGTTGTAAATTGATGTTACTTGAGCTTAATCTACCTGATACAGTTCCGGCAATGTTAAAGTAACCTAATAGGTGAGCATTTCCGAATTTATCTACGTGTGCTTGTTCAAATGGTGGAATAAATGTTGTTAGCATTTTTTCTACATCTGAAAGTTCCATAAGAGATACAAGAATATCTTTGTATTCTTGGTTCTCTGTATGGTTCATAAGCTTTTCCATTGTACCTTTAGAAGTACTGGGTTGCTTGGATTCCGTAAAATCTACGATAGGTAATTGCATTATATCGTAGAGAAGTACCGTAAGATGCTTTCCACTGCTAAAGTTGAAAGGTTGTAAGTTTTCTTCAACAGTAGTTTGTTTCTTCTTGAGTTTAGCGTTACGCTGTAACGTTAAATGTTCTGCAATTTGATATTCTGCATTTCGAATAGCCTGTCTAGAAGTAAGATATTCTAGAAGTCTTTTCTGTTCATCAAGAAGGTCAGCTTTAAGTTTTGTAACTTCTTGTAGGTCTATTGGAAGACCATTAAGCTGACAACGCATATTGTCTTTAAGGTACGGTAAAAAGTGCTCTTTATAGAGTTGTTCTTGTTCATCTTCTACCATCTTAGGATAGTAGGTTTCATAAACATACCAAGTAGATAAACAGTCAATAAGGTTATACGTCATTAACTTTTGTAAATCTACTTTAGTCACATCTGAGACATCTACTGCCCAATTACCGGCAAACGGTTGTGCTAACTCTTTTAAACCAAGAGTATTCCCAGCACAAGAGTTGGTAGCCAGATAAGTAATAAGCAGAGTGTCATCAAGATTTCTACAAAGTCTATTAAGACCTCTAACTTGGTTTTCAACATCAGTAATATCCTCTTTTTGAAATAATGTGTAGTTTATAACAGGAATATCGTAGTTTGCTTTATGTACGATAAGCTTACCATTATACGTTTCAAAGAATTCCAATAGAAGATTACGAACTGTTTCTTTTTGCTCAGGAATAGCATCTACTGGAAAACATATTCCATGATGTTTATCCCAAGCGAAACCAATCGTATAAATACCAGCTTCAGTTACTTTAAGGGATTTAGCTTCAATATCACATGTTAAGGCTGGATATTCTTTAAGTTTATCTAGCCATGCTGCAATACCTTCTACTGTTGTAGGGTATGCTGCAAAGTGTATGATATCTGAACCAATCTCAGAGTAATTACCGTTAATATCTGCAGAAAGAGCAGACAGGCACTGGTCTATTTGTTGGTTAGCTTTATCAGGATTGAAAAATACAGCTTGTGAGGAAGGTAAGTACAGAACTTTGTTTCCATAATTTGTATCAAAGATAAGTCCAATGTTACTCTCAGCTTTAGTCTGCTTTGAGATTACCTTAAAGTATTCTGGTTCAGACACTAGTATATAGTCAAAATCACTAATAACTGGTTCGACCTCTTTAAGCCAATCTTTCTGAGTAGCTCTTGGTACTTTCTTCATACCATTGGGATGATATACCGGCATAAGTTCTATATCTACATTTGTACCGAGATGTTGTTTTATTGCCTTCTGGTATGTAGATTTAAACTCACGGTCAGTAAGTCTCCCTTTATACATTAATAAAACTTTTTTCATACATACTCCGTAAAAGGGGGTACATTGTACCCCTATTTTAGAAGTTTGTTAAAAGCTCTAATGCATAATATTTTTCCATAAGCTCAAAGACTTCAGGGTCTTTAAGCTCATTTAATAATTTTTCTTCATCTTCTTTGTTAGCAAAGAGATTATGATATTTGAATTCACCAGCTTGAAGCTGTTTAATTTCATCATCATCTAAGCCAGATTTAGATAACAAGTTAGAATCTTGTTTTACAAAATCAGGAAGAATATCCAACAAGATTTGTGTAGCTTGTTGGTTTGTTACACCGGCTAATACAAGGATTGCTCGCATGGTGGTAGCTTTAAAATATTTTAAGATTTTTGCACTTTCGATAGTGTAAGTGTGGTGAAGTTCGAATAATTCTTTTGCAGTCTGCAAGTCTTCATCACTTAATAAATCTACTTCTGCATAGTCTTGTTTGTAGTTACCGTTCGCATAACGTGGCGATTCAGAATGTGGTAAAAAGAATTCAGGATGATTTAATGGTTTACCATTTGTACCAAGTTTATCTAAGAATGCATCTACATTCTTTTGTAGTTTATCTACAGTTGATTGGTTCAAATGTTTTGCTAAATTCATAATAATATTAAAAATGTTGGTCATGATTCTAATTCCTCGCTAGTAATATGAATTAATTTACCAAAGTTTACTTGTGCATCTGGATGATCAATACAAATCCAGATAGTTTCAAATGGGGTTTTCTTTTTGCGTTTATCGCAATATAAATCAGAGAATACGATTAAGAATTCCGGTTGATTCTCTGGCTTCATGTAATGGTCAAATACAGGGTCTAAATCTGTACCGCCATCAATATTCATCTTAACTTCATCGAAGTCATCATTAGACTCAATCTTAAAGATATCTACAATTTCGTGGTTAAAAGAAACCACATCCATTGTTTCTGGGTCTAATTGGTTCTTGATAACTTTCATTTCGTTTAAGAATGCTTTAATCTGAGCTTTTGTAACAGAACCAGATACGTCAAACGCTACAGCTACTTTTGAGATTTTGTTCTCTGATTGAGTATCAGGAAGATATAAATCATATGGTAAATAGCGTCTATTAAATTTAGACCAATCTTGCTCACCTTGTACGAAATCATCAAGGAATTCTTGTAAGATTTCAATCCAACTGAGTTTACCTTCTTTAATGTCTTTAAATAACTGTTCAAATACAGAACCAGAATTACCATGAGTCATGCCATGTCCGTTTGTCAGCTCTTCTGAAGCATTAGCTTTCATGATGTTTTGCTGCATACGGTTAATCTGGTTATTGTTACCAGAACCTCCATTACCACTATTAGGTGGTAAGTCGTTACCTAAAGGGTCATTGTTGTTTTGGTTCTGGTCTTGGTCTTGATTATTGTTATTTTTCTGCTCATGTTCCATAAGATTATAAACATGCTCAGTACTCATATTGCGATACTTAGAATCGCATTCTACTCCCATAGGAAGCTCAAATCCGCCTTGTTCTAACAAGTTGTTTACTACTTGGTCTGCAGCTTTTTGATAGAGTTGTGGATTACGATGCCCACGGCGTACATCATGCATAAGAGCATAATGGTACACTTCATGGGCAAGTACTGATGCTTGTTGTTCATGTGTCATACCGCAGAAGAAATCAGGATTGATTTTAATACTGTGGTTCATGGAATCGAGCATAACAGACTTCACTTCACGTGAAGGTTCAAAAGCTAAGTCATATAATAATGAACCAATGAAAGCATTATGTGGTTTATTAATAAGACGTAACTTCGCTTCTTTGAAGTCATCTAAGCAGTTCTGCTCAGTAAATTCATATTCTTTTTCTTGGTTCATATTAATGCCTATGGTTGATTATTTAATTTATGACGAATAGCACCTAATGAGTTAAGTACTTTTTTGTTTGTCGCTAATTGTGGGTAACGACCTAGAATCATACGATATGCTAAGACCATTAAGTCTTTTTCATCAATACGTTCTAAATAGTCTACAACAGTGTCTACATTAAGTTTATTCACTTTATCTGCTAAGAATGCACCTAAAGCATATTTAGCACCATTTTCACTTGGTAATGGAGCATTTAATGGGTCTTTTTCAATTTGAGCTAAACTTGGTAAGCTATTCATAATTTGCAAGAAACCATTGAATTCTGCAGCAGCAGATTCACCAATAGTGCCTGCAATAGCAGGAATATAAATATCTTGACCTAAGTCTAATAAGCCAGCTTGTAATTCTTTAGATAAGAATTCCCATGTACGTCCACAAGCGTAAGTTTCAACTTCTTTTTTAGGGTCAAAGTTGTTAATAAGTTCTGGACGGAAGTTTAAGAATGCTGCTACACGTGGGTCCCATTCACCACGTACTACACCCTCTTCTACGAATTGTAAGAATTCTTTTTTATTGATTTCTACATTAATCCACGTCATACGTGATTTTAATGCTGAAGACATTTTGGTTGCTACTGCGTTATCAGATAGTTTGTTACCGGCTAATACAATACGAGTTTCTGAATGAAGTTTATAAGTATGTACCATACGGTCTAATACGATACGGTATAAAGCACCTTGTACGTATTTATCTGCTTGGTTCGCTTCATCAAAGAAAATACAGAAGCCTTTATAGCCTTGTGGAATTTCACATCCTTCTAACGGGAAGGTATCAAATGGAATATATGTACTGAATGCTCCAGATTCACCATTAGCATTAGTCATTTCCATAACTTTAGGCATCCCGCACAAATCATATGGCATTAATTGTGATAGACGAACGTCAATCATATATAAACCCTCTTCTTCACATACTGCACGTACAGTATGAGACTTAGCAGTAGAAGGTGAACCCATGATAAAACATGGTACATCTGCTTTTAAAGATACACGTAAACGTTCTTTAACTTGGTTTGGAGATAATGTTAATGTAGTCATAATGAATTTTTCCTTGTTTGTTGAAAATTTTATTAAAAATAAAAAGCCCATTCGGGCTTTTTTGTTATTTGCTTAAATGTTTTTATTAACGGACATCAATGTTAGGGATGATTGTTGATGGCTTAAATGTAACTCTATAAAAGTTTTTACTTACTTTATTTGGTTCAATTTGTTCTACAAATGCTGTTACGTTATCTGATAAAACTAATGTATGACGTTTGTAATTTCCATTACCTACATCGCAAATAACGTTAAATGCAGTATTGTTTTGGTTTAAATCAATAGAGCAACGCCCTTCAATCTCTAACATATATGTATCTGTAATACCGTTATAGAACACAATACGTCTATTAACTTCAAAGTTATCTGCCGCTTTAATTAAGTTACGTGTAGCAACTTCGGAATCATCACAAGCAGTCAAGCTTAATGCTATTAATCCAGCAGCTAGAAATGAATATAGTTTTTTCATAGAATTTCCTTTGTTAAATATTTTAAGTTTTAAGGGCTCGTTAGAGCCCTATGCTGTAAATGGATATTTGATTGCAGGATGGTGTTTATAATCCTGTAACTTGAAGTATTCTTCGAAGTTATCTTTGCTAAGACCTTCCATAAGTACATCCATATCAAAATCATCTTTAATGATGAGTTTTGGTGGAGTATACATAGGTCTTTCTAATTGAATTGGTACTAACGGGATTTGATTTCCATAGATATGTGTATTAGTGATATTCCACGTTACAGTACCTACTTTTAAACCAGTAAGTTTTGCTGTAATGTTTAATAAGAACCAACATTGAACAATGTTAAATGCCCCTCCGAGTACCCAATCGCAGGACCTTTGGGTACTTGTCAAATGTAAAGTACCATCTAACACACTAAATTGATGTGAGTACATACAAGGACGTAAACAGCCTAGTTCAAAATAACTTGGATTCCAAAAGTTCCAAATATGCCCTCTATCATTTGGTTTAGACTTAATACTTTCTATTAAATCTTGGTATCCAAAGTCTACTTGCTCTGCACTTGCACCATAAATTGTACCTGTATCATAATCATTATATTTATGAATACTATGCCAAGCTTTTGTATTAGCGTCCCATGTATGTACGCCTAGTTTATGGAAATCACGTAAGTCATCATAGGCACGAATATAAGCTACCATTTCGCCGATAGCTTGTTTCCAGTACATTTTACGAGTAGTAAGTAAAGGAAACTCGTTACCATCAAATTGAATTCTTTGGTTCAGAATAGTACGACAGATTGAACCAGTACGTTCATTTACTACGTCTATACCATTTTCATAGCAATCTTCTAATATTGCTATATACTGCTGTTCTGCTGTTTTCATTCTAGTAATCCAATTATCATATTTACTTTACGTTCAAATGTAGATAAAGCTGTTCCAAAAGATTGAGTTTCAAACTCATAGATTAAGTTGCATACTTTGTGGTTATCATCAAGAGTATATACATTAACTTCATATCTAGCACCAGAAGCATCATTAATTTCTTCTAAATCTACCGAGATTGCTTCTATAAAATTAAAGTTTCTAAGTAATTTTTCCATAGTATTTCCTAATAGATAATGACTGCTTTGGCTTGAGATACTGGAACATTTGGTTCACTGAGTAAATCAATTAATACATCGTCTGAAGCTTTACCATCAAAACCTTCAACTTCGAATAATTCCATATTATTATAAAGTACGGTTGCTTCTGGGTTGCATTTTTGTAGTTCAGCAATAAGTTCTTTAACGTTCATATTTACTCTCCATAGTGAATTGTTGCTTGTAAGAGTTTATCTGTTTCTTCCCAAGTACGTTCTTCAGTCCAATACTCTGCTGTATCATTAGCATGACGAGTATCGAAACCAAAAATCCAATAATCTGAGAAATGTTTAGAGAGTTCAGGACAGAAGTCTTTATCATTGTTAGCGAAGGTTAATCCACCATGAACATAGAAATCTTTTTTATCTAGTAAAGCATCAATTTCATCGTAGTCTTTACCATAAAAAGGGTGTTCTGGAAGTACTACTACATATCCGTTGAAGTATCCGCCACCAAAGTGGGAGGATGTACTATATTTACGAAGAATTTCTTCCATACTTTTAAAGTATTCAGTATTATCCATTAAGAATTTTCCAATAACTCCGTTTACCGGTTCAGGTAGTAATTTTAAAATTGGTTTTTGCATTTTGTTTTACCGAGTGTGTCTATTGATATGTATTTTATAGTGCATCCAAATAATCAGCAAAGCCTATAATAGGTGAAGATGTATAATTGCTTTTTATTGTTCGAAATGCGGAATTTAAGGAAGGGTCATACTTAAGCTCTACAGGACCTAATACATGATATGTTAAAGGAATAGAGTCTTCTGTTGTAGGCATTACTCTACCATGACCAAAGCAGTCATAAATATAATCACCTATCTTATATTGGCTATCTAGATTATATTTGCGAACAGTATATACTTTACCATTCAGTAATTGAACTTGTTTACCTACCATATCATCTGTAAGAATGATAGGATTTACAGGTACACAATCATTATCAAGTACGATATATCCTTGGTTCATGAAGAAATACATATCGTTTAAATAAACATGCTCATGACTTTTAGGATAATGAAGTATATGTTTATCGCCTTCACGGTCAATAAGGATAAGTTTTAGACTACCATCTTGAGATGGAAATACATCTTCTAATCTAAATTTATCTACTTTCATATAAATTCCTTAATCCACTTAGTCATAGTAATATTCCTTTGGTGAATATTTAATGTAAAAATCTAAAGCATTTACTTTAATATTGTTTTCTTTAAGCCAACGTCTAGTTTCATCTTCCATTAATGCTGAATAAGCTCCATCAGGAAGTCCATCAAAGAATTGGTTTAATTGTTGGATAAGAGCTTGATACTCTTCTAATTTATCTTTGGATAGTTTTACTTTTTTCATATTACCAACCTGAGATTTCTACAGTAGGAGTAACAAAGTTGTTACAATATTCTACTTTATATCCTACATCTTCTAATAAATCTATCCAACGATTATCATTAAACTTTACGTCATGTTCGATAACTTCATCTTCGTCAATGAAAATAAAACCTTTATTTAAGCTATTAAGAATTTTGTTTTCAATGTAAGTTAAAAGCTTTTTGTAGTTTTCATTACGAAGTTCTCTTACTTCTTTACAAGATTTCATACAGTTTCCTTAAAAATAAAAAGGCTCTCGTTAGAGAGCCTATATGGTATTAAATATTAGTATTGGTACATGTAACCAGCACCAACTGTTACATCTTTCTGAGTATCAATACCAGCAGAAAGTTTAATGATATGGTGACCATTATCAGATGCACGAGAGTAACCTACTGCAAGAGCAGATTGACCATGTTTATGACCTACACCTACACCTACACCAGATTTACCTGAAATGTAAACTTGCGGAATATTTGCCATAGCAGCAACAGATGCAATACCTGCATCAGCACGTTTACGGTTTTTACGTACATCACGGTCTAAACGATGGATAGCTTTAGTATTTGCATTTACTTTAGCATCTACACTATCAATACGAGCATTTACTTTAGATACTTGGTTTACTACTTCAGCTTTTGTTGCTAAGTGGTCTACATTTGTATCTATGGTATATACAGCTTCACCATTTGAACCAAGAGTTTTAATAACAGTGGTATTTTTACCAGCTTTTACTACAGAGTGTTTCTTGGCTTCTACTTCTACTGCATTGATACGAGCAGAGTTATGAGAGATATTAGCAGCATTATCTGCAATACTTGCTTTATTGTCTGCAATGTCTTTAGCATTGGTTTCAATCGCTTTAGTATTTTTATCTGCTTTGGCTTCTACTTTATCAATAGCTGGTTGGAAGTCTTTAGAGCTTACTGTATAAGTGATTTTACCATTAGCGTCTGTACTTGAAGTTACAATTACATTATCACCTGCAGTGACTTCTGGTAATTTCTTCTCTACAGCTTGAATATACTTAGTATTTTCAGCAATATCTTTCGCATTCTTGTCGATTAATGCTTCTGCTGCACGAATATCTGCAGTATTGGTTTGAATAGCTTTGGTATTGTCAGCAATCGCTTTTGCGTTGTCTTTAATACCTTGAACATTCTTACCTACTTGGTCAGCTACTAAATATAATTGAGAACCGTTGATAGCATCAGTAGATGTAGCAGAGATTTCACCTGCACCTACGTTTACTAACTGACGTTCTTTACCTTCTGAGCCAACAGATACAGTTGCTACTGGAGCATTACCAGCAAAGCCACTATAAGTAATAGATTGTACAGTTGCTTCATTTACTGGTTTCTCAATTTTAGATACAGAGTTTGCACCTAAAGCTACGCTATTATCGTGCGTAGTAAGAGCATTACGACCCATAGCCATAGAGTTAATACCTTTGGCTTGGCTATCTACAGAAATCGCTACAGAACCGTTTGCAAGAGCATTTGAGCTATCACCTAATGCTGTACCAAATACACCATCTGCTTTAGATGATTGACCTACTGCTACAGAAGATTTTTGAGATGCAACAGAATCGTTACCTACAGCTACTGCTGAGTCTGCAGTTGCTTGTGAACCAGAACCTAATGCAAGAGCTGATTCCGCTGTTGCTTTGGCTAATGAACCAAATGCACTAGCGTTTAAGCCAGATACTTCTACACGTTCACCAACACCAGTACCTTCATTAGAAAGTACTTTATTGTCATAACCGATAGAGGTTGCATTATGACCTTTTACAAGGTTGTAATGACCTACTGCAGTTGCTTGGTCACCAGTAACATTGTTACCACCGCCATATGCATGGCTATGGTTACCAGTTACGATATTGTTCATACCTACTGCTGATAACTGTTCACCTGATAAATGGTTGTTATCACCAATAGCTTGGCTTTGATAACCATCAATAGATGAACCATCACCAAAGATGTTACCGTCTTTGGCATTAACTTTTACTACGTTTTGGTTACCATATACAGATGTACTACCGTGGATAGCTTCTACAGTGTTATCTTGACCAAATACTGAGTGGTTGTTACCTTCTACGTCAGATTTTACTACACGATTAGCATAGGTTTCTTTTGCCTCAGAAGTACGAGTATCTGGAGTATATCCATCTACAACGTATGGTTCAGTCGATAACGTTTTACCAGTAGTTGCTGCGTGTACTTGAAATGCAGTAAATGCAGCGATTAATAATGTACTTAGAAATTTAATCTTCATTTCACTTCCTTTTTATTCTAAATGATTGCGAAGAGCATGCTCTCCACCTACGTATTGACCATCTACAAAGATTTGTGGAACAGTGTCAATCTTTTTACCTAGACGTTTCTCAACTTCTTCACGAGCTTCTAGGTCTTGTGTTACGTCTTTAAAGGTATAATCTAAACCTTTCTCAATACATAACTGTTTAGAACGTTGGCATGGCTGACACCATGATGCACCATAGATTTCTACTTTCATTTTTCACCTACAAATTTTTTAAGTTCTGGTTTAAAGTAATTAGGACCTTTTAGGATTTTACCGTTAGGGTCAATAATAGGGTTACCGGCTTCATCAAATTTAGACCAGTTACTTTTATTCACTTCAGTAAGTGCTCCATCGAAGTTCATGCCAGCATATTGTGCTACACCAGTTGCAGTAACTACTTGGTCACATAAAGCGTCTAATAGAGCAGTTTTATCTGCACGTTTCCATAAGAGTTCACATTCTGCAGCAGTAAGAGATAAGAGTTTTTCTTTATACTCAATAAGAGCATCTGCTGTCTTTTGATTGCCTAATGCTTCACACATTTCAGCTACTTCTTCAAAGTGATAAGCAGTTTGTTGAATGATATTTTGTACTGTTGGTTCAGGTTTAGCTTTCTTGAACCAATCAGTAATACTTGCTACAGATACAGATTTATCGTTTAAATCACGACATTCTGTACCAAATGGAACAAAGTTATCTGTACATAGAAGTGTTTCAGATAGTACACGTGAAGCTTCTGGTTCAGTATAGATTTTATCCCACATCTGTGAGTATTCTTGTACTAAACGGTCTTGAATCTCGTTACGGTTCATTTGAGTGAAAGGCATTACTTTACCGTAAAGAGTAGTACCTTTTTTGAATGTTACAAAGTGTCGCATAAGGAATCCTTAATCAATATCAATAAATTCTAAGTCTAATTCATTAAACTTAATGGTTTGAAGTACGTTATACCATGCTTCGTCTGTATGATAGTCTACTTCTTTACAGTGACAATCTATTTCAAAGTTTGTACCGATACGGTTTAATACTTTGTAACGATGAATGGTATCTAGGATAAGGGGTACTTCACATTCTTTTTGTGGACGAGCCATATAGAATGGACAAAGCTTGTGTAGTTTAGGTGATTCTTCAAATAACTGTTTACAGGTTTGAATAGCTAAATCAGATAAATCATCTAATACACATTCTTCTACTGAACCAAAGGAAACAAAATCAATGTAATGTTTACCGGATTGGTCTCTGCAAATTACACCACATACTATGTCCCATTTACAACGAGTGTGTTCAAAGTGCCATGCTAACTGAGGTGAAATCTTTGCAGGCATATCACGATAGAATACTGTGTTACAAGTATTAGACTGGTCTGCCATTACAAGCGTAATAGTATAATTAGACATAATATCTTGTGTAGTCTTGATAGCTCGCATTTTAGCTTTATTAGCTTTGGTTCCGTTAGTATGTTTACCTTGTCTTACTACATAGTTCATAGTGTTACCTTATTGAAGAATCTTATAGCTACTTCAAATGTATCAAATGTTTTTGATGCAGTTTTAGCAAATAAACCTTTACGTTCTTGATAAACAGCGTAAATACGTTTTCCATTAGCATAATAAACAGTAAGTTTAGTTTCTCTTTCTGAGAACCAACCTTTCTCATAATGTTCTAATAGCACATATTCTTGCTTAGCAGACGCTACAAAGGGATTTAATGGTGTAGAAGTACCATTATAAGGGATAAACTCTTTAAGGTCGTCTACGAGTGATTTAATGCGTTTTTTGAGGGTTTCGTTCTCTTCTTGTAGTTTAAGAAGTTCACATTGAAGTACTTCTGGGTCTTGCAGTTGTTTTTCTACCCATTCGTCTAAGTTTTCAGGAATTTTCAAGATATCCTCCAACTGGTCTGACCAGTTAAAAAGTTGTTTACAAGGGGTCTTGACAAACTATAATAAAGATTCTTTTCTTTTACTCTTTTCTTTTCTACAATCAAATAATGGAAGAATTATAAGATTCCTGAAGTTAAGGTAAATAGACTATAACCGTTTACTGTTACAGGGTCTGAACCAATAAGAATGTCTTGGGTATCATAGTTTACAGTAATATTCTGGTTTAATGAAAGAGTACTAATGTCTTTATCACCTACTTTAATGTCCTTATAGGATAAGATAGGTAGTTCATCATAACAATAAGCTAATACATCGCTTACTGTATCATTGTTAGTAAAAATACATTTAAGGTTTTTCATAAATTCCTCATGGGGATAATAAGATGTAGGGATACCATCATTGATATCCTGTAAATAACTTTCGAAAATCATGTACTCTTTGAGCCAATAATCTTCACGTTCAGTTCCTCTCGCTTCTTTTAAGCGATTACGAAGAAAAGTGTCATATTTGTCTAACATATTTCTTATTCTCCGTAGAAAGTAGTGATATGTTTTAAACGTGGTTCAAAATCTTCTTCAGAAGGCTCTAGAGAGCTTTCCTCATCTTTAGAGACATAACAGTCCACTCCACTATCAATAATCGCTACAGCGTCATTTGCGAGGGAATTTAGGGTATCATCAATCATAAGTGTTTGCAAAGATGTACCCATAGCAATAAGAGCTTCTAATGGAATTTCTTCGTCTGTAGAAAAAGATTCAATGCCATTTGCAGTAATGCATTCTACCCAGTATTTAATCTTCACTTTGTCCATATTCAACTCCAATAGCAGGACGACCATAACGGTCTTTAAAATAAGTTGGTGTAACCGGTTTATACAAATGTTGGTATCTGTCCAAAGAAGATGGACGTAAAGCTTTTGGTAGAACTGAACCAAAGCATAAATACTCTAATTTTTCTATTGCTGCTTCTGATATTACTTTGTAGTATTCACCTTGTCGCATTGAAGACAAGGCATTTTTAAATAATTCCTGATAGTCTTTGGTTAATTCTTCATTAACTATCGTTAGTTTTTTAATTTCTTCTTTGAACTCACCTTGTTTACGCAATAAACGTAGGTTTTTGGCGTTAAGTTGTTTAACTTTATAATCAGACTTAGAAATAATAGACTGAAGTTCTTTGTTTTTTGTTATAACAGCTTTTTCTAGAATTTTAATATTCTTTTTGAGACCTTTTATAACTATTCTTGCTCTATCCATAAGAGCAGTAGATTCTTTCAGTTGGTTTAAGTTTTGTGTAACTTCTTCTTTAGGAACATATCCTAAAAGACTGAATAATTTTTTAAGCATTTAATACTCCATCAGCATAAGTAATCTTATATTTTTTAAAAAAGAGTTGAAGAGCTTCAATAGTGGTAACTGCTGTCCATCTACCACAAGCGAATGTTCTATGATAAGCACCTTCATGGCAAAATATATTAAGTTGAATACCTTCGTATTTAGTGTAGTCCCATGTCATTACACCTCGTAGAGGCAAATCTTGATAATCTATACCAAGATATACAGGAATAATTGGACAGTTGCTTTCTAATCTTTCTAAGCGTTCCAACGGGAACGCTAATGAGTCTAACCAATGTTCAACTTTTTGTAACTGTTTTGTTGTGTGGTATTGTGCCATTTTTCCCTCAAGAGTTTACTCTGATGTTCATATACTCCGATACGAAGAGTATAAAAAATGAGTTTATTCATATAACCTAAATAAATTCTATTTCCTGCAGAATAGTAACTTATAAGGTTCTTTTGAATAACAGTTCTCAATTTTTTATCGAATTCCATAATAGTATCGAAAAATGATTGAAAATCTTCATTTTTAAAACTGGTTTCACTTATTGGAGGGTAACATAACCAATATTTAGTAGACATTAAATCAAATGAGATGTATTGGGTTAAATCAAGATTAACTTTGATACCCATTTGACTAGGTAACCCTAATAACATAATTATTCCTCATATTCTTTGAATAGATTTAGTAGATATTTAATATCTTTAGAGAAATCTATTGTACCGTCTGATTCAATGTTTGAATGAACCAAGATATTCTTATAGCCTTTTAGTTTAAATTCATCTAAAAGAAATCTTAAGAGCGTATGGTCATAAAATGGTATAAGATTAAGATTAGATCTGTATTTATTATTGATAGAGTAACTGTATTGGTCAGGACCTAATACGATAGATAAACTTGGTTTGTCTAAAAGATTAAACATAGTCATCATAAATTTTGCTGTAGCAGAATCTGGAATAACTCTTCTTTCATGCCAATTTCCACGATAGCAATCTATAGCTTTTGATGTACCAACAAAGATAAATGCATCGTACTCTAAATATTTTAAGTAAGGTAAATTAGCGATACATCCAGAATTTCCCCATTCAAAATCAGTAAACTGTTTTAATGGAGCAAGTCGATTAGAGTAGTCACTCCAATAATGTCTAATAATGCCCTCAAAGCGATTGATGACATAAAGACTTTCAGTAGTGTATTCAAATTTCATTTGCGTAATTGTTAAGTTGTTTGATAGAGGATTCGATAGTTTGTGTTGTTAGAATGTCATAACCATCTGCTGCACGCATAGGAAGAATAAGAACATTAGCGTCTTTTGGAATATCCATATCTTTTAGAGTTTTTTCTAAATAATCTTCATAACAGGTTCTATATAGTTTTGTTTGGGTTTCATCATACATATAACCCGTTGGAATGGCTCTAAATGTAGTTACTACATGGATAACAGGAATTTCCAATATGTTCATTATAAATCTGAATGTTGCAGTTTCCATTGTTACAGGAATAAGCTTTGCAAATGGATAACCTTCACGAGTATCTATTACCCATTCATCTATGATAATAAGTAAGTCTACGTCTAAAAGTTTTTTAAAGTCATAGTTTACAAATTTAGAACCATAAATCTGACTTCTAACTGTATTGAACAGACAACTATGGAAAAACATTTTATCTGGTACAGGCTCACCATAATGTTTATAACCTAAACATTTTGTTTCTTCGGTAATAGTGTTGATTTCGATGTTCATATATTTCCTTAATCAATCATACGTGCATAGAGTTTCAATTCCTTTTCTACTTGCTTTAACACAATGTTAGTATGTTTTGTATCATGGTGATGTTTATCAACTGCTATAAGAAAGACTTCTGCGTCTTTTTTAAGGTTGATTTCAGTTAGTACACCCATAATACTGTCACGGTGAGAAACGATATAGTAAGGATGTTTAGCAATATATTTACCATATTTTTCTATAGAATCTACATAACTAGTTCCAACAAATAATGTAGGAATATCTAAGAAAGTACCTGCTGTCAGAAATGTATCACCAAATACACTTGTAGGAAGTATCATGTCTTGATAACGTTTATATCTTGGTTCAGTAAAAATATCACTACAGTCAAGATAACCATCAACATTGTCACCAATGTAAGAAGCACTTACAAGAATGATTAGGTCTGCATCAAGTAATTGAGCATAATCAAAATTAGCCGCTTTTTCTGTGCTAGTACCTAAATAGTTTCTTGATACATCTGATAACAATCTAAAATTACTATAATTACTGTTATCTTCTCTATCTCCAAAGTCTATAGTTTTAAGGTACTTGTATTGAGTATGTGAATTACTATTTAGAGTATATCTATAAATATTCATAACTATTTCCAGTTGCTTAATGTATTTTCTACTACGCTAATGCTGTCTAAAACATCTGACAATGTATCTTCTTTATCATATTCAAAGTCAGTATCTAACTGTAATAAAAGTACTTTAGATTTTGAAGAGATATTGAGTTTACGAAGGGTATGTTGAAGTTCGTAAGGTGAAGTAAGGATATAATAATTATCTCCAGAATAGGATTCTGCAACTTCAGCACTTATCTGATTATCAGTTGAAATAAAGATAAAAGGTATTCCCATGCAATGACAGATAGCATTATAGATATCTGCATTAAAAGTTTGTGGAAATATTTTTTCAAACCAATGTAATTCATGATTAGCTTTAAAAGTATTTGGGTAAATATCACCAACGTCATTACCTACATAAGTTTTTCCTACATAAATTACTGCGTCATAATTTAAAACTTTTGAATAATGGAAAGTTGTAGCATACGCAGCAACATTTCCGAATAAAGTTTCACAACCTTCAGCAATGATGTACTTTCCAATAACTTCCTCAGCTTCTCTTCCTTCTGATGTAGTATATTCGTCTATAAGTTTCCAGTTCCATAGATTAAGGTCTAAAGAACTGTCTATATATAATTTAGTAATTTTCATGATATTCCTTAAAGAATTGTATAGCGTCTATTGGATTACAATCTAAGAAAGGAGTATTTTCTGCAGGATGAACCAATAGAACAGAAGAATCTTTTGTGAGTCCTAATTCATTTACTATTTCTGAAAAATCAGATGTACTACTGAAATTAGTAGATTTTTTATTAGTAGTATAAAAGAAGTTTTTAGACCCTATTGCATGAAATGTAAAAACTGGTATTTGATATGATTCTGCCACTAATAAGAATGGGTAAACACTTCCTGTAAACATTGCACCAATATAGAAAGGTATTTTTGGTGGTGTAGTAAATACAATAGCGTCGAATTGTTTAAGCTTACTATAATCATATTTGAGCATGTAATAAAAATGGTAATTATAGTAATCAATCGAGGCTTTAATCAGATTTCTTAAATTCTTACTGAGTTTACCTTCGATAAGTCGAGTATGTTTGTAGCCATATCGTTGTAGATTAGCATCAGAGGATATTGCTGTGATTTTCATGTAGAATTTCCACTATCTTATTGTATATAGTCAGATGTTTTGGTAAATAATAATTATTAGTAGGTGAATAAATTATTAACACTTTTTCTGGATTAAACTGACTAAGATATTGTTTTAATAAGTTATACCCTAGAGATGAAGCATTCATTACTTTATAAATATCTGTATCCACCGAGCATGCAAGATTTTGCTTAAATTTTTTTATTGATACAGATAAAAAGGGGATACCTAAAAATTCTGCTGCAGGAATAATACCATTAGTTGAAGTTAAATCTTCTTGTAAAGGCATAACATCTCTAAATTCATTAGTAAAAATATCTGAAATACTGATAATAGTATCGTATTTTAATAAATCTGAATAATTTATATCATAGTCAAATACCGTAAATATTGAGTAGATATTTAAACATTTTTCTATAAAGGTTAGCTCTCTATCACCTATATCAATATATTTAGCTTCTTTAACTTCTCTTGAAAAGCTTTCACTGAAAGACCATACGTCAATTTTCATATTTTTCTAATTCCTTTAAGATGTATTGTAATGTTCTGGCTGTATAGGAATATGCAGTTGTTTCGTAATTAGCTATAAAGATAACTACTTTACTATCTTGGTTCAGATTATATTCTTTTAAACGATGAACTAATTCATCTTCAGGAATAATATAATGACTGTGGTGAAACATAAGTTGTTCTTGGTTAGAGAATCCATTTACAGGAATAGCTAGTAATGGAATATCTAAAGCATGAGCCATAAACATAAAGTTATACGCAGCCGATTCATTAACACTTAATTTTTGTGAAAATATCGAAGTGCCTGTATATCCTATAAATACTTTACAAAGTAAAATGACTAAGTCACAATCTAAAAACTCTTTGTAGTCTATATCTAATGTAGGTATACATGTTGGGGAAATCCCTTGTAAAATTTCTTCAATAGATGAATATGTCTGAGGATATCTATTATTTACTATTTCACACCCAAATCCTTTAAACTTGCTATGTGAAGCATATTTCTTAATATTCATTAATATTCCTTAAGAAAATCTAAAGCATAATCTGAATCAGGATACACATAATTCCCATATCTATTTAAATCCCATAGGTTTAATACATATACTCTAGAATCAGATGTTAAGCCTAGCTTTTCTACTGCTTTTTTCAGAGATGGTAATGATGTAGTTATCTTGAATAGATTGGTTTCATTTTCTGCATATCGTGCATAGTATCTTTTTGTAGTATGGAAAATAATAGGAATATCTAAGCATTCTGCAATATGTCTGAATGGATGACCTAACATAGCATTAAAAATTACTTTACCATTAGGTCTAAGATGAGCTTCTGACATAATGACAAAAGCGTCATAGTTCATTAAATCAGAGTAATCAGTAATGATAGCTCTATCAGTTACTGTTCCTAAATACTCAGGGAAAGATGTATATAAAAAATGAATAAATTTAGGTGCTTGTGAAAAGAATTTTTTATACTTTAAGGTATATCCTTGTTTCACAACACCTTCATCAATACATTCTGCTGTTATGTTCATTTAAACCCCTTTAGTATTCTATAGGTTTGTTCACAAATACCTTTTTGAACACCACTAAGAAATGTAGGACATCCATTTAACAAAAGTACTTTACTACCTTTTTTAATACCAAATTCTTTGAGTTTGGTTTCTAGATGTTTTACATCAATGATAGGCTGTTCATAATGATAAGATTCTTCGAATAATTCTAAATTTTCTATTAAAGATTCTTGTCGATTACACATTACAGCAATAAAAGGTATTTCCATATATTTTGCTATTTCACTGTAGGGGTTCAAGCATTTATCTTGAATCATTAAATCATTTCCGTTATGTGCAATTCTTCCTATTGAAATAATACAATCATAATTTAATATAGATTTATAACGGATTGCTCTAGAGACAATTCCCCAAGTAGCTAATCTATCTAACCATTCTTCTGTTTTACTTAATTCACGTCTTATATATGGAAAGAACTTTGCTCCATGCTTTTCAAAGAAACGATTATCTTCATCAAATTCATGTATAGTAATTTTCATAAATACTCCATAAAATAAAACAGGCAAAGGACCAACCCTTCACCTGTTTTTTCTTTGTTCCCATTAGGGAACAAAGTGGCATAGCCTAGCTATTCTTTAGATTCTTCAATAGCTTTTTCAATAATAGCTTTAATGATGTCTATTACTCCTGATTCAGCTTTTCGTTTGGCTGCTTTTAAGTTTTTAACTTCAGTACCAATGTCTGTTAGGAATTTTTCTGACAATTCAGATAATTCTTGGTATGTACCGAATCTAGTATAGTTTCCACTATACATACCATTCCACATTGATACCATCCAACGTAACAAATGTTTTGAAGCTCCATGTAGGATTCCTAATGCAATCCGGTATTCATCAATAGTATATTGTTCAGGTAACACTGTTTGGATATACTCAGGTAATGCTTCACGTAATTCACGCATAAGGTCATCTAATGATAACAATGTTGTTACTTGAATTAATGGTGATGCAAAGTATGGTGGAACATCATCTAACAATGTTAGAGTTTTTTCTGCTACTTGAATTTCTGCATCGGTGTACCATTCACGGAATTTTACAGCGTCAATGTCTGTACTATCAGTTTTTTGGATTAATTTACCAAAGAGTTTAAGTTGAACTGGTGTTTCTTCAGCAGTAGGAATGACTTGTTCAGCAAAGTTTTCGATGTTGATGTCAGTCATTTGTTCCATGAGATGAATACCTGATTTAAGCTTTTCTTGTTTAGCAAGTGAGCCAAAGTAATGAGCAATATCTAATGCTGCAGGGCATACAATATCACGTACTGCTTGGAAGTTACCTTCATTAATAGCTTTCTTAACTTCATCATTCTTATCAAACATAATTTGATAGAATTTAGAAACTTCTTTTTCTTCTGGTTCAGCAGATGCTAAGAACTCTAATTCTGCTTTTTCTGAGATAGTAAGGTTTGGTTTAGATTTTAATTGCTCTAAACGTGCAATTTGTTCTTGTGTAAGAATCATGATTAATTTCCTATTAATAGTTAATTGATGCTATTTCTAGCAGTGTCTTCTTCATCTATTAGGGAATAATGAGTTAATCCTAATAGTTTCAGAATTTCTTCTAGTGCAATGAGTTTGTCTGCACTTGCACCGACATAAGCAGTTCCGTCTATTTCATAAGTATGAACTTCTCTGTCTGTGTTTTCATTTGTTCTAATAAGTTTAATACCAATGTATCTGACTTTTGGAACAGGTTTTTTATATCCGAATACCATAATGAGTCCTAAAAAAAAAGCGTCCCATTAGGGACGCTGATTTTTAGCAAATACCATAATCACTGTCTAATACTTTCTTCGCAATAAGTTTGCGAGTGTAAGCACCATTGTAGATTTCGATTTTCTCTGGCGAGATTTGGTCTAAGATGCATTGTAATAAATCACTATCTACTACATTTGCTACCATATGGTTATACCAATATCTCACGTAATTGAGATTGTTAGGATGAGCACTGAACGAGTCATGAATGATAGCAATATCGAATGGTTCGTATTGTATCATTTTAGACAGTACTTCTTTTAGAGCTGTTCTATGTGCTGTACTTAAACGAGCTACGTCTGCAATAGATTGAATTTCATCAATAATGCGTACAGTAAGCATATTGGTTTCTTCAAAATAATGCATGAGTAAATCGAATGTAGGAAGAGTATCTAATGGTGCAATCTTAAGGTCTGCTGAATGGTCTGCATTATACTGGTTCAATAAGTATAATACATATTCTACATGAGCTTTGTTGTATTTCACTCTTCTGACCATTTCTCTAACGAGATACGAATCCAAGCTGTGAACCACATTTGCAACATTAGATAAGCCAAAGTCTGATGGCTTTTGTTCTTTTACGTTGAATGGATACTTTTCATCTCCGATTTCTACAGTATATTCAACTTTTTCCATGACAGGACATACTACATGAAATCCGTCTGGCATAATCCAGTCTTGAGAGTCTACGTTAGGATTCCACGTATCTAAGAGTAATTGTCTTAGTTCCCATGCACCTTCACATAATTCTTCCATAGCTTTTTCATATGCCCACATATTATCTTTACCTAATACACGATTAGGTTGAGCAATAGAACCATAGTTTCCGGTCATGATTGCTTTCTTAATATGTACACGACTGATTTCTACGTCTGAGCCTAAGATTTCTTTGAAGAGTTTAAATACTTCAGTATATAGGTCCATACGTTTATTGCCATACATGCCAGTAAGATATAAACCAGAAGTACATCTGGTTAATGCTGACATGAGTTGGCTACCTGAACAACAGCTATCTAGAGCTACACGGTATCCTGTTGGGATACCGTTTAATACATCTCTATAAGCCATCAAACCAGCAAATGTTAATTCTGGTTCATCTGCTTGGTTTACTCTGACTAATTCTTTTAACTCTTCATTTGAAGCATATTTAACTTTATCCTCTGGATACATTTCCAAAGTTTTGCTAATACGTTCATCATAGTTTAATTTGTCAAAGCCTGAGTTATTAGCAATATCAATTTGAAGATATTGTTTTCCAGTGAATAGTTGCATAAGTTTATTCCTCAAAGAAGTTGATTTTATCTGTTACGGTTTGTTTATTCTTGAAGTTAAGAATAGCTTTACCATAACTATTAGATTGGTATGAAATTTGGTATCCAACACAATAAACACGTCCACGTTTGTCGTATTTATGGGTAAGGTAACATTGGTTTTCTGAATTGTAGATTTCTGCTACAGATTTGAATACAAGCTTTTCATAGTCTTCAAATGCTTGAATACGTTTATTGTATTCGTCCATAGTTTCATCTTTCATTTGGTCGATACCATTTGCTTTTTTAGGTGCATGCATATGTTTCCAACTATTGCGATAAGTACGCATTAAGTCGGTATTAATTTCATATGCTGTATCGTTTAGTTTATCTAGGATTTCAGTACAAATATCTTTTGTATGATATTGTCCCCCTAACAATAAACTGTCTGAACCAATAGTAAGATAACCACTACCACGATTATTTCCTTTCTGGTTCACCGGTAAAGGTTTAACAATCATTGGATTAACAAATCTAAATTGTTCCAATGTATGTTTCACTTTATCGTCTAGTTCCCAGACATTATGTAATCGAGTATATCTGTCTTTGGTTACATTCCATAAGCCATAGTTATAGCCTATTTGAACTACTTTAGCGATGTCTAAAGCTTTGTTTAGTTCATCACGTTCAATAACCATTTCAATAAGGGTATTCATGGTTACTGTTTGTCTTTCTATGAGAATACATAGAATTTCTAATGCTGTATGTAATACATATTCAAATTCAGCTCTTTCTTCTTCAGTTAGTTCAGGACTATCTACTTCAAGAAGTGGTTGTAAACAAGGTGCTAATGCGTCTTGTAATATTTGTCTACGCTGACGTTTGTTGTATTTAATTTCGAAGAATTTCTGTTTCTCAATTAGATTGATATCTTCTTTAACATTAGTTAATTTTTCGTATAGCTCTGCATATACATCTCTGTTGTTTTCCATACTATTCTCCAAAAGAAAAGGGCATTTCTGCCCTTTATATTAAGCGTTTACTTCTTCTATTGCTCTAAGCATAACAAGAGCCATTTGCTCAATGTTTTCTGATGGTTCATCTTGTAGATTATTCCACAAGATTAGCGTTACTTTACCATTTGTTAATGGGAAGTAATCTGCCATACCACTTTCTGATGTAGCAAGATAAGTAAGTACATTTTTTGCATGATGCATGCACTCAATCACTAAGTTATAGTGACTAGCGTCTAGTTCAGTACAATAGATATCATCACCGTCTTTAATGGCTACTTTACCCTCATACACAATAGTACGTTGATATTGTTTAGCAGGCTGTACTTTACCAAAATGAGTTGGTTTGTTCTGGTTCAAGAATTCCATAGCCATACTAGGCTGTTGTAAGAATTTTTGAGACTCTGTTAATGGTTCAGCAATTTCTTTGATTTCTTGGTTCAAAGTATTTAAACCACATGCTGTAGCAGTGATACCAGTATTTACTAATCCTAATACACCGTCTACAACACCTGTTGCATTGCGAATAACATTTCCTAACATATATCCTCCAGTATGTTTATATCAAAAAATAAAACCCACTGTTGCCAGTGGGTTATTGGTTATTTGAAGCTTGCTCGGCGAGCTTTCACGTCAGTTGGTTTAGATACAACTGGTGCTTTGTGCATGTCTTTATGCACAAACTGTACTTGTAAGTTAGCAAAGTAAGACAATTCATGGTCTTCAGGAATGTCTTTGTTCACGATGCTTTGTCCTTCACCGATTTCACTGAATAGAGCTACCAAATCTTCACCTAAGGTGATTTGGTCTTGGATGAACTCTAACCATTCTTCAGGGCTATTTGCTGAGCAGTTTTTACGAGTGCGTTCAATACCTTGCTGAATGTTATCAGCAGTAATGAACAATGGGATTTGCACAAAGCGTTCAACTGCGTCTTCGCCCTCACCATAGACTTTTTTGAAGCCTAAGTTGATGAAGAATTCACTTGGTTTACGTTCTTCAGTTGATTTTGCTACTACTGCTGGTTTGTTGTTTACTTTATCGAATAATGACATAGGAATTTCCTCTTTGTTAAGTTGTTTAAAAGTTATTGGCACTATTGCCACAAATAAAAGGTTGAGCGAAGCGAAACCATACGGTATAGATACCACGCTCAACCGGTTGTTCGAAGAAAGAACTATTTGTTCATATACTCCGAATAATCATATTTACAGCCATGTACTTCATAAGCTGTATCTGTTCCGTCACATAAGTGAGCTACGCCTAGCTCATAGTCAATAGCGTAATTCACACGTTTAACAGCGTCTGCTTTTGCACCTACTGCTAATAATGTTAATAAGGCTACAATCACAACTGCAATGCTGTGACCTAGACCAATTTTACTAATGAGATAGTTCATGTTCTTTCTCCCATTGGTCCATAAATTCATTTACATCAAATTGTTCCATAATTTCCTCCAAACGGATTGTTAATCTAAGCCAAACGGCTATCCACAAATAAAAGAGCGAACAAAGTGAGCTCAAAGAACTCACCTACTCACTACTGTTAAACAGCCCAGCTAACCACACGGTCCACTGGTACATCGAAATAATCTTCTACATATGATGCAATGTCTTCTGCACGTAGTAATTCAGAATACTTCAATATCTCTCTTGGCATTTCCATAGAAAGAACTGCAAGTTCTCCCATAGAAATAAATTCAACTGTTACTTGCATAACAACCTCCAAATAAAAATCTAACAATGACCCATTTACAGAGTTGGGTCAAACTCGATTAATATGAGAGTTCTAGGCATACTAGAATAGTGTTATAGTCCACTGAAGCTTGCACTTCACCAGTCTCTAACCACTCTTTACGCCAATCTGGACTTACAAAACCACATATTTTAAGGATTTCTAAATCTGAACCAGAGAACTCTGAACCTTTGTTGTCGGTTCCAAACACTAACATATATATCTCCTTTACTTGTATAGGTTTAGTTAGTTGAGCCTAATGAAGAGCACCTATATTTGAACAGAACGAACGTTCTAGAATGCGTATAAGGTAAGAGAGTACGCAGATGAGAGATGCTCTTGGTTAAACCCATATATAAAAGGACGAACGTAGTGAGTCCTAATAAGACCATGTATATCCATATATCCCACGTTCTGCTAGCTTTCTACGCATAGAAGCTAGAGTAAATTTACTATAACGTGCCTCTGGGTTTAATCTTGTACCAAATGTACGGTTGTAATCTATTACTAATTGAACATCAAACATTGTATATTCCTCCATAATATTGTTATTAGTCCATAGATAAATACACGAACGAAGTGAGTGTTATGTACTTAGATAGATATTAGGTGTTTATATAAAATAGGACCATATAGTGTATTAATGTATAGTAAATGGTAGTTAGTTATACAATTTGTATAGTTTTACAGTAATTTTTATCAAGCCCCATTTATATACAATAGTTATAACTATTTGAAATTATTATAATTATTGTGGTGTTTGACTTTTGCTATTTTATATGCTACTTTTGCAAGTGCAATTTGCATTGCTTGAAAGCTTGCTTTCATCATGCAAATAAACACCGCAAAAGTGTAATATAAATCCTATCTATTTCCATTCCATTTTATTCTTATCTTATGTCTTTCTATGTACTGTAATCTATTATGTATTAGTATTATTTATTTTTATGTTATTTATGTATGTTGTATTCATAATTACTGCATAATTATTCACATTTTATTCATAATAGAGTTATTTATTTGTATGTCTATATAGTGTTTATTTAGTGTATGTATAGCGTTTATTTAGTGTTATTTCTGTGTAATAAAAAATAAAAAGGGGATTAATATCCCCTTATTTATTATAAAGAATCCATGAAAGAAGATACTTTATCTTTCATTTCTTCTACTGATGTAAAACCAGTAGACTTAGCAGTTTCTTGCACATCTTTATAGATTTCAGCATGTAACTGTAATGTTTTAGCTTTTTGTACTTTTTCATCTAATCTGCGAGTAACAGCAGTCTCAACTAAAGTAAGTGAACCAACAAAAGTACGAGATGCTGAATCAACAGAAGCAGCTACACCAGTAGCAACAGAACGAATAGCGGTATTAAGACCAAACATAATAATCTCCTATAGTATACTAAGTTAAAATGGCAGAATTGCCAGAGATAAAAGCTACGAGCACAGCGAGTAGCGTAAGTGTAAGAAGTTTACAGTTTACATAGGGGGGGGGGATACTACACAAGAGGGAATCTGTGTGTATAAGGTGTTCTAAACTTACTTCTATATAATATAAATTTCCCTATCCCTAAAAAAAAATAAAATTGAACCATATATATATAAATATATTTATTGTTTTCTTTGGTTCAATTTAGTATAGTTATATATGCCTTTTGGCAGTTGATTTTCAAATGAATTTCCTTAGTATACCCCCTCTCCGTTTTGGAAGAGGGGTTTTTTATTTATATACTTGGAGATTGGGGACAAGAAAGAAATATGTATATAGGAGATTAGTTTCTTTTCTTTCCGTCCCCATTAGGGGACGTATAATGTGGGTAGTAGTGTTTGTTATTGTTGAATTTGTTTGGTTCATGTATTATGCTCTGGATTCATAATATTGGTATAAGGGGTTAATATGGCTAAATTTAATTTTAAGAAGCAAGACGTAGCTCTTGTAGATAAAGAGCAACAAAAGGCTGATAAAGCGTTAGCTAGGGGGGACTTTCCTAAAGAAGTAGATGTAGACTTTGATAAGAAAGTGAGTTTATCTATATTGGAAGAACCAGAACCAGAGTTATTATCTGTAGAAGGTTTACAGAAGATTTACCCTAGAAAGGTGAATAGAGAGACTCTGGAAGAGTGTGTGAAGATGATGAATGAGTCTATTGTAGGAATGGATTCTGTGATGAGGGAGCATTATAGGGATAATCTAGTAGGGGTTATTGATGTTATTAAGGAAGGGGAACGGATTAAGTTTGCTGATTATGTGAAAGCTGTGAAGTTCTGTTCTTATAAGATGGCAGGGTATACTGATACTAGGGCGTATAGTTTGACCTTTCCTGAGCGTATAGAAAGGATGGCTAGAGAAGGGATTTCTAATGCTAACTTGTATGTATATGCGAATAGTTATGCGAAGAATAAAGTAGTAGTAGAGATTATGGCTAAGCTCATGGTCCCTACGCATATTATGTATCAAGACTATTTTCATATGGCTGTAAAGACTCAAGTAGAGATTATGACTAATGATAAAGTGAGTCCTAAAGTGAGAAGTGATGCTGCAAATAGTTTAATGACACATTTGAAACAACCTGAGATTAAACAAGCTGAATTGAAGATTTCTACAGAAGATAATGGTGCTATTGGTCATCTTGCTGATGCATTAGCGAGCCTATCTGGGAAGCAGCGTGAGCTGCTGAACAGTGGGGCGATGCGTCTAAAAGATGTGAGTGAAGCAGTGATTATTGAGGCGGATAACAATGGATAAGACTGTTGCTGCAAAGACAGTAGAAGAATACTTACGAGAAGTAGACTACGAAGAATGGGAAAAGAGTTATGTTCCTTCTGAGTTTGCTTTAAAGTATATGAACTTTGTGAAGATGGTGAATGCCGGTAAAGAAGATATTCAGACTTCACCTTTGTTTCATTATCGTATGGTTGAATCTCTTGGTTCAAGTAATATGAGAATTGCTAATCTCTGCTTACGGGGTGCTGGTAAGACTGTAGTGATGGGTGAAATGCTTGTATTATATCTGGCTCTGTTTAATGAATTACCTTATCTTGGTAAGTGTAACGTAATTATTTATGTAGCTGATAGTATGGAGAATGGTGCTAAATCTCTTCGTACTAACGTAGAAGCACGTTATAACCACTCAGAATTTTTACAACAATACATTCCTGAAGCTAAGTTTACAGATAGTGAGTTAGTGTTTAAGAACATTGAAGGTAAAGAGACTTATGTGAAGTTGTTTGGTGCAAGTTCTGGTGTGCGTGGTTTTAAACGTAATGGTGACCGTCCTGTATTAGCAATACTTGATGACTTGATTTCGGATGAGATGGCTAACTCTAAAATACAGTTAGAGAAAGTATATGACTTGATATACAAAGCTGTCGATAATGCGATGAACCCGAAAAGAAATAAGATTATTTTCTCTGGTACTCCGTTTAACAAAGCTGACCCATTGTACCAAGCGATTGAATCCGGTGCATGGGAAGCAAATGTTTATCCAATGTGTACTCACTTTCCTTGTGCTAGAAATGAGTTTAATGGTGCTTGGAAAGAACGTTTCTCTTACGATGAGATGATGGATAAATACGAAAAGGCAGTAAAACTAGGAAGGGTAAAAGCTTTTAACCAAGAGTTGATGCTGCGTATTGCGAGTGATGAGGATAGAGTTATCCTTGATGAAGATATTTCTTGGTTCAAGAGAAAAGAGATTCTAGAGAATAAACGTAGATATAACTGGTATATCACTACCGACTTTGCTACTTCTACTCATAGAAAAGCTGACTATACTGTAATAGGTGTATGGGCTGTAGATAATAAACAGAATAGGTATCTTGTAGATGGTGCATTAGGAAGATTCTTAATGAACGATACATTTAATAAGATATTCGATTTTGTTTCTAAATATAATCCTATGTCAGTAGGGATAGAAGTAACAGGACAACAAGGGGGCTTTGTTCCTTTGATTAAGGATGAGATGTTGAGACGTAACGTTTGGTTTACAATCGCTAAAGGAAGAGAAAGTACGAAAGAAGGTATTGCAGTTAGAACCAATAAGATGGATAGATTTAGACTAACTGAACCTGTATTTAAACAAGGTAAATTTTTCTTGCCAGAAGATTTAAAAGATAGTATTTTAATACAGGAACTGCTCGAAGAGCTTTCTACTGTTACTATTGATGGTATTAAAGCAGTACATGATGATGCGATAGATATGGTATCGCAGCTTGACCAAATGGTAATAGTTTATCCTTCCGAACAACAAGCTAATCTCGGTAAAGGGACTTCACAAGAAATGGACGATATCGACCCATTCTTCAATGAAACCAATACGGATAGTAATTATAGATTAAATGATTATTTGGTATAAGTTTTATGGTGAAGTTAAAAGATTTCTTACAATCTATTGCATTAGGTGAATTACAAAGTTCACCTCTTGTTCCAATCGGTGCTTGGGAATTAAATCCTGATAGAGTGCCGCAAGTTATTCAAGCTTTGAATCAAGGGCTTGAATACTTCTATTCAAATTTTCCTCTAAAGCAAAATGAAGTGATAATTCAGTTAAGGGATGGTACTACTCGATACTATCTCGATGATTTCTATTCTATCCGAAATGGTGGTTACATCATGGATACAGTAGAGAAACCATTCCAAAATGATGTCCTTCATATTTTGTCGGTACACTCTACACAAGGTAGAGAATACGCTATCAATGATGATTATGGTTCGTTCAGTATCCACACTCCAGAATACAACTGTGTTCAAGTCAATGGCAGAACACCAGAAAATTACTTAGTGATTAAGTATCAGGCAAAACATCCAGAAATTCCACTAACAGAACCAATGAGTAGTGAGTATCCTATATCCATTCCATCTTCATACAGGACTGCTCTACAAACTTATGTTGCATGTTTGGTGTTGCAGAATATGGGTGGTGAGCATTTACAGGAAAGCAATGCTCTATTTGCTAAGTTTAAAACACTTACAGAAGAGCTTAAATTACAAGGTATTGGTACAGTAACAACAGTAGGTACTAATATCAGACCTATGTTAAGAGGGTGGTTATAATGTTTCATAGACATCCGCCTATGCACAATCTTAATGAACCCAACCAATTAGTTTCACATCAATTTACGCCTGATGCTTTTTCTATGGTTCAGCAAGTGTATTTCCATTTAGGAACTTTAAAGTTTATCGCAGAGAATCTCCGTACTGTTGATACAGTGGGCAGAGAGATGTACAAGTTAGAAGGTCTCAGCAAATATCTTGGTGATATTGTGAGAGTATCTGAAGCGTTGAACTCTATTGTTTCTATTCAAAATAACTTGCCGGTAATCTCTGAATTAGCACCACGTATTGAAGATTTTGTGTGTCAATTAGACGACATTGAAGAAAAGATTCGTCATCATGAAGTATCTTTTAAAGATGCAATGGCGATGATTAACTGCAATGTTAAACAACTAGAAGATATGTATATTCAATATGAATGTGGTTTAACCCGTTTGATTGAAGAATACAAAGCTAGTTTGTGTGAAGATTACACAAAATACAAAAATGATATTGTTGAATATAGTGAGTCAATGCAAAAACAACATGCAGAATTTGAACATGGTATGCGTGTGTTAAGAGATGCTGTCAAAGTACAAGATGAAAATAAACTCTTGTTAGAACATCTTAAAGCAAGTGATGCAGTGACTAATGCTTTATTCCTTGGTTCAGAAGAAGCCAGTGCTAAGGCACTAAAACAGATTAAAGAATCTGAAAAATGGGGAAATAACGAAGACGTTAATAGACAACGTTTGAATTATAAACTTCCTGCAAATAATGTTCTTAACGTGATGAAGTCTAATCAAGAACGTTTGCTTAAAGAAGGAGCTGCCTAATGTTAAATCGTATTTTAGGTGAATTTCCTATTTTTGCTAAGTTTGCAAAACTAGGTAAACGCACTAACGTAAAAGGTGAGTATCTTCCTTCTGAGTCTCAGAATGCATTTGCATTGTCAGACACTGTAGCATATGAGACAGGAACAAAAGAAGTTACCCCTGAATTATTTAACGGTGCATTAAACTTTGTAACAAGTAATATGAGTTATTTGTTTCATCGTGGTGTACCAGAATTTTCATTAAATGTTGCTTATTCTAAAGGTTCTATTGTGACGTATGAAGGTGCATTGTATGTATCTCTTACTGATGAAAACGTTAAACACGTTTCACAAACTTCTCACTGGGGAAGATTTGTCATTGAACCAAATGCATCACACCACAATGATTATCCTAATGGTAAACCTAAAGATACTAATCCTGTAGGTACAATTCTTACTGTTCCTGTAACTACTAAACTAGATGGTTATATGGACTTTGTAGAAGGTGCTGAATTCAGTCCTGTTATTTATCCAGAGTTATATAAAGTTCTTGGTTCAAATAGATTTGGTACTGGTTCAAACACTAATAAAGAATTACCTATTGGTTCATTGGTTCATATTCTTTCAACCGAATCTATTCCAGATGGTTGGGTAGAATGGAGCATGTATAGTTCTTTAGCCGGTTATCCAGAATTACATCAAGCTCTACTAAGAATGGTAGAACGCTTACCGATTGGTCCTGTTAAACAGGCATGGGTAGAAGCGTTAAAACAATACCGTTTCCCTGAGTTTAGTGTAAGTGGTTTCCATTTAGGTATGAAAGGAACTGTAGGTGATTTTATCCATGATGCAGCTTCTGCAGGTAGCTTAATGAGTTATCCAGTAGTTGTAGATAATAGCAACACACTAAATCCTCTTGGAGTTTCAAGATGTGCTGTAGACCAACACAAAGAAGTTGTGGGTGCAACCGTATCAGAAAAGTCGTATACGTCCTCAGTTGTCAGCCCACTCGTAGTTGTTGCACACCGTGCAGAACAACACAAAGATGTGGATGCGAAGATGGTTGTAGTATCAGAACCTGTAGCAGAGACTGTTCCGAGAACGCTTTCTACTCGTTTAATCGTAAAAGCTACAAACCAACGTCCATCAAATATTTCAAGTACTCATAAACAGGTAATTAAATATGCAAATTAAACGTCCTGATGTAATCAAAGTATTTGGTAAAGATGCAATACAAGGTGATTACTTACCAGTTAGATTTGGTACTAATGTAGTAGTTGCTAAAGAATCTTTTGAAGATATTGCAAACAAAAACTTTGAATATGGTTTGGAATCACTTGAAGGTGATTTACAACTTAAAGACTTGAATACTGTATTCTTCTATCAAGGTGCTTTATTGAAATACCTATTCCAAAAAGGTATTCCAGAATTCAGTGCTTATGAGAATTATGAAGCTGGTGCAGTAGTTCAAAAAGATGGTGTAGTATGGGTAGCAACAAAAGCTATCGAAGCATCTCTCCATAAAAAAGAAGCTAACCCATGTGACCCATGTGGTTGTAAAGTAGAATGTGAAAATCCAGTATACCCTTCTAAAGAAGCTGGCTGGTGTAAGTTTATTACTTCATGTGAATATGATGCAAAAATCAAAGAATTAGAAGCTAAAGATAAAGCATTAGAAAAAGCTATCAATGACCTTAAAGGTGTAGAAGGTTTCTCTGTAGTACCTAACGCAGAAACTGGTGCATTAGAACTTCGTTTAGATTTATCTGATGGTTCTAAAGTTACTATCCCTATGACTAAGTTTGGTCATATTAAACAAAACGATGATGGTTCATTATCTATCACTAATGCTGATGGTTCTAAAATTGCATTACCTAAATTTGTTGCAGAAAAAGATTTAGACCAACAAAAAGGTTTTATCTTTAATGCACAATCTGGTAAATGGGAAGTAGACCTTGCTGATTTAGTAAAAGATGGTTCAGGTTTACAAGTAGATCGTAATGGTAATATTTCTGTTAAACCAGCAGATTTAGTAGATGGTGAAACTCTTCGAGTAAATCCTACTTCAGGTAAAGTAGAAATTGACCCACGCTATACCCGTGACCAACTCGCTGCAGCAAATGGTTATACCGACTCTAAACTTAGTGAGTTAGAAGCTAATGGTGCACGTGTACATGTTAAAGGTCCTATTACTGGTAATGGTAAAAAAGAATCTCCATTAGGTTTAAACTTAACCGAAGATTTTGTAGTAGATGCTACCGGTAAACTTGCATTAAATGCAGTAGCTCCACAAAACTTAGGTAATACTTCAATTAGTGATGTTAAGTATAGACTCGGTTTCCATACTTTTACTGGTTTAGTAAATACTGATTCTCATGTAGGTTCATTAGGTTTACCGACAAACTTTGAAGGTACTGAGCATGAATTACCAATGGCAAATTCATGGGAAAGTTATTCAGCCCCTCAAAATTATGACTTCAATGGTTATTATATTGCTTCTGGTTCTGAGCTTAATATTTGGGTAGCTAATGGTGACTCAATGTGGTCTATTTCCAATGACTATGGTATTAATCCAGATGGTACATTGAAAAACCCAACTGCATGGGGTAAATGGCAAAAAATTGATAATGCCGGTGCTGTTACTAACGAAATGATTAAGAAAATGCAAGAGCAAATTAATGCATTAGGTGCATCAAATACTGCTCAAGATTCTGAAATCAATGCGTTAAAAGCTAAAGTACAAGCTTTAGAAGCCAAGAATAATGAAACTTGTAAAATCCCATGTAAAAATGTGGATACAAACTATACCGTTGTAGATACTGATAACACTATCATTACTACAAATACTTCGCCTATTACGATTACATTCCCTAACAACATTCCTGTAGGTAGAATGTTCACCATTATTCAAGCAGGTACTGGTTCAGTTACTCTTGCTAATGGCGGTAATAGAGTATTTGTTAAACCTCGTAATGGTAGTTTGGTTCTTGGCGGTCAAGATGCTGCAGTTACAGTGTTATACGAAATTGGCGGTGTAGTACGTGTCTTTGGTGATACTGTTCCTGCATAGGGGGATATATGCAATGCAATGTAAATTGTGGATGTAGTTACTTAGTGGGAGTGTTTAAAGGTACTAAGAAAAAAGTAGTACCACCTCCATCTCCACCACCTGCTCCAGTACCACCAACACCTGCACGTGAACCAGATAGAATTGAATGGGTTACTAAACGCTATGATATTCCATGTGCAGAAGTAACTTATGAAGTTAAAAAGGTTAATGGTGTTGAAACAGGTGAAATGCGAAACACTAAGAACATTACTTCAGATACATATACTTCTAGAGAACGATTACGACCTCGATATTATGGGGATAGATGGACAAGAGATAAAGTCACTACTTTCAGACGTTGGTATGTAAACGGTACACAAGTATGTGTAGAAAAAGTAGGTGAAACCACTGAAAATGTTGATTATGAACCATATCATTCAGAGCATAATGCAAATGACCCAAATAAATCTAACAATTCTTAAAGAATTGAAAGACTATTTAAAGTCATATGATGTAGTGTATGTAGGACTTGTTGGTTCTAGGTATTGGAATACTGAGACAGAAAACTCAGATTGGGATTTTGTAGCAATAGTTCATAGTGATGCTGACTTATTTGAAAGTATCAAAGAAGGTAAGCTTAATATACATTTTTGGGGTTACAACAACGTAAGAAATGCTCTTACTGTGAGTAATCCTTTAGCATGGGAATGGACTAACTATTCATTCCCTGTGTATGGTGAAAAACCTGATATGAACTTCTTAGTAGATAAGGATAGACTGGTTCAAAGAATTAAAGAGAATAGCTCTAAAGAATTTGATGGACAGCAACTATCTTATAAACAATCTAACTGGAAGAAACGTTACGAATATTTTGTGAAATTATTAGAAGGTAATTATGCAATTTTTTAAATTTAAAGATGCAATTCGTTCTTGGTCTAACTGGGTATTAGCAGGTGTTGTTGTTACCCCTATCCTTGATGCGAATGTGCAAGCGGTAGCTGATTTACTACCTGAACAGTGGAAACATTGGTTTGTTACTGGTCTTGGTTTAGTTGGATTAGTTGTACGTCAAATTAAACAAAAGTAAGGAGAACCTATGTCTTGTTGCGTTCCTTGCAAAGCTGAAACTGTTTATGAAAACCGTAAACAGGAAAAGAAAGAAGTGGAAGAATGTAAAAAACGTTTGGAAGCTACTGAAGAAGAACTTAAGAAAGCTCAGGCTGAAGCTCAAGCAGCAAAAGATAAATTAGAAGAACTTAATTCTAAATCTCATTGCTGCCCTACTGTAGATATTGAATCCATCAGTAAAGTAGGTAATGAAGCTTTAGTAACATTCAGTGATGGTACTTATATGACAGTACCGCTTGAGTTTACTCATGGTTTGGATGCAGAAAAACCTCTTAGTATTATGGCTAAATTATCTAAACGTATTGACGATTTAGGTGATGCAGTTAAAGGTTTATCAGATAAACTAGATGCTCAATCAAAACTGTTTGTGAAACTAACAGACTTAGTTAAAATTAACAGTTGTGGTGAAGAAGCTCCATTCTTAGGTGTAGATGTTAAAGTTGCAAAAGAGGTAGCTGATGAAAACAGTTAATCTAAATATTAATGGTTGTTTACCTCAAGTACGTGATGGTCGTGATGGTGTAGATGGTAAATCTGCTTACCAACAATGGTTAGACTTAGGTAACAAAGGTACAGAAGCTGATTTCATTGAATCTCTTAAAGGTGCTGATGGTATTATCGGTAGAGATGGTGCTGAAGGTCCTAAAGGGGATAAAGGTGAAAAAGGCGACAAGGGTGATACCGGTGAACAAGGACCTATTGGTCCACAAGGTTTACAAGGTGAAGTAGGTCCTCAAGGTCCTCAAGGTGTTGCTGGACCTAAAGGTGACCGTGGTGATATGGGTATCCGTGGTCCTGTTGGTCCTGCTGGTAGTGCAGGTAAGTCTGCTTATCAATCTTGGTTAGATAATGGTAATACAGGGACTGAAGCAGATTTCCTAAATTCATTAAAAGGACCAAAAGGTGATTCAGGTGAATCCGGTAACACAGGTGATTTCTGTACTGCATTCGATGCTCTTCCTGAAGTAGCATGGAAAAAAGGTACTACCATTATTGCAAAACAAGATGGTGCATGTGTACGTTTAGCAGCATTAGATTCTATCTTCCAAGAAATCGGTGTAGGTATTACTACAGACCAAACCAACGGATTTGTAGATGATAATTATCGAGTGGTTGTAACTGTATCTAATACAGGTGAAGGTAAAAATGAGCTAACAAATTTAAATATCGTAGGTCCAGCAAATACTGAAGATTACGAGATTAAAGATGTGAGCTTTACTAAATCTGAAGCAGATGAAGTTGAACAAGTCGATAACTTAACTTATAACATTCGTGGTCTTAAAAAAGGCGGTACTGTTAAAGTTAAATATACTGTAGTTCCAAAAGTAAAAGGTACATTCCAATTTACTGCTGCAGTGAACCCTAATTCTGCATTAGATAAAGATTTGGGTAATAATAATGCAACTATCATTTTAAAAGCTGATACTAAAACAAAAACAGTTGAAGTTGGAGAAAGCTGTCCAGCAATCACCTTAACAGAGAAAGACTCTAATACAGTGTTAGCACAAGTTGAAGGGTCTTTGGGTACTAGTAATGGGCTTGTAAAACTAGCACTTGAGTACAGAGATATTGGTAGATTAAAAACCATTAATATGTTCACAGCACGTAATACTTTAAAAGGATTAGTGTTGTCTAGTAGCACAGAAGTTACAGCTATTACCAACGGTGCTAAAGGTTCTGAAACCGATCAGAAATATGGGATTGGTTCTGATAATGGTTCTTTCTACTCTAACCTAGTAAATAGTGTAAGTACTGGTAGTGGAACAGCTTCGACTTTAAATCCTACAGCAGTACATGCTACTACAACAAACTCTGTAAGTGTTAGTGGTACTGAGATTACTGTTACAGAAGATGTGACAGAACTATTACTATTAATTCGTCCTCGTGGTGCTGAGTGTTATTGGCAAGCTTATTTATTGCTATCTAATACTGATTCTACTGTTGAAAAAATTAACGTTACAAACTTAACCGGTGGTACACTTTCTATTGCAAAAGCACCGAAAAGTGAATCGTCTGTAACTAATCAGTTGAATATAGTAGGTACAGGTTTGACAGATTTTTCAATAGTTATGAATGGTTATGTAGAAAAACAAATTGTTACTGTTAAAAAGGGTACTGCAGCAACTGCAACTCTTGATTACGGTAACTTAACAAAATTCTACTCATCAGGTCTTGTAGAAATTACAGCAAATAGCTTAACAGTATCTACAGAAGCAACACCATCTGATAGTATCCGTTCAACCTACTTAGATGTAATCATTGAGGAATAATTATGGCATATACTCAATCAAGTTGTGGATGTACTAAACCAGAAGAAACAGGTAACCGTTGCTCTTTACGCAAGATTAAAAGTATTGCGAAATCAGGTGACTACGTTATTGTTACATTTGACGACTGTACATTCTTAAAAGCTAGTTTCAATGTAGTGGATGATACTTTTGGAGGTACTACTTTACCTAAACTTCCAGAAACAGACGCTGAATTGAAAAAAGAAGTTGATAGCTTAAAAACCAAAGTTGATAAGCTTGGTTCAAAAGAGGACAAAGATACTGTTTATGATGATTCTGCTTTAGTTAAACGTATTGAAACGTTAGAAGCTAAAGAAGATAAAGATACAATCTTTGACCCAACAGAATTAGTAGAACGTACTGCTAAAGTAGAAGCTCGTGTTCAAGCTTTAGAAGATATGCCTGCTGGTGATAAAGTAGATACTACTGCGTTCGTTCGTAAAGACGAATTAGTAGATGTTCAAAACTTTGCTGGTACTGTAAGATTTAAAGCTTACCCGGCTCCAAATGTGACTCCCGCTGAGGACCACTTAAATTAAACTTGTAGCCCACTAGGGCTACTTAAACTTAACCCTAAAATAGAGGAAAATTAAAATGGCTGTTATTCAATTTATGGAAAAACCTGAAGTAGGTCAAACAACTGAAGTAGTAAATAACGTACTTGAAGTTAAAATTAACAACGAAGGTAACGTACAATTTGAACGTACTGAGACTGGTTTAAAAGGTCAAGTAACTTTGCCTGCTGCAGTAGTTGCAATTACTAAAGTAGAAATCGTAGATGGTAAAGTTAAAGTTACTAAATCAGATGAAACTACTGAAGAATTACCATTACCAGCTCAGGCAGTTGATGTGAAATTACAAAGTGCTGAATTAACTGAAGATAACAAATTAAAATTAACGTTATCTAATGGTGACATTCTTGAAGCAGATTTAGCTAAATTTGTAGATGCACCTAAATCAGCTACTGAATACTGGACTGAAATCAAAGCATTACCTGATTTCAAAACTACAGTTGTTGAATTACTTAAATCACCAGAAGCTAAAGCAGCATTGCTTGAAGTTCTTAAAGGTGAAGAAGTACAAAACTTGGCAGGTGATACTAAAGGTTACTTACTTGCTAAATAATCTAACGTGGGGGAGCAATCCCCCTTTGGAGTATAGATGAAAGTAGTACAAGACCTCGATTTACATGATGATGACTTTATCGTTGAAAACAATAAAGTAAGAACTCGTAAAATAGTTAAATCCTATAAGCTAGACTTTGCAGTAGGCAAAGACATCGTTACAACAAATAATCCTGTGGACTACGACAAGCAGGAACGCAGACAGCTTACTGTTATGGATGGTATGGGTAAAATCCACATAGACATTAAAATGGTTAAAACTATTGGTCCTCGTCAAATGTTGCTTAAATTACCCCCTGATGCACCTAAGAACTTAGAGTTGATTGAAACTCAACTATGGGATGGTACTTCAGTGTGGCTGGATAAAGGAAGTCCATGGGTTATGGGCAATGGTCTAAAAGCTGGTCAAAGATACATTTTTGATTTAATAGGGTTCTTTGGGTGATGAAAGTAGTAGAATTTTCAGAACTTAGCCCTTTAGATTTTACAGTAGAAGATGGTAAGGCTCGCGTACTTAAAGCTTATAACTGGTATATGGCAGAATTTGCTTTGAGTAAAGAAGTTATGACTACTGAAAATCCTCGGGCTTACCTAGACCCACAATATAGAATGTTATCTGTGTTTGACGGTGTAGGTAAAACACATCTAGAATTTAAGGTACTTACAGATATTCCTGACGGCTCAGTGATATTCAAGTTGCCGGAAGATGCGCCAAATAATCTAGACAAAGCAAGTGCTCAAACTTGGGATGGCGGAACTATTTGGTATAACAGTAATAACCGAAATATCTATGGTAAAGGTCTTAGAGCTGGACGCTCTTACGCTGTAGATTTAGTAGGATTTTTTGGAGATTAAATATGGCAGAAAAAATTGTATTTGGTGCTGATATTGATAACGTAACCATTAAAAACATTGATGGTAAACTAACAGCAGTTGTAAATGTAGAAGATGCTGAAGATGAGTTTGAAGTGGTTACTGATTATGTAGAACCTCAAGAAGATGACGACTACTATGTAGAATCAGTCTTTGCTAAGTTCCGTCATAAAGCTACGCAGTTCTTAACAGATGCTTACAAAAAAGAGAAGAAACCTCGTAGTGCACCAGTAAATGAGAGTTTCATTGACCCTATTACTGCAGATGCTACTATAGAAGGCACTACTATTAAAGTGACTCCTCATAATATCTACAATAAATCTGCTATTGATGGTTATGATGTATCTTTGGGTACACTGGATGGATTCGACCGAGTAGAGTTTAGTAAATCAGATTACCCAAATGCTAAAGCTTTTAATGAAGCTTTTTCAGGTAAAGCGTTTACAGTAACTACTAAGAAACGTTATGCGGAATCTGAAGGTCATCCGGTAGTTAAATCTACTGAAATTCAAGTGGCATACCCTACACTTCCTTATGTAGAAAAGACATTAAATCCCACTATATTGCATGATGCTTATGCAGTCGGTATAGATTTATCTTTAATTGATGGTACTGAACCTGCTGATGTAATACAAAACATTAGGCTAATCGAAGAGGAAGGCAAGTCAAAAACTTTCACAGTTCATTATACACTTAGAAAGAATGATGGACGTGAATTGACAGGAACTCATACATTTACGGGTTGGTATAGCTTTGACCGTAGAGAAGTTGCAGATTATGGTAACGACGACGATGTTACATACGAAAGATGGGAATTTGAACCATTTGTGTTAGAAGGCTTTTACGCAAAATTTACCGTAAACCCGCAACCATACGTAGAAGGTACTTTGTAAGGAGTAACATATGAAATGTTCGATTCTTTCTAAGTTCTATGGGCGTGACACTCGAGCGGTTTTAGTCGGGTCAGTTGCGATTAATAGTATCTTGCTATTAGCAGTTTTAGGGGACTATTTTAAAGTTCTCGACTTTTCACTCCCTAAGACACTGGAAGCCGAGCCGATTTCATTCATCACTCTTGCTATTGCTGCTATTGTAGTCGGGGCTCTTGCTCCGATTTCAAAGGGCTATAGAAAGCAGATGTTCAAATCGTTTGCGTTTCTTTCTAGTACCGTTGTTCAAGTTATTTTTGCGAATGGGTATGTGACGGATTACCCGCCACTCTCACTTATGTTGTTAGTGAGTTCTGCACTTGCCATTTGGTATTTTGGTGCAGCAGTATATGTATTAAGATGTGAGGGTTTAGATGGAGATTACACAACAATCGATTGAGTTTGGTCTCCTCATACTCGGAGCATTGCTCGGAGCATTTAAAGGCACGACCTATTATGATGCCGGTAAGAGCATTGCTGTTAGATTATTAGATGCGTGTGTTGGGACTTATGTAGGTGCGATTATTTCATATCACTACGCTTCTCAACTCAGTATTTGGTATGCTTGTATTTTATCTGTGGTTGCGGGGGCGAGTGGGGCGATGATAGTAGAAGTCCTGCTCAAACTCTTGCCGGGAATTATTAAAGACCTCTTAAAAAGTTGGCTCGAACGAGTCGTAGGAACTAAATAAAACAAAGCCCCTATCTCTAGGGGCTTATCTTATTCTACTGTTTTGGTGTGTCTGGTGCGTTGGTGCTTAGGTATTCATCTAAATAACCATTGAGTTCTAAATCTAAAACTTTAACAGCTTTATTAACTAGCTCAGATTTACTAAGTCCGTCATACACCTGCTGACCGACATAAACACCACCTAGCATTGCTAAACCTTGTTTACTCGGTGCAAGCACACTTACAACACCTGCGATAGCACCAACTTTAACTGCAGTAGCGAGTGCTCGTTTTGACATCTCAAAGTACGATTTGTCTAGCGGTGAATAGTAATCATAATCTTCCCTAGCATATTCATAGTAGAAAGACGCTGTAAATGCTGCAATGACTGCCGCCACTGCTGCAACTACAGTTACTACTTTAAATACCCCCAACACCATTCCGTATCTGTCAAATAAATATACAATTAAATATAGCATAGTTTCTCCTTATCTATACATTGCTCGTATTGCATCTACACTAGGCACGAATATCCACAACAGGAAAAATAATATCGTTACTGTAGTTGCGACTATAATTGGAACTTTTAGTTTGCTAGGTTCTGTCTTTGTCATCGGAGCGTATATTTCAATCAGCAAAAGTGATGCGGTAAACGCTCCTACAACAGTTATAGCGAAACTTGCTGGTGTAAGTACATTTACCACACCAATCCAATATTCCATGTTCATATTATTTCTCCCATGTGCTAGGGTCGTTAAAAACAGTAATCATCTTCTCGACATTTGCCATTGCTTGATTAAACTCAACATCGAGTTCCGCAACCTTACGTGCAACATACTCATCGTGGAGTTCTTCACCATATCTGCGGTAATCGCCTAGCTCAGTGCCAATCGAGAACGACATGTCTTGATTTGCTGTTCTGACAGTAAAACCTAGCGTTAGACTGTTTTCATTTGCAAACATTGTTTCAAACTCAACAATAGCGTGACCGCCTTGCACCAGCGGGTGTGAGTTCACTTCTTTATAGAAACTGTGAATAATGTCGTAGTTAAGACCATTTAGTTTTTTGTTCATAATCTTCCTCCGTTTGTGGAATTTCTTTGTTCTTGCCACTCACTCTGTACATGTGTCGTAGCAAATCTTTTGCTCGATACTCGATGAACAGCTCAAGCTCATCAGCATCTAGTGATATTATTGTTACCAGTGGTATTGAGCCATACACTCTGTGCGACTTGCCTTTATAAGAAAAGATGATGTTTATAAGGTATTGCGAGTTAAATGTTTCAGCTATTACACTCGATATATCTGTAAACCCCAATGCCTTAGCTTCCTTCCTTACAAGTCTCGCAATCTCATCTAATACATTGCGAACTTTCACCGCATCACTTATGTTGCGTTTCATCTTATCTTACCTAACATATTACTGCCCCACCTGCACGTGCACAATTTAAAGCCTGTATCCATACTTGTGCATCTGTTTCGCTTTTGAAGCAGTTGCCTTGCTCACGACGATTTCTGTCGTATACCCATGTGTGAGAATATTTCCCACTATCCACATAGAACTTGCCTTCTGATGTGTCGATATAGTAATAACGTTCACCTTGCATTGGTTTACTTGGTTTTGGTAGATGCAAAGTTGCAGTGTTAGGATTACATATAGTACCTTTCGGTTCATTATATGGCATCCAATTTAACTTGCCATATACACTGATTTCATCCAGTGAACCGCTACATGGATTACGAACAATGTATTTGCCATCAGCTGTTTTACCAACAACTTCAACGGTTGTTGTCATACCTGCGTCTACCTTGGTAACTCTACCTTTATTCTGCCACGCTTCATCTAAGATTTTATCTTGTGACTTTGCCGGCTCTTGCCACATGCCAACGATGTCGTATAAGCTATCTGCATGGTTATAAGTACCATTATCCCTCCAACATGCCCCGAACACATCGACAAAACCTTCTGCATCAAGGATTAATCCTTGTAGAGGAAAAGCAGGTGGTTGGCCATCATCAGATGTATACTTGTCGGGTATACGATATAAGACAACCGCTGTTTGACCTCCACGCAGTAGCACAGGCTTACCGCTTAACGCTTCTTCTAAATTATATGGTTTCATACTCTACCCCACTATTGACCATTCAATATTTTCATAGAATTCACGCAAAAAGCGTAATTCAGCATTATCGCAATTTTGCAAAATATAATCTCCGTCTAAAGTTTTACCAACAACTTCAAAACCACCAAACAATGGTGATGCAGTACGGGTTACCACTAACTTCTCTTGGAAAGCTTTTTCCATGAGTTCTTCTGTAGTGAGTTTAGGTTCTTCATACATACCGATTATATCGTATTCACTTTCGTAAATATGCTCGTAGTATGAACCATTGCACTTCCATCGCATCATACTACTGTACTGCTTGCTATGCTCTCTTTCAGAATCTATACCTATTAAGCATCTAACTTCCTTACTCTCTGGAAATAGGTCTCTGAGGTCGCCTAACACATACGCTTTACTGCCACATCTCAGCATAACAGGTTTACCTGCTAATGCTTCTTCTAAATTAAATGGTTTCATAATCAATCCTTATGCTAGAGCTTTAAATGTGTTATACGCAACTGCTGCAATCACACCGAGTAACAACCCTGTTGCTAAACTCGCCATAAAGGTGAGCCCTGCAACCACTAATATTTCTACCATGTCTTTCATACTAATCCGCCTCCGTAATTACACAGTCCATATACACTTGGACAAACTTTCCTGTCTTACTACTTTTATAGTAGACACCGCCACCGCTCTCAGAATATTCAACTCTACCCGTAGAGCGGTCAGTAAATACTGGCGTTGCCGAGCCTGAGAAGCACATAATATCTGTTTTATTATTGAAACGTGTAACACGTCCGATTAATGCGTCTGTACAAGCTGTTGCACACAAAGCAGTGACAATGAGACCAACTGCATAAATTGCTAATTTCTTCTTGCTATACATCATCGCGGTATTCCTCCGGTAGTTGTGGTGGTAACATCCAATGTGTTACATTCATCTCAATGCCCCATTTACCTTTAAATAAGTAATTTAATGTAACTCGCTTATTAGGACTGACAGCGAGGACTACAGGGCTAAACCCTTCGCCATCCATTGGTGGCATTTGCTCGCTGCATTTAATCCATTTCATTTCTTCTACTTCAGACATACACCACCCACCAATGTTGTTTTAGGAATCGCCACTGTTTTAACTGCATCATTGCTTAATAAGAATTTATAAGTGTAGCAGTCATCACGACCGTTGATAATCTCTGTGACAGAGATAACTTTGCAACGTGTTTCTGCTTCCACATGACGAATACGATGTTTAAGCATGGTATTTTTAAGTGCTAATGTTTCTTCAACTAACTTATCAATGCTTGCACCTAAACCTGATTCATATTGACCGAAGTCTTTATAAACTTCAGTAATCTCAGGTCCGTTGCCGACATGACCAACACTAGCAACACCGCCTGTAGATGCTATATCTTCAGTGTCCTCGTCCCAAAATCCTACAATATCACGTGCATCATGTGCTAAAGAACCTTGATACTTACCTGAGTCATCCCAAGTCATGATTGCAACTCTACCCTCAGTATCGGTGCTCGTAGAGAACCCAATATACTTGCACAACGGACTTGCATTACAATCCAACTGATGAAAGAAGTTCTCAGCATTACCCACTACGTAAGCTTTACGCCCGTCACGAAGTTCTACAGGTCTACCTTTGTTACACGCCATGTCAATATAATCAATTTGTTTCATATAATTTTCCTTTTTAAGTGTGCCGGCACACCGACACACCATATCTTATTTATAACTTGATGGCTTAATTGCCACTTTCCAGTCATCTGCTAGCATATCTTCTAGAGACGGTGCATACACTTCTAGTTTTCCATCTACTTTACGCATAAAGAAACTGTCGATATCTAATCCGTCACCAGTTGGCGTGCCATATAACATGTTAATAATGACCTTAATATCGTCACCATTCACTATGAAAGCATGCTCTGACCTACCCCAACCCTCTCTGTAAATTCGTCCGCCTTTAGTTGCGTGACCTACCGCTGTAAGAAATAACATAATTAATCTCCTTCTTTGATAAATATGCCGTCTACCATACGACCTTTACGGTCTTTAATCTCGTTGTATGCTGCCTTTAGGCAATCAACCAACGACCATTTGTGCAAGTATGCAATCTCTGCCAACGTATCGCATAATGCATAAATATTTCCAATGCAACGGTCGATGTCTCTGTTTGTCACATTGATAAAATATGAGATAGCACCGAGTTCTGTTGCACCTCGCACTACAATTTTCTCACTGACATCAGGAACATCTAAGGCGGTACGCTCGAATACCAACTTGTCAATACTAAAGCTGTCGCTACCAAGCTGTGCTGCAAGAATAATACATACGACCAAAGTGTCACCAATACTGTCTTTAATCAGTGCTTCATCTTTCTTAGCAATACCACGTGCAAGTTCACCGTATTCTTCAATCAGCTTAATGCACTGTGCTTCAGGCTTAGAGCCTTCGATTAAGTTTCGGTCTACCGCCCACTGTTTAACGAGTCCTTGAAAATACTCGCCAGCACTTGCCATTGATTCCATTATTTACCTCTCTTTGTTAAAAATTCTTCAACTAAATCCGCAAGGTTTGCATCAGTAGTTGAACGTACTTCATAATTTAATGCACATGCGAGTGTTAGCATAACAACACGCAGTTTATATTCTTCAACAACAGGGTCACTACCTACGGTAAAATGCCATGTAATATTAGCGAGCTCGCCTAACATCTCATAAGTTGCAACCTTTCTGTTCATATCTTTATACTCGATGCCAGTCGATACTGTTGAAAACTTAATAGCTTCATCTATATTATCCAGCCCGATGAATAACACTTCGCTTAACGCATTTACACGGGCAAGATATGTAATAATTAGCACGAAGTAGTAAGCACACTGTTCTTTATATTCTGCTGTTGTGCGGTCTTGCTCGGACGCATAGTAGATATAGTGGTGAACAGACGCAATATGCTCGAATATTAACTCAAGAGTCGATAACTCTGTAAGCTCACATGCCTTAACTCGTGGCACGAGTTCTGATAATTTATTTGCCATCTGTTGCCTCAATAATCTGTCTCTCTAGTTCACGTAACTGGTCATCTGTTAAATTGCTCTCAACCAGTCTGAAGATAACTCTACGTAGAACGACAGGAAGTGTCGCTGCACGGTATAGCTTAGCTTCTGCATAATATGCCAGCATTAATTCATCTGTTGGCTCATTGTACTCTTTAAATATTTCAATAAGCGGGTTTAAACGGTCACGACTTACACCTTTCTTACCTTTCTCAATCATACTGAGATATGCAGGTGAAATTTCCATTTTTGCAGCAGTATCTTTCATGGTGAGTCGGTGCTTCGCTCTAAAGGAACGGATAATATCCGCAACATTGTTGTTTGTCATAGGTATTGTCTCCATAACATGTTTTGTTGATGTTAAATAAGATATACTCATCGAAAGTATTGAATGAGTTGTTTTATCTTTTTTACTATGTTATAGTCGCACTGTACAGATTTGGGAACTGTGCGACATTTTTGTTCATTTTGGTAGAAGTCATAAAGCCTTGCGTAACAGCAGGGCTTTATTTTTATATAACACAAACACTGTCTATGTCTGCGTTGCCCTTAATTTGTGCAATATTTGTTAGCTCGCACGCAATCTTAACTGCTTCTCTTGCTGTTGCACCTGCCATCATCGCTGCACGTGCTGCAATCACTGCATCTTCACTGCCCACCGCATATTCATCAGATGTGATTGGTAATGCATAAGGTGCATTAGACAGGTTAAATACGGCTGGAATACTAATATGTTCATTTACAATGATAAGAATACCTGAGAAGGTGTCAGCATTGTATAATCTGTTCACCCACATTTCCTGCTCAACATCTTTAAACTTGAACTGGTGCGGGGTGTAGTCATCGTATCGCGACCCTGCGAAAAACATAATAAGGTCACATACAATAGCCGCTGTAGTAGTATCGCCTGAGACAGCAATATAATATGTCATTCCGCCATCAACATGCTTGCAGAACTTCTGTCTTGTGCCTGTGACGATGCCATACATATATTCTGCACGGTCAGAGGCGAGAATGTTATCTTTGAAAACAATAATTGTCATGGTCGTTGTCCCATAATGTTGTAATAAGTGTGGTAAGCACTTGCGGTCTTTCCGATGCCCACTAAGATTTTTGCAGTTTTAGCACCGGGTGTAGACCATTCATCTTGCACCGACCACGCTAAATCTCCAACATGTAATCCTTTACCTTCTACGGTAGAGTATACAATGTCTCTGATTGTCAAATAGTCTATAGAGGCGGGTAATAGAGCTGAGAATGTATATACATCCCCAGCCATATTATCTAACTCCTCGTCCAGTCTAGCTGACATTTGTGCTAGGGTTTCCTTCATCATAGTTGTATGTGTCCGAGTTTAGATATGCCTTAGCCAGTGGCGATGTTAAATCAACATACCACGTGCGGACAGGCGGGTTATTTTGCATAAAGTCTGAGTTAGCCCACATGCGTTTACTCACACCGCGAACTGCACCGATTTCTTCAAGTGCCATTTCTAAGCGTTCAACACCGAACTGGCGTGTTCTTGCGAACTCTCGTAGTGCATTGTTGTCAATGTACATCTTAGCATCTTCCAATTCAACACGAATAAATGCTTTTCGCAATGGTTGTCGTATTGGCATTGGAGATGTCTTAGCGTTCTTAACAACAATGGTTGAGTCGATGTAAGTACCGAGCATCTCACTGAGTAAGTCATATTCACTGACCACTTTAGATTCTGCTCGTTTTTTCAAGCTCACTAACATCTTACATGCGGTTGTAAACACTTCTTGCGGGTTAAACGGAAACACACCTGCATCATGTGCAATCTTCGCACCGACACACGCTGCCGTCATAATATCTCCCCAAAAACGATGTCTACCATGTAGCTTGCAACGCTCTGTTATAGTGCGTGAAACTACGCCCCATAACTCCTGTATTTCTTCTGTATGGTGTAACACATGTTCAATGAACACTGGACCTGCAACACCGAAGTGTTTTTGCACTTCACGTACCGCATCGTCACCATAGTTCTTATCCTTAGATTGTTCCAATGCTCTTACAGGAATTTCCACAATACGCATGAGGTATGCTTCATTCTCTGCACGTGCTTCTGTAATTCTGTTCCATAGACTTACGTTTGAACTTGAGAATACATGAGATTTCCAACCGGGCAATGACTGTCTGATGTCGTTCATCTGATGGCTACCACGTGCCTTTGCTCGTCCACTCGTACAAGTATGTACGAACGCCATAAGACTGTCGGTGTCCATCTGCCCTGTTTCATCGAGTGTTAGTGGTAAACTGTTTACGTAACTGATGATTTCAAAGAACGCTGTCACAGTTGTACCGTGCTGTGCCTGTAGCACAAATGGGTCAGGTGATTGCCCGAAAATACCTGCAATAACCTTTGTTAGTGTGGTCTTACCAAACCCCGAATCTTCAGAGTAGATGTTTACCACACCGCCCACTTCTGAGCCGAATCGTGCACGAATAGGTGCACCGAAACCCATTGCAAGGATAAGTCTGTATAACTCCGCGTCATCTGCTCCATAGAGCTTATTGATTGCGTTGTTCCAGTTGTCCACTTGAAGCCGTGCATCTCGTCTGATTTCACAACTTTCAGCAAAATTTCTAGCAATGTTGGTGTCAGGGATTGGTGACATCTTGCGACCCGCTTTTGTAAATTCCCATTTACCGAGAACAAATCCATCGTTCGTTGTCCAACCTAGTTGTCTAGGCGGATTTGTCATCGCTCGAGTTCTCTGTAACTGTGCACCTTGAGCACGTAAGTAGCGATACAGGTCTGCTGTGTTGGTCTCAGGTGGTAATAAAATGTTGTGAGCTGCAAGTTTAATCGGGAGTGTATTCATCGGACCGAAAATATCATCACTGCTCAGTTCAATCTCATTCACACCATCATGCGGGGTGTGTTGTCTCGCCCAAAATCTAGGCTTGTTGTCAGCACCCATACCAATACGGTCGTAGATGTACAAGTCGAAGTCATATACTTGCTTATTTACCGTTTCATCGTCACCGGGTTCTTGCATCCATACACCGCCTGTTGGGGGTCTATAGAATGGGAACGGATATTCAGGGATAACAAACTTCTCAGTATATTCTTCATCATCCGATGTGTTGTTTCCAGCCATCGGTGCTTCTACAACTACAGGTAAGCGTTCTTCAACACCTAACATAATCGGAGATTGCGTTTGTCGTTGTGAGATGCCGTTAAAGTGTGGGCATCCTTTGCAACCGTCAGGGTTGTTCTGCGAGAACCAAAGACAGGTGCGTGGTGCTGACCACTGCTCCATTTTCTTGATTGTCACTCTAGGGTCGAACTCAGGGTGATTTTCCGAAATCTTAATCGCCCATTCTTCACCATCGATACAGAACTTAGCAATACTCAATGCAGCTGCCCACATCGGTTCAGGGGTTGTATCTTGATGTTGGTACATGTCGTACAACTGCTTGCAACCAGTATTTGTCAGCTCACTGCGTTGAATAATATTGGCAAATTTCTTCGGCGTAGAAAGCTCTTGTTCCGTTAATGTGCTCTCTGCATTTTCTAAAAACTCAGGCTTTGCACCGAGTCCAGCCAGCATATCTTGTTGCTCAACAAAAATCGGGTCTTGGATATATGGACGGAGTCTGTCTAACGCTTGATTAAACTGGTCTACCGTCACAGGTGCATTACTTGCAATAATCTCTACTGTCGCACCGCTATGGTGTAGCGTAGATGGTACACGTAGCACAGATGATGCATCTGCAGTTCGTGCGGGGTCTGCTTCAAAGCTCCAACGAGCACATACTGCTTTAAGGGTTAGAGCCATTCTTCGCCATTCATCGAGCGGAATGTCTCGTTCAAACTGCCAGTAAATATGATAACCAGCTCCACTGCTTACAACATAGGTTGGCATTGGTAGCTGAGTGGATTCAAGAAAACTTATAAATGCTCTCTGCCCATCTTCACGAGTGCGGTAGCATCCTTTTCCAGCGTGTTTTTGCCATTTTTCTTCGCCACAATCTATATCGAACCACAAGGCTTTTAAGTGAGTACAATATGCTGACTTACGTGCGTATCTATTCGGTTCAAAAGGTTTGAAACTGCCTAGTGCAAAATAGACACCTTTACATTCATCAGTGACATAATCAATCGCTGCCTGTGTTTCTAGCTCGTTACTGAAATCAACCCATCGTTCTACCCATCTTGGACGACCATCTTTTCGTACTTCAGTCTTGTGCGGTCCTGTAATGAGATTACGACCGACTTGACTGGTTAGGTCACGTAAAAACGACATTTTGTATTTCCTTTTGGTTAAGTTGGATTGAGATTATGGATTTTATTCAGCGTTTTGTAAATCGCTAATTTTGTTTTTCATTCCTAAAATCTCTACCAATACTCTGAGAATTTCGGTAGTAAGTGCATTGTCTTTGCATGGTAATAAACCACGCTCAATGCCGAGTGGGATAATTGTGTTTAAGCAGTTGTGCAACAGGGCATGTTCTGCATCATCAAGTGGAAGTTCACCCGATAAATCCTGTTTAACAGCGTCGGTGTCAAGCAG